CTTAACTTATGTACTTATTATAGCAGATGTTTTCTTGTTTGTCAACAACTTTTTTCAATTTTTTGCCCCGTTTTGGGGTAAAAAGCCACTATTTTGTGGCTTTTCTATGCTTTACAAGCTTTAAACTGTACTCATTTTCACCAATTTTGAATGAAATTTCCTGTCCAGCGTTTACAATTTCACAATTTTCTGTAATTTCTGAACAAAAACTGCAAACTTTTTCGAGAAATTCTACTTTTTCCGCATCTTTTGGACGCTTCTTTTTGTCGAATTTGTAGTTTGTAGGAGTTTTTCGCGTGCCTGTTTTTGTGGCTTCCTTTGCGACTTTTTGCTGTTCAGGCGTCAAGTCAAAAGGCGTGGGGCGGTTGTGGTCGATTTCGTTGTCCCACCACTCTTCTGTGGCTTTCTCCTCTAATGCTTTAAAGTCTGTAATTTTCTCGTTAGGATTTTTATCAATGTACTTGTCAATCCAGTTGTCAAGCCATTCCTGTGTAGGATAATTGATTTCTGTCTTTTTCATTTTACAACACCTCTTTCATTTGATAAATTTATTATAGCACATGACCACTGGATTGTCAAGACTTTTTTTTTAATTTTCCCCGTGGGGGAGGGGGATTATTCCCCCTCGTTTTCAGCTACAGCCTTTTTAGAAAAGTATGCTTTTCTCTTTTCCTCTGTTCTTTCAACAAGACCAGAGTCTTTCAGCTGTCTAACCAGTGCGGAAACACGCTGATTTGAGAGGTCAGCCAGTTCTACAACCTCTTTCATCAGTTCAGAGATTGTGTACTTTTTGCCAACTTCCATGAATGAGAGAATAGCTTTCTTATATTCCTCATTGGCTTTCTGTGTGGCAGTAGGCTTTCTTTCAGCAGAGTTCTTTTTAGAGATAGACTCTTTCAGAGCTTCGAGCTTTTCAGCTACTTCCTTGTTGTCCTCAACAGCCTTTATTGCGATTTCCAGTGCTTTTACATAAGTCATTTTGTTTGTCATAGTATCATTCTCCTTTTTGATTAAAATTTGTTTTTGTTTTCTTTGTGTCTTTATTATAACACATCTCTATCCAGTTGTCAAGCTTTTTTTTATTTTTTTTCTAAATCATTTTTGTTTACCTCTCTTCCTTTATCTTGTATTTATTATATCATGCTTAGAAGCATTTGTCAAGAGGTTTTTTATTTTTTTTTCTTTGAGGATTTTTTATTTCCTTTCCTCTTGACACTATTATAATACCACACCTCACCGCAGATTGCAAGCATTATTTCAAAAAATATTGCACTAATTTCGGGATTTTTGCCAGCTTATTTTTGTGCAATATTTTCTCTTGACAAATTGTGCGGAGTATGTTATAATCGAAATGCGGCCCGCGTCGACTGTGCGCGGGCCGCCCAAATTGTCAACTGGAAAATTATACAAAAATAAGAGCCAAAAGGCTCTTATTTTCTACTTGACATCAATCTCTAATTTAAAGTCGCTGTCTGTTAAATAATTCACCATCGAATCAACCTCATCACAGCCGTTGACCATCATCAAGGAAAATTCTGTTTCTGTGTAAGTGTTTAACAGCATCCGCACTGTTTTCCCTTTTGCATAAGCATAACCGCACTCCCAGGCTGTACCACTGTCTGAATACATTCCGAAGTTCAGAACCCACACTTCATCACATTTGTCGATTGCGTCAATGTCTTCCATAAACACTTTGTGTCCCCACTCTTTGTTAGGCATGTCCCACGCATTTTCGATTTCATGCTCTATTGGCGCATACACATCAATTCCCTGTGACCGCATCTTTTTAATAATCTGCTGATAAACTGTCATTTCTCTATCTTTGAACCAAGGACTTGCTAAATAAACTTTCATTTCTTTTACCTCTCTATCTCTTATTTATGTATTTATTATATCATGGGGTTGACTGTTTGTCAACCCCATTTTTAAATTATTTTCGTGGTGCTGATAAAACGATTTTGTACTTTGTTCCCTCTGACATGAAAACAATCTCACGTTCTGGATTAGTTACCTCTAAGTTATCAGCTCCCGCATTTTCCAGACATTTTTTTATTTCATCAATCAGAAATCTTTTTCCAGTGTTTTCAGCTCTTTTACGCTTTGTCGTATCGAACTTGTACACTGTTGGCTTTCTGTCTGCCTGTCGTGCTTTCTTTGCGCTTTTGCGTTGCTCTGCTGTCAAATCTCCATCAATGTCGCTGGTTCGTGTCATGCGGTCGATTTCTTCATCATCAGCAATTAACTGAATTGCTTCTTCTCTTGTGATTCCAAGAGTTTTCATGTGCTTTGTAATCATTTCTTCTTTATTCATAGGCTTTCCTCTCTTTCATTTGATACATTTATTATACATCACTTTTGGAAATTTGTCAATAACTTTTTAAAAATTTTTTTGCTCCAAATCGGGGAGTTAGTTGAGGCTTACGCCTCAACTTCCTCTGTAATCTTTTTAGAGAAGTAAGCTTTTCTCTTTTCTTCTTCTCTGAGAACTAAGCCGTCCTCTTTAAGCTGTCTTACAAGAGCAGATACTCTCTGATTCGACAGGTCTGCGAGTTCAACAACACCTTTCATTAACTCTGTGATTGTGTACTTTTTACCTGTTTCCATGTATGCGAGAATTGCTTCTTTGTAACCCTCGTTTGCTTTCTGAGTAGCTGTCGGCTTTCTCTCTGCGGAGTTTTTCTTTGCAACAGAAGCCTTTAATGCTTCGAGCTTTTCAGCTACTTCCTTGTTGTCCTCAACAGCCTTTATTGCGATTTCCAGTGCTTTTACATAAGTCATTTTGTTTGTCATAGTATCAATTCCTTTCTTATTAAGAGATTTATTATTTGTTTTCTATGTCTTTATTATACATCATCTTTATTCAGTTGTCAAGTCTTTTTTTTATTTTCTTTTCGGCGGACTTCTCATTTTCTTTACTTCCTTTCTTTATCTTATGTACTTATTATACATTACTTTGTTTCATTTGTCAAGACTTTTTTTATTTTTTTTATTTTTTGTTATGCGGCGTAATAGCCAACATAACCGCCAATAATATCAGCAAAGTAAAGTGCGTCATCATAATCTTCAAAACCACAAACTTTTTTTATCAGTTCCATCGAATACATAATACATACACATTTACCTCTTTCTTTCTTTAAGTCTTTACCTCTTTGACAATTATAATTATATCACATCTGAGCCAAAAGTCAATAGCTTTTTAAAAGTTATTTTTTTAACAAAGTCCCCATTTGTTTGGGCTGTTTTCCCTCTCTTATTTAAGAGAAGGAAAACATTTGTTTGCGTTCTTGCCTTTACAATTCCACTGATGCATATTTTTTGTGAACTTTTTGTGCATTTTATAGCAACGAACAAAAATATCTTTCTCAATCATTGCGTCACTCAATGCCGTGTGTTCTTCTACATAATCCGCATTATTTGTAATAAATGCGTAAACGCTTTCTGCTGATGTGGCACAGCTTTTTCCTGTTGATGATTTTAAACCATTTTCAATACAGAACTTTTTGTAGCTTTTCAGATGTGTAATTGTCTGTAATGCCATCAAATAAATGTCGATAAATTCAAAATCATCTAACAGTTCACGGCAGATAGTTTTTTCAAAATCGAATGCGCTGTTATAAGCCTGTACATACTTTACATTGTAGAACTTGCAAAGATTTCTTACAATCTCAATAGCATCTCTTTCTGTTGCTACTGCTGACATTGTGCCATTGTTTAAGCGCTCCTCATAAATGTGGAAATTGTTTTTTGAGTATTCGTCTTTGTTAATGTCATTGTAATGTTCCATAACTAACATTGAAGTTGTTGCAAAGATGTTACCATCTTTATCGTGAATAACACAACCTAAGTTGTACATTCCAGTAGGATTAGCAGCTCCACCAACAGTTTCAGTATCAAGTGTGCAGTAAATTGTTTTTCTCATTTTTATCAATTCCTTTCTTTTCTTTATCTTATGTATTTATTATAGCACCGATTGTTTAGTTTGTCAAGAGTTTTTTTCAACTTCTATAAAATTAATTTTTAAAGCATTTAAAATATCAACTGCTTCCAGTTTATGATTCTCACAAAGAACCTCACCCTTGTTAGCATCTACTAACTGTTCCCACTCTGATTCGTGAACTAAAATCAGATGCTTTTCATCTTTTGAAAAGTAGCAAGGACAAAAACACTTGCATCCTTCTTTTCCTTCACCATGTAAACCAGCCCAGCATCCTTCAAGTTCAGCACATCTATAACATTTATTCATGTTTAACACCTCTCTCTTATTTATGTACTTATTATATCATGCGGTTGACTATTTGTCAAGCACTTTTTTATTTTTTTTGTCCCGTTTTTTTACACGGGTGAAAAAGGCAGACTTATGTCTGCCTAAATGTTAAAAGTTAGTTGCGTCTTTCTTGTTTTTTGTTTCTGTTGCACTGTTATTCAAATAATTGAACATTGATAAAATTTCCTTTAATTCGTCAATAGAAACGAGGTTGTTGTTATTGATAATAACAATCCCGTTAGAATCCCCAACACGTAACTCCGCATTTGCGTTTTCTAATCTCATTGTAACTGTTTTCATCATGCTTTATTCCTCCGCAAACTTTTCTAACCATTCATTGAATTTTGCATCAATCCAATAACAAAAAGAACCGCAAGTATAACCGCCCGCAAATCCTAAAAATACAACCCATGCAGAAGGTTCATAGTTTGATACTGCTAACACAACTCCTATCAGTGTAAATAATACTAACCATGTTTTCTTGCTTAAACGTTCTTCCATTTTTATCAACCTCTTTCTTTATTTTCTATAATAATTATAATATATTTTTTTTAATTTGTCAATAGTTTTTTATCTTTTTCTCAAATTTTTGTAATTCCTCTCTCTCTCTCTTAACTTGATTATAGTATACTATAATTATGGGAGAATGTCTATAGGCAAATTGCACAAAGATTTTGCCAAAAAATTGTTGAATTTCTCTGTTTTGCACAAATTCCGGCCGAAGCGTTTGTCGCCGGCCGGCCATTTTATCACATTTCTTCATTCTTGTCAACTTGACAAATTGCACAAAAAATGAGCTGAAATTTCAGCTCATTTTTCTTACTGTTCCTTCGTTACACTTTTCACAAGCGCCCGCAACTCCGCAACTCCAAAAGACTCAATGTATTCAGTCATTACTTTTTTCAACTCTGCCGACCTTTTGGCTCTCAACTGTCCTACCATCCAGCTATATTCTTTTTCTGTTAATGCTAAAGGGGAACACGCTTCATCTGTTAAAAAATACATTTTATCAATTCCTTTCTTTACTTTATATATTTATTATACAGCACCTATTGGAATTTGTCAAGTCTTTTTTGAAACGCTTAGAAAAATTTTCTAAGCGTTCCAAGAATGTCGTTTACATCAAAACTATTTTCACCCCACTCTTCTCGATTGCGTTCTTCATCATCAAAAAGCCATCCGTCACAGTCAACAACTGTACTTTTTGGTGTGCCATAGTTTACGATTTTAACCTCGTCCCACTCAACACTCGGCAGATGTTTTTCGAGCCATGCAAGTTTTACACTTGTTACCGCTGTGTTATAAGCTGTCGAACCGCATTTGCTTAACCAACTTACAATGCCGATTCTGTAGCCATTTTCCTGTAACTTGTGAAGAAGTCTTGCAAATACTGAAAAGTTGAAAAGCGGTTTTGCGATTTTGTAAGGTGTGGTATCTTCATTTTCCAGATAGTCCAACCAGTTTTCTACACCGTAGAAGTTAGCAAGTGTGCCATCCATGTCAAAGTAGATTGTTCCTTTTGTTTCCATCATTTTCTTAATTGTGTTGTTCATCATAATTATCAATTCCTTTCTTTTTTCCTTTTCTTTAATTATATTATATACTATCTTTTATAATTTGTCAATACCTTTTTTAAAAAACTTGCAAAGTATAAAAACCATCATTTCTTTTCAGATACGCCAAAACCTCACTTCTTTCTTTTGAAATGATTTCACCAGTTGTAATATCAAACAATACAGTTTCTTTTCCTACCATAAGTCCTAAACTTTCCATAATTTTTTTCCTTTCTTTCTTTTTGATATATTTATTATAACATTTTTAAAATAATTTGTCAATAGTTATTTTATAAAAGCTTTTTAAAATTTCCTTGTGAGTCAAAATCAAAACCAACGCCTTCTCCATAAGTTTCTGGCTCAACCTCAATGTAGTCATCCTGTTCATAGATAATATTTACGCCCGCCCTTTTAAAGATTTCTAATAAGATTTCTCTATCTGTCTTTCTTTCTTTCATCTTACTTTACCTCTCTTTCTATTACTATTATACCAAAGGGCTTGTTATTTGTCAAGCCCTTTATTCATTTTTTCCATTTTTTTCTTTCTTAATCTCGCAAGTCTTTTTTCAGTAACATAAGTTGCTTTTTCAAATTTAATCTGATAAGCAACGCCATCAATCTCAATGTCGCCCGCTTCTGTAAATGGCACGTTATCCCATCCCCATTCCTGTCCGTAGTATTCAGTTACCATTTTTTCAAATACACGACCTTTATTGTAAATGCTTTTTTTACATTCATTTAAGAAAAACTCTTTTGAACAAAGTGGGAAGCATTTTCCGCCCATTTTTAAAATCTCTTTCTGGAATTTATTTGGTGTAAATCGTAAGCTATAACCTGTCTTGTCACTTGATGTATCTAGCTTTGTAACGGTGTCCAGTGTGCTGTCATCTGAAAAAGCAACGTAAACAACTTTTTTATCATAAAATCCATAGATGTATTTATCAGTGTAAGCAATTTCTTTATATCCATCAACCAGTGCTTTTTTAATCATTTCTTTCATTTTTATTTCCCTCTCTTTTCTGTTCCCTTATCTTTAATCTTATTATACTCTATCTGATTCAGTTTGTCAAGAACTTTTTTTATTTTTTTTAGGGCTGTCAGCCCGAACAGTGAGCCAATGGCGTTTCGCTCATCAACCCACTGTTCTGTGGGCTTCCGCATTCCCTTTTCCCTTTCCTTGATTATAATATACCACACCCAAGTCCAATAGTCAAGCATTATCTCAAAAAATAATGCACAAAATTTGCGGTCAAAGTTTGTGCATTATTACCTATTGTGCAAAGTGCCGAATTTCGGGATGCCGACCTGCTGAAATTTTGTGCACTTTTTCTCTTGACAAATGCTGTCGCCTATGTTATACTGAAACAACGCGCGCCAGGACCGTGCGCGCGTCGCCCAAAACAAAAGGGCCGGACCGTAAAAGTCCAACCCTTTATTATAACATGAAATCAAAATCTTGTCAAGGCTTTTTCAACTTCATCTGCTGTACACTGGATTCCAGTAGCATACTCAATGTAGCCTGCCACCCCTGCGTAATTTGCGGGCTTGCATCTGGGATTCAGTGCGTGCTTGCGTTCCTGCTCTCGCTCGTCCGCAATCATGTTGCTGATAGTTAAGCTGTGATTAATAATTGCTTCAACTGAATTCATTGCCATTCTGAATACCTCTCTTTCATTTGATAACTTTATTATACTCTTAATACATCACTTTGTCAAGTATTTTTTTCAATTCTTTTTTATTATTTTTCTTTCTTTTATCATCAAATACCGCAGGTCTTGTGCCAATCCAGACCGCACGTTCTTCTTTCTTTGCCTTTTGGATTTGAGCTTTTGTCATACCTTTGTATTTGAATTGTTCTGCCTGTGCTTTCATTTGTTTCTCTTTACTTTTGGACTTTCTACTCATGTTCTACATCTCCTTTACTATGTATTTATTATACCATGGGGCTGACCTTTTGTCAACCCCTATTTTCAAAAAATTTATCCATTCTTTCTTGAAATTCTTCTTCTGTTTCGTTTTCATCATAGATAGGATAGTTAATAATCAAACGATACAAAACACAAAGTTCTCTATTATTCATGTTTGGTTTTTCGCACATCTCACAAAAATAGATAGTCATTTCATCTTCAAAACCTCTTGTTTTAATTAAATCATTCATCATTTCTTCTTTGCTCATTTTTATTTCCCCCTTCATTTGATACACTAAGTATAACACACAAGGTTAAGTTTGTCAACCCCTATTTTATTTTTTATCTTTCTCTTAATCCATGTATTACTATTGTATGACCGCAGTTATCACAAGTATAATAGTATTCATCATCGCCATTCTTGTGATGTACTGTACTTGTAAACTTGTAAGGCTCATTACATTCTGTACAATATCCGTTGTTCCATGCTTCATCATCACCTTTATTCTGTAATGTTACTAATCCGCTGACACCGCATCCAATAGCGACCGCAATTATAATTCCCATTATCCACTTTACTACTGGTTTACTGTTTTCTGCGATAGTGTTCACAATACACATTGCCATGAATCCACCAAGTACCACACTGAATAAAACCGCCATAATAATAAACTCTATTGTATAACTCATTTCTAATACCTCTCTTTTCTTTTCTATGTATTTATTATACTACTGAATAACTCATTTGTCAATAGGTTTTTTATTTTATTTTTATTTTTTATTTTGCTTCCCTTTCCTCTTGACACTATTATAATAACATACATGCGGTCACTTGTCAAGCCTTTTAATAAAAAAAAGTGAGGAAAAATCCTCACTTTAAAATCAATCTTCATTCATTTCAATGATAGCATTGCCGTCTGCATCACGCCCCCATGAGCCATTGAGCCAACCTGTATACCTTGTTGATACAATCTCATCATCATAGATACACATTGTGCCCATGTTGTCCATGACCATTGAACAGAAGTCTCCAACCATCCAATCCTCAATGCCTGTGAATGACCATTCGTTACCACTAAAGTCTACACAGTACACAACGTCCTCTTCTTCATCAACCTCTGTGACTACAGCCAGAGCCGCATACACATCACGCTCACATGTATCATCTACTGGATTGCTTGCGGCGAGTGCTGTGTTACAGCCTGTCATCATCATCACTACCACCATCATCATCATAATCACTTTCTTCATTGTTCTTACCTCTCTTTCATTTGATAAGTTTATTATACAGTATAACCGCCCATTTGTCAAGCCTTTTTATAAAATATTTTTTGTTAATTTTTTAACAATCTCCGCCCTATTTACCGAAAAGGATGTTTGCGTTAATTAGTCCAGTGTGTACTAATTCAATAGGCTCGTATTATTTATTGTATCATAGATTCGGGAAAAAGTCAATGTACAAATTGCACAAGATTTCGCAACGATTTTTGTGCAGGATACCTATTTACAGCAAACAAGGCGCGCCAGGACCGCCAGCGCGCCTATGTGCCATGGTACACGTATACCCCTACCCTGGTACCCCTACCCCTACCCCTATACCCATGGTACCCCATGCCTACTACCTACATACATACATGCATTAATACATTTGTTTTATTTATTTATTTATTTATTTTATTGTCTTTGTCTTTGTTTATCTTATTGTCTTTGTCTCTCTTACTCTTATCTTCTCTCTTGCTCTCTCCTCTCGTTCTCTCCTTGCTATTGGCAAGGCCTGCCTTTGGGCAGGGGCAGCAGGTCTTATCCCTCTTGTGTGCGCTAATATTTTATTTTATTTAATTATTATCCAGTAGTATACATGTATGGTATGGTATGTATGTATCTACATGTACTGTATAGTGTATGTGTATGTATCATCTATTGTACATGTATCCAACAGATGTATGTATGTACATAGTGTAGTGTGTACTGTGTTGTGTGCATGCGGTCCTGTGTATGTGTAGTAGTATACATGCTGTGCTGTGTAGTATGGACTACCTGTACATGGTATGCCCTTAGTGTATAGTCTATGTGTATCACATACATACTGTACATAGTATGCTATTTATTCTTTAGTATGTTTGTCTATAAATAAAAAGGCATTGTGTATTATACACAATGCCTACATTAAACTCATTTTAATTTCAAATATTTTTTATCTGTTTTGGCGGGGTCGCAAGATGCGAGGTCACCCCGTCACTTCTCAGAATAGCGGCAATACCTTTGTTGTGTGTTTCTCAGATATCTGTGAGATAAAAAAGTTATTAAGAATTAGTGAGATAGTGTTATGGGGGGTGGTATTTCGGGAAAAAAATTTTTTTCGTTTTGATTTCGACTTTGCTCTGGGCAACTTTGACACGAAAAGTATCTTAGATTTCGGTCTTATGAAGAGTATCTTAAAATTCGATTCTTCTCAAATATTTATCAATTTCAAAATTACAGATAAATTCATCCAGGCATTCCCATCCCCAATCATTATACATCCATCCCTATCTTTCAAACAAGGCTGTACAAGATATAAAATCTCTCTATAACTTATATCATCTAAAACATATGCTTTATCAATTCTTTGACCCAATAATTTATCCCTATTATTTATGGGAAAAATAATAAATTGGGTCCCATCTCCCTTATCTAACTCTTCTTTAGCTCTCTTTCCATAAGAAACGTTTCTACAAAATATTCCAACTTTCTTACATCCGTCCATCATTATTTTTAAATTTAAACCAGTCCTTAAAAGAATCAATCGAAGCTTTGCCAGTATAAATCAAAAAGGTTTTACAACCAATTCCAACAATATAAATCATAGCAAAACTTCTTGCACAAATTCCAATACTTTTACCTAAGGCTTCAAGCCCTAATCCCAACGCTTCCATTACTCTTCGTCCTCAATATATTTCTGCAGATTCTCAGGTACTTCAACGCCACACTCTACGAACGCAGCAACGGCTTCCCGCAACTTCTGATCATCATCTATTGGACTTGCCATACAAATACACTGTCTACCATCAATTATAGCTGTAAATAATTCCAAATCAGAACCTTCCTCAAGAAACATTCTATCTCTTAATCCTTTTGGAATTGTAATTCTTCCTAAGCCATCAATTTTTCTACTTGTGTTTTCAGGAATTAACTGTTTCATCATTGTTCTCATATTTCATTTTTCTCCTTTGTACATTTTTTATTAAATTTCTTGCAAAACAAATTACATTGTCTCTCACCTGTTTCGCAAGGAAAATGATCCTCTAACATATCTAATTTATTATATTTTGTTATGTATGCGTAAAAATGTTCCCAATCAAAATTATCAAAAACTCTCTGCGCAATATATCTTTCTCTTTTATCTATCCAATCATCCACGCTAATTTTAATGCCTTGTGGTTCTTCATAATCTTGGTCCATTCTTCGTCTTCGCCAGTCAAAAGGATATATATAACCGGCTTTCCGCATCATTACAGTAAAATCTGAGCTATATTGCATACAAGCTGCTCCATAAGAAGAAAGTATCATAACTAATATTTTGAAAATGGGTCCTCATTATCCCATCCTTCTGGAAAAATACAATCTAATAAACTATTTAATACGTTTACTAAAAAGAAACATGGTGCGCCAACTAAAAATATAAACATTGCCAAGCATCTATCAATATTAGAACTTTGCGACATAGGTTTTATAAATTGAAAGCATAATGTGCAAAACATTAATAGCCAAAAGAATACAATAATTTGTAACATTTTATCTTCTCCTCTTTTTTATTTTACATAGACATTTTAACATTTTTTTTCTATTTTGTCAAAAATTTGACTTAGGCTGGGAATTCTGTTATAATATATTTAGGTAATGGAGGTGACTATTATATTAAAATTAGATTATACTCTCACCTCGGCTGAAGAAAGATTAGAGTTAGTAAATAAAATTCTTGAGGAGAATAAAGAACCAAATGAGGCATATTTAGAAATCCTCGCAGAATACTTAGTAATTCCAATAGAGCGAGAAGAGAGACGACAACATAAGATTTTGACTGACAATCGCATGGCTACAGTTAATAAAAGAGAAACTTCTTTTGAAGGTTTAGTCTCCCAACTTGAAAATGGCGAAGATGGTATTTACAATTTATTAGATGATGGAAAAGGTAAGACAACAATATTTCAACCAAAAGTAACAATAACTAAAAAAGATGTAGAAGAAATTCCTTATTTAAAACAGATAAGAGATGCTGTAAAAGTTTGGGAAGAAAAATTAAAAACCGCATCAGGAAGAGAAGCTTTTATTATTAAGAAAGCCATTATTGATTTGCGGAAAGACCAATACGTTATTAAAAATTCATATAAAAAACCAATTGTGCTTAGTAGAATAACACATTCAAAACATATTACTAAATTTGAAGATTCATTTAGATTTGATGATGACAATTATATTATTCCAGAAGGATACTCATTTTGTGACCCTGCGGTTTGTTCTGCAATCCTTTGCAATTACTCTCGTTTAAAAGAAGAAGGATTTGGGGACTTTGAAGGTGACACGTGGTATATGATGGAAGATTTTGATGATTTATGCGGACGTGCATTGTCCGACTATCCCTTATATGAGCGTATTGTGTCGGACAAGATTGACGGCATGCAAAATATTGAAATACAGGCCGATATTGAAGAACAATTTGAAGTTAAACATAGTTTAGAATATATTTCCAGCTTATGGAGGAAAAAGATTCCGAAGATTATTGCTTCACAAGCTGAAGATGATACATTAAATTGGTATTTTCTTAATAAAGAAAAGGGTAAATATAAACGTTGCAGTAAATGCGGCGAAATTAAATTAGCACATAATAAATACTTCAGTAAAAATAAGACGAGCAAAGATGGATTTTACAGTATTTGTAAAAAATGCCGAAATAAAAAGGACAAGAAATAATAATTTCGGACATCCAGAAATCTTAGTTAGTAAAGGGGGAATTTATTATGGCAGCAGGAGATACAAGATTCTGCGATAAATGTAAAAAAACAATTAACGAAAAAGAGTTTTATGGTTCAAATAATTTAGAGAAATATCCTGACGGAAAATTAAATACTTGCAAAAAATGTTTAACTATGCATGTAGATAATTGGGACCCTAATACTTACCTATGGATTCTACAGGAGTGTGATGTACCTTATGTTCCAGAAGAATGGCAAAAATTGCTTGCGAAATATGGTCAAGATAGAAGTAAAGTTACAGGAGTAACAATTTTAGGCAGATATCTTTCAAAAATGAAGTTAAAGCAATGGAAGCAATATCGTTGGAAAGATACTCAGTTCTTGCAAGAATTAGCCGACCATAAGACAGAAGAGGCAATGAAAAGAGCTGGATATGGTGCGGCCGAAATTACCAAAGTAGTGATGGAGAACCGAGCTACAATACCAGAAGGAGATGTAGAAGTTCCGGTATACGATGACAGCTCATATATGAATATGTCGGACGCCGGCTTTGGAGCCACGCCCGCAGACGATTACTTTGCTGATGAAGGTGATGATGATATTTGCTCTGACTTAACCGATGAAGATAAAAGATATTTGCGGCTTAAATGGGGAAAAGCGTATAAACCCGAAGAATGGGTCCGACTGGAACAGCTCTATTTAGAGATGAAGAAGTCATATGATATTCAAGGTGCCGGTCATGAAGATGTATTGAAATTAGTATGCAAGGCCTCATTAAAAACTAATCAGCTTCTGGATATAGGAGATATTGATGGCGCTCAGAAAATGTCAAAAATGTATGACATGCTTATGAAATCTGGTAAGTTTACTGCGGCACAAAATAAAGCTGATAATGGGGAATTTTTAAATTCTATTTCAGAGTTTGTAGTATTATGTGAAAAAGAAGGTTTTATACCTCGTTATTATACAGACGGCCCAAAAGACAGAGTTGATGAAACTATTTTAGATTTAAAAGATTATACTCATAGTCTTGTAGTAGAAGAAATGAATTTAGGTAATCTTATTGAAAATGCTGTTAAACAAATGGCCATTGAAGAGTCTAAAGAAGAAGATGAAGATATTGAAGAAGAATTATCATTTGAAGAGATTGAAGCTTTAAAAGATGAAGATTTTGAAGAATATGGAGATTTCATTGAAGAACAAGAAGAAGACGATGAAGAAATGTTAAGACAAATTCAGGAGGACAGATAAAATGGCTTTACAAGATTTATTAGATTTATCTGATTCTCGAAAAAAGATTGGTCTCTCAGAAGAGCGTGTGCGGGCTGTTATAAGTATAGGCCGCCAATACATTGCCTATTGGAGAGAATATCCTGACATGTTTGTTGATTACCTTTTGGAAATGGGAAATCCTCAAGACTTTAAATTTTTCTTTTATCAGAGAGTGTTCTTACGAATTGCAATGAGACATCAATATGTTTATGCAGTATTTCCTCGTGCGTATTCAAAATCATTCTTATCAATTATGACTTTAATGATTAGGTGCATTCTTTATCCTAAATGTAAACTCTTTGTTACTTCTGGAGGTAAAGAGCAGGCTGCAGGTATTATGAAAGAAAAAGTTCAAGAGATATGTAACCTAATACCCGCATTTAAACAAGAAATTGACTGGACTCGTGGAAAGACTCTTGAAGGAAAAGATTATGCAAAATATGTATTTCAAAATAAATCTTATTTTGATAATATTGCTGCAAGAGAGAGTTCTCGTGGTAAGCGTCGACATGCAGGAGTTATTGAAGAATGTGTAGGTGTAGATGGACAAATTCTTTCAGAAGTTATTATTCCTACTATGAACATTTCTCGTATGTGTATGGATGGTTCAACTCATCCAGAAGAGCAATTAAATAAATCCCAATTATACATTACTACTGCTGGATATAAAAATACATATCCTTATGATAAATTAATACAGTTCCTTGTATGGCAAATCGTAAAACCAGAAAAAGCCATGATTATGGGTGGTACTTATAAGATTCCTGTATTGGTTAAACTACTTGATAAAAACTTTGTAAAAGACCTAAAGATGGATGGTACATTCAATGAATCATCTTTTGCACGTGAATATGAATCTAAATGGTCTGGTACAGTTGAAGATGCATTCTTTAATTCAGAAAGTTTTGATAGAAACAGGATTTTAAGGCAACCAGAAAAAGAAGCCTCTGGACGAATTGGAAAAGGTGGATTTTATGTGCTGTCGATGGATGTTGGTCGTAAAGGGTGCGATTCAGTCGTTTGTGTATTTAAAGTTACACCACAGCCACAGGGAGTTTCATTAAAGCAGTTAGTTAATATATTTACATTAAGTGATGAACATTTTGAAGATCAATGTATAAAAGTAAAAAAACTATTTTATAAATTTAAAGCTAAACGTCTTGTTATTGATGGTAATGGTCTTGGTATTGGTTTATTAGATTATTTAGTTAAACCGCAAATAGATCCAGATACAAATGAACTATTTCCAGATTTTGGCGTTTATAATGATGAAGATGGATATTATAAAAAATATAGAACTCAAAATTGTGAACAAGATGCTTTATATATAATTAAAGCAAATGCGCCAATTAATACTGAAGCTCATGCGAATGCTCAAACTCAACTTTCTTCTGGAAAAGTTAAAATGTTAATAGATGAGCGTGTTGCAAAAACAAAATTACTTGGAACTAAGGTTGGTCAAAACATGACTCCTGAGGAAAGGGCAGAATATTTAAAACCATTCACCTTAACTTCTATATTAAAGGAAGAAATGATGAACCTTCGTGAAGAAACAGAAGGTGTAAATATTATTTTAAAACAAGCAAATAGAGGTATTAGAAAAGATAAATTTTCTGCTTTTGAGTATGGATTATATTATATTAAACACGAAGAAGATAATAAGAAAAAGAAAAAGAAATTTAATGCTAAAGAATGGTGTTTCTTTAACTGATATGATTTTTAAATGGTTCCAATCTTTTGAAATTAAAAAATATGATATAATGATGGTAAAGGAGGCGTGAATAAAAAGTGGATGCAAGTTTTGGAGAACGTAAGATACATGAAATATTAGAAGAAGCAGGTTTAGATTATAAGATGGAATATATTTTTCCAGATTTGCGTAGCTCAAGTGGACGACCTTTAAGATTTGATTTTGTCATATTTGATGATGATGGAAATATTGATTTTATTATTGAATATCAAGGAAAACAACACTATGAGCCAAGTGCAAAATTTGGTGGTAAAAAAGGTTTCTATCAACAACAGTTTAATGATAATAAAAAAAGACGTTTTTGTGCGTTACATGATTTTAATTTAATTGAAATTCCATATACAGAAGAAAACCTCCTTTCATATGATTATATAATGAAAAAAGCTGGATATTAAAAGGAGGTGAATTTTTGCGTAACAGACAAGAAGAGATTCGGTCAAAAGGCTTTGATATGATTAATTCTCGTCGAGGATATGAAGGTCCAATAGACTATGGAAGGATTAAAGTTGGAACTAAAACCCTTGATGATGCAGTTTTAAATCTTGGTTCAATGCCTAAAATCCGACATGACTTTGGAAATAAGGCATTTATACTTCAAGCCATTAGTGAGAGGAATTTACCTTTAATAAGAGAAATTTCCAATTATTTTTATAATACAAATGGTATTTATTCTAAGGTATGTGATTATTTTGCTTATCTATATAGATACGATTGGTATATAACACCGGAAATTAAAGATGAATCAGAAAAGTCTTTTGAAAAAGCTTTAATTGATTTTAATAATATTTTAGGCTATCTTGATAATTCACATGTTAAGAAGGTTTGCGGTGATATCGCCAGTGAGGTTGTAAAGAACGGAGCTTATTATGGATACATATCTCCATCAAGAGATGGATTAATTCTACAACAATTACCGATTAATTATTGTAGAACAAGATTTAATATTGGCGATATGCCAGTAATCGAATTTGATATGCGTTTCTTTGATGAAAACTTTAGAGATGTTAATTATAGAATGAAAATTCTAAGAATGTTTCCTAAAGAGTTCCAAAAGGGATATGTATTATATAAACAAGGTAAGTTAGAACCTGATACAGAATATTATCCATTAGGTCGTCGTAATAGCCATTTAGTTAATACTAATACACAATTAAATTGGCGTCCTGGGTATTGGTATACTCTTGAACCAGGTTCTGCGGTTAAATTTTGTTTTAACAATGGCGATCAACCATTATTTATAAATGCGATTCCCGCAATCTTAGATTTGGATGCGGCACAAGATTTAGACCGAAGAAAACAAATGCAACAACTTTTGAAAATCGTTATACAAAAATTACCATTTGATAAGAATGGTGATTTGATTTTCGATGTAGATGAAGCCAGAGATATTCATAATAATGCTGTTGACATGTTACAACATGCTATTGGAGTTGATGTTTTAACAACTTTCGCAGATGTACAAGTTGAAGATATGGCTGATTCTAATACCACAACTACATCAGATGATTTGGAACGTGTCGAGAGAACTGTATATAATTCTTTAGGTGTTTCAAAGAACTTATTTAATACAGATAGTAATTTATCTTTGGAGAAATCAATTCTTCAAGATGAATCTACAATGCGAGTTTTACTTTTACAATTTAATTCATTTTTTGATAAGATTACACAACAGTTGGGAAGTAATAAAAAGAAATATAATTATAGATTTTATATGCTTGAAACAACTCAGTATAATTATCAGAATTTAGCTAAAATGTATAAAGATCAAGTTCAAATGGGATATTCAAAGATGCTCCCACAAATTGCTATGGGACATTCACAAAGTTCTATTATTCATACTGCATTCTTTGAGAATAAAGTATTGAAGTTAAGTGAGATTATGATTCCTCCTCTTATGAGTTCTACTTTAAATGCGGACTCAATTTTGGGTACTAATAATCAAAATAATAACTCAAAAAATCAAAAAACATCAGAGGAAACAAAATCTACAGCTTCTACCACTAAAACAGTAAAAACAAGTGACGGTGCTGGGCGTCCTGAGAAGGCTGATAGTGAGAAGAGTGAAAAGACAATTCAAAATAAAGAATCTATGTAGGGAGGATTAAAGATGGCACACTCAAGTGTAAGTTTAGAAACCCCCATTGAGTTTATAAATATCACTCCTCTTAATCCTCTTATTTCAAAATGTCAGATTAAAGTTTGTTATGTTCAAGATACACCAAATAGAAATGGTAGTATCATTACTGAAGAAGTTGCAAGAAAGATTGCAAATAGTCTTCCTGGTAGCCCAATTGTAGGATATTACAATAAGGCTACTGGAGATTTTGAACAACATAACAAACAAATCGACATTTCAAATGGAGAGTTTAAGTTGACTGATTCAACAAGACCTTATGGTTTTGTAGATTTAGGCGCAAAGGTTTGGTTTCAAGATTTCTTAGATGATGGACAAACCGTTCGTAAATACCTCATGACTGAAGGATATTTGTGGACAGGTCAATACCCGGAGTGTCAAAGAGTAATTGATAAGGGTAATAATGAGTCTATGGAATTAAATAAAGAAACTTTAAATGCAACTTGGACAAAAGATGAAAGTGGAAAACCACAATTCTTTATTATCAATGAAGCAATTATGGAAAAACTTTGTATTCTTGGAGAGGACTTTGAACCTTGTTTTGAAGGCTCATCTGTAACAGCTCCAAAGGTACAATTTTCTTTTGATCCTAATTTTACCACTCAATTTAATTCTATGGTAAAAGAAATGAAAAATTTATTAGATAAAGGAGGAACGCAAGTGTTTACTACTTATGCAGTAAAAGTTGGTGACTCTCTTTGGAATGCTTTATATGCTCATACAAAAGATACATATAGTATTGCAAGAGTATGTGAAGATGAAGGACAAAAATATGCCGTTCTTCAAAATAGAGCAGACCAAAAGTATAGTAGATTAGACTTTTCTTTAAACGCAGAAAATGAGGTTATGTTTGCAGATAATGTAAAAGATATTGAATATACTCCATCAGAGGATGTTCAGTTTGCGTTAGCTGACGTTGAGGCCTTTGAAACTGAGTTCAAGAAGAAAGAAGAAGAAGAAAAGGCTAAGAAAGGCGATCCTGAAAATAAAGATCCAAAAGCAGACCCTAAAGAGGATCCAAATAAAAAAGATCCTAAAGAGGATCCTATGAAGGATGATCCACAGGATCCAGAAAAAGAGGACCCAGAGTCAGATGACGAGGACAAAAAAAATAAAAAAGATACAAAGAAAACTCAATATTCATTAGAAGAGATACCAGAATATCAAACTCTAAAATCTGAATATTCTGCATTAGAGGGGCAACTTTCTACCTTAAAAGCCCAACTCGCATCTCTTGAGCAGTTTAAGCTCGATACAGAAAGAGTTAAGAAACAAGAAATGATTGATAAGACTTTCTATATGCTTTCCAACGAAGACAAGAAAGATGTTATTGACCATATTGACGAATATTCATTAGAAGATATTGAAGCTAAACTTTCAGTAATTTGTGTTCGTAATAGAGTTAATTTCTCAGCTCTTGAAAATGATGATAACCCATTGAATGGACCAACAACTTATAATCTTGGTGATGTTCAATTTGGAGACCAATCAACTCCAGCATGGGTTCAGGCTGTTTTAAAAACTGCAGAAACATTAGATTAATTAAGGAGGAATAAATAAATGGCTTTTAAAGACTTTTTAACCGCAGGTTTAGATCGTGCAGGCTTAAAGTCTCAGGCAGAGTATGTTGATTTTGGATTCGGTCAAGTAGAACCAAATCATCTTTCAGCTCAAAGAACTGGACAAATTTATGCACAGCTCCCTGCAGCTCCAGCTATTACCATGCTTGAGCAAGGTCAGTTTGTAAAATATGATTATGCCGCAAATGATAACGGTATTGGAGAAGTTAATTTCACTGGTAAGGGCGAATGGATGCTTGTTTACAATGAAATTAAATTATATAAAAACCACTTAGATGGAACAAAACAGTGGGATTGTGAATTCGTAATGCACAAGGATGATTATCAAGCTCGTATCTATAGTCCATATGACTATGAGCAAGCTGAGATTGAGTATCATGATTGGCATAGACTAAACGGAACTGATGAAAAGGGAAAAACAAGTATGACTGTTAATACTTATGTTTCTCTTGACATTGAAGGAAAAACTGTTACTATTGGTGGTGAAAGATACGCTGTTACTGAAGATGCAGAAACAGGACGTAAGTTCACTTACAAAGGAACAGAATATGAGTTAGATGAAAATGGTCAGTCTAAGAAACAAGTTCCAGTAGAATATACATATGATGATGTTACAGCTGATGTAGCTGATATCTACGAAATGGGATGGACAAACGATCCATGGAAGAGACTTGGTATTTATCGTGAAAGAAAAATGCCTAAAGGAACTACAATGGTACCTCGTGTATTCAAAACAAATGTAGGAGATATCTTCACAACTAATACAATTGGTGAAAGAGAAGTTTCTGTTGGAGACGTATTAACACCACGTGCTAAAGATGGTATCTTAGCTAAAGAAGGTGCTGATGCGGCTGGCGTAATGAAGTGGCAAGTAGTTAAAGTTTATACAATGCCTGATAACCAAAAAGGCGTAAAAATTATGCGTATAGCGTAAGGAAAGGAGGATAATATTAATGTTAGATAGAAAAAATCTTGTATCTCTAATGAAAACAGTTGCTAAAGCTGATCCTTCCGCTCCTACCGCTTATAGCTTTAATGGACAATCTTTAAGCTACGAGGCTATGAATCAGACTTTACGTAATGAATTAAATGAGTTGGCAGGTACTTATTCACTATACAGAGAGAATAAGAACTTAATCTTCTCTATGATTGAAGAAACACTTGATGAAGTTCTTCCAAAGAAAGTTATTCAGCAATATGATCAGTTTGCTGAAGTTAAGACTTTTGCACAGGGTGACAAACCTATTTTCCGTCGTCCATTAGCAAACAGAAATCGTGCTAAACAGTTCATCACAAGAGTAGGTCTTGCTGGAATGTACGAAGTATTCAAACTCGGACCAACCGAGGCAGAAAGCTTCGAAGTACGTACAAGCGCTATTGGAGGCGCTGCTCAGATTGGATTTGAGGAGTTCCTTGATGGACGTGTTGATTTCGCTGAAGTTACAAAAATTATTATGGATGGTATGGATGAATTAATCTATAAAGAAATTGCATCTGCATTAAAAGCATCTATTAATCAGCTTCCACCAGCAAACAGAGTTGCTGCTAATGGGTTTGATGAAGCTGCTATGGATAGACTTATTACTATTGCGGCTGCTTATGGAACACCTACTATCTATTGTACATATGAGTTTGCTGTTCGTATGATTCCACAGGAAGCATGGAGATATACAGAAGCCATGAAGACTGAACTTTGGAACACAGGACGTTTAGCTAACTATAAAGGCACTAAAGTTATTATTCTTGAACAAGGTTTTGAGGATGAAACTAATACTCGTAAATGCATTGATCCTGGATATGCTTGGGTTATTCCAACTGGAGCAGATGGAAAACCTGTTAAAGTTGCTTTTGAAGGTGGTACAATTGTTGATGAATTTAACAACTATGACCGTTCTCGTGAAATTCAAGTATATAAGAAAGTCGGCGTAACATGTATTCTTGCTAATAACATCTGCGCTTACTGTGATACATCATTGCTTGGTAAAATGAATACTTGGGATCTTGATGGAGTTACTGGAAAAGTTGCTACTTATGATGGTAGAAAATCTGGAACTTTAGCTTAATAAAATACCGTAATATATTATTAGGGGAGAAGGGAACGTAAGTCTCCCTCTCCCCTTATTTTTAGTTGGAGAAAAAGGAGATTAATTATGATTACTGAAAATACAATGTATAATGTAAAAAATAGAAGTTCAAGCGTTGTCGTTTATAGGATTCCTGAAACAAATCTTCGTAGAGAATTTGCTCCAGGAGAGACAAAGAGAATTCCATTCGGAGAGTTAGAAAAATTAACATACCAGAGTGGCGGAAGAGAACTTCTTGAAAACTTTCTACAGATTTTGGAAGAAGAAGTTACTACTGATTTAAACGTTAATAGAGAGCCAGAATATAATATGTCTGAGGAACAGATTCGTGATTTATTATTAACAGGGTCTCTGGATGCCTTCTTGGATGCACTTGACTTTGCTCCTATTGGCGTTATTGATTTAATTAAAACAATGGCAGTAGGTCTTCCATTAACTGATTTGAATAAAAGACGAGCTTTAAAAGAAAAAACTGGTTTTGATGTTGACAGTGCTCTTCGTCATGTTGAGGAAGAAAAGATTGCTGAAAAGCCTTCTACTGGTATTAATACATCTGGTGCCGCACCTACTCGTAGAGTACAGCCTGCTGCACAAGAAGGAACAGCTCGTAGAACTACACCTAAATATAAAGTAGTTGAAACTAAAAGTGAATAATTAAAAAGGAGGACATTATAAATGGCAGAAGGAACACCTTTCTCAGCTATATATAATTGCTTTCTTGGAAAAATCACTGATGATATGTATATGGAGTTAACTCCAGAAGACACTATAAAAGATCTTCAAAGACTTCTTATTCAAGCTATTCCAGGGTTTGAATTTCCTCGTAAGAATCTGGACAGCTATGAAATTAAAGTTGTTCAGATGAAAGAGGATGAAGTTCTTCCAGATGATTTTATTATTGGTGTCATTTGGAATGACCTTTCAGATAATACTGTTGACGTTCCAGATGTTATAGTAGAAAAATCCGCTTTTGCGGAAGAGCTTACTTCTGAAGAAATAAATATCCTGGCTCTTTTAATGAAACAAGGTTGGGTTCAGAGACAGGTTACTTCTATTGAGAATACCAGAATGAAATATTCTGGTTCTGATTTTAAAATGACTTCACAAGCAAACCATCTTCAAAAATTACTTTCTCTTTTGGAAGAATCAAGAAGAGATTCTTTCCATATGCAAAGATTATATAAGAGACGTAAAAAAGATAAAGATGGACATTATGAGTCAAATTGGTCTGTATTGAGGGAAAGAAGTGCTTTGCGATAAATATGAGATTGAATTCTCTCAAGAAATTATTCAGAAGACTGTTCGTCGTTTAACCAACCAGCTTTGGAAATTAATTCCAATGAGAGAAAATGACGAAGACTGGTATAAACAATTACAAACTGTAACATTGGAGATTGCGGGACTGAATGAGCTTTTCATCAGTCCTATTTTTTTACAACTATTAAGTAAATTAGAAGGGTTGCAAATTAAAGAAGTAAGTTTTGAGTTGTATCGTAAGACTATTTTTGAATGTATTAATATCTTACAGGAGCTAAACTAATGTCAGGTTATGATAAGAAAATAAAACGCAACACTTCTTTAAATTTAATGGCGGGCCGCCTTGATATATATGACGGAACGCAGGAACGTCCAGATGATTCAGAGAAAGAGAATACAACTTCTAACTTAGATGGATTAAAAGATCAAATTTTAAGACTTCATCAAGGTGGAGGTTATTTACAGCAAGATAGAATGATAGCTGATAAAAAAAGGTCTTTAGATAGGGCTTTATTGTATTCTTACCAAGCTTGTACAATTAAAAGAATTGCTTGTACTGATAATATGGATAATACTACGATTTATCCAAATGTGCATCATTTAAACAATAAAGAAACATGTAGAGCTTTAATTAATCCAGATAAAAATAAAATGGACTATGATGATAAAATTGTTTCAATACCCTATGAAGACAATTATCATCCTGGGGATGTTTTTGAATGGGTTGGAACTAATACTTATTGGATGATATATCTCCAAGAATTAGAAGAAAGAGCATATTTTCGAGGAGAAATTAGAAAATGCTCTCATCAGATTAATTGGGAAGATGAAAATGGGGAACATTCAACTTATGCCGCAATTCGTGGTCCAGTTGAAACTAAAATCAATTATATCCAAAAACATAAAATAAGTGTAGATACTCCAAATTATTCATTAGATATTTATATCCCCAGAAACAAAGAAACTTTATCTTTCTTTAGAAGATACCAAAAATTTTATCTTCAAAGTAGAGAAGAAGGCGGTCCAATTATTTGCTGGAGAGTTGAAGCTGTTGATTGGATTTCTACTCCTGGAATTTTGGAAGTTACAGCTGTAGAATATTATATAAATGAAACTGAAGATGACCTTGAAAAAGGAATCGTTGGTGGATTAAAAGTTGACCCAATAGATCCAAATAAAGATTTAATGAGTATGGCTATAGAAGGGCCTACATTTATTAAACCTAAACAACCTTATGAATATTATTGTAAAGGATTTGATAGCGGGGCCGAAGCTTGGTCAGTTGATACTAAAAAGTATCCAGTTGAATTTAAAGTTGATCCTAAAGATCCAATGCATATTAAACTTATTTGGTTTAAATCTTATCATGGTCAATTTGAATTAAAATATGGTAATTATTCAAAGACAATAGTCGTTGAATCATTATTTTGAGTGGAGAAGGAGATTATATAAATGAAAGTAGAAAGATTTTCTGCGCCTAAATCAAGTTTTCTTTCTATGGAAAAAGATTTAAGTATTATTGCAGATAGATTTTTAAACTGTGATAGATTAAAAAGATTATTATATTATACAACAGAAGATGCTTTAGATAAGCCGAATTTGACAATAGAGCAATCAAATAGTCTTTTTGGGAGAAATATAAAAACTATTCCAAAATTAACTGTTGATGGAAGTGTATTAAATTATATTATTATAAATTTCGATCAATTTGCCAGAACGCCAAGTAATCCAGAATTTAGAAGTAATGTAATTGAGATTGATGTTGTTTGTCATTTTGATCAATGGAAGTTAAAAGATTTTCAATTAAGACCTTATAGAATTGCGGCAGAGATTGATTCAATGTTAGATAAGAAACATTTAACTGGAATTGGAGATTTAGAATTTTTAGGAGCAAATCAATTTATCTTAACAGATGAATTTGCGGGATTATGTTTAATTTATAGTGCAGTTCATGGAGAAGAAGATAAAAAAGGAATGCCAAATCCACAAGAAGAGGAAAGTTTCATTGAGGATTTTAAGAAACAATATAATATAAAGGAATAATAAAAATGGATACCAGATTGGCATTAATGACAGGTTGCGATTATCCTATTCCAGAATGTCAACTAACATTGCATCAACCGACAATAAAAGAGATAGGATTAATTGGAGAAAATGATTTTTTTACAGGCTCACAGTGCTTATCTATTTATAAAAGTATGTTTGTCACAGAGGACAAAAGTGCTTTAGACGATATAAATAATTTTCAAATATTTATGACAGTAATGAGGGATAAAGAATCTATGGAGAAAAAACATAGCGTCCTTCAAGTCTTAACTTTGTTTTTTCCTAAATATGACAAAGTTTTATTCACTCCGCAATCATTGCTTTTTCAAAGTAAAGAAGGAAATGTAGTTATTGATGAAAATAATTTTGATTTTCTTCAAGCAGCAATTCGAGAGGTTACATGTTCCAAAAGTGGACCAATGGATCAACAGGCTTTTAACCCAGCAAATGATAAAGCCAGAGAAATTGCAGAGAAGCTAATGAGGGGGAGACAAAGGGTTGCGGCCCAGAATGGTTCCGCAAACACGAGTATATTTAGTTTATATCTTTCTATTCTATCTGTTGGATTACCAATGCCTGTAACAGAGTTGGTAAACTGTACAATGTTTCAATTATATGATCTCATGGAGAGATATTCACTATATATGAATTGGGATTTAGATGTGCGGACTCGTTTAGCGGGTGGCAAACCTGATTCTCAACCAGACAATTGGATGAAAAATATTCATCAATATTAAAAGGAGGAAAATGCACTATGAAATTTGGTGTTCGTGAAATTTGTGATGTTGTTTTAAGAGCAAAATCTGCACAAAAGATCGGAAATAAAATTTTCTATAAAAATGAACCTGTAATTTATTTCGATACATTGAAGACCTCCAGTATGGAAGGTGCAGCTACCACTGTATATGCACAAGGTGGTCGTGGTAATGCTCGTTTAGTAGCATGGGAAGGTGAGCGTACTGTAACATTCACCATGGAAGATGCTTTAATTTCTCCAGAAGGATTCATGATTCTATCTGGTGCAGGACTTATTGAAGCTACTGATGGAAAACCAATCTATCAACATGTTACTGAAACAGTAGATAAAGGTGAAGTTTCTGTTAATGAAAAAGAAATGACAATTAAGATTTCTCAGAAACCTTATTTTGGAACTAAGCCTGAAGAGGGTGAATTTGAAGCTGCAAAAGAGGAAATGGCTTATGTAATGCTTATGAAAGATGGCGAAATCGTTTCTGAGCCTTATGTTCCAGTACATGAGAATGTTACAATTGGAGTAGATGGAAGTTACTCAATTAGAATTGCAACTCATCCTACTTATGCAGAATTAACAAAGGCTGAAAAAGAAGAATTTCATAAGACTGGTATTACACCAGCTTCTCATACAGATTATATTATCAAATCTGATTTCCCAGAGTTTGATAGTGTTCTTGTTGATTACTATGTAGAACGTAAAGGAAATGCTAAACAGATTGAAATTACTGCTGATAAATTTGGTGGTAATTATTATCTTGAAGCTTCTACATTATTCCGTGATCAAAACGGAGTAGATATGCCAGCTGAATTTATCATTCCAAACTGCAAGATTCAGTCTAACTTTACATTTACTATGGCTTCTTCTGGAGACCCAAGTACATTTACATTTACTATGGATGCATTCCCAGATTACACAAGATTTGACCATAGCAAGAAAGTTATGGCAGCTATTCAGATTATTGAGGATGCAGGTTCTCAAGATATTCATCGTCATAGCACAGAGCATGAGGATGCACATAACTTATTAACATTTTAATTTATAGGGGAAATATAGGAAACTATATTTCCCCTTATTTTGCGTTAAAGGAGAAAATATATGGCTGATAATAGAGGAGTTATTTTTGGAGATTACTTTTTAAATTATGAATTATTTGAACCAATATTCATAGAATGGTATTCTCAAAAAAGAGATGATTTTAAAAATGCTTTAGAAACAGAAGTTATTGCACCAATAGAACAAATGATTGTTATTGAAAATAACAAAGTTGTAAGTAAACATGGCGCGGCAGTTAGAAAAGCTGATTATGATGCTGCAAAAATTTATAATGCATGGGAGAGGCTTTCCAAAGAATATTTTGGTAATAGTCCAGTAACATTACTAATTGGAGCAAAATTTAATAGCAATAAATATCAATGGACAAATACTATAAATGAAAGTGATGTAATTAATCAAAAGGGTATTGCAGTTAGAAAAAAGGCATTAGAGAATTTAAAAGATGCAGCAGACAATATTAAATCAATATATGCGGCCGCAGATATACAAGATATTATTAATAGACATATTGATAATATGATGCAACAATTAAATGGATATGAACTATCAACTCCAGAAGCTTTAGCGATGCATCAACTTCTGGAAGCGAGACGAAGTGTATTAAATAATGCTTCATTTCATTTTACAGGTGCGACATATAATCAAATTATTTTTGGTTCACAACAAAATGCTGAAGGTAAACAATTAGATGCTTTTATGAACCATATGGGAAACTATCATGCTGAAATATTTAATTTATTATCTTCAAAAGTAGTTTCTGGAACAAATTTAATGAATAGTACAGTTCAAGATATTGAAGATGATTTTCCAGGAATTTTTGCTAATACAGATGAAGTACAACCTTGGTTATTAGATTCTCTAAACTCAGCTTCTTGGTTAACTGGTGGAGATATTGTTGTTTTAAATTCTAAAGGTAGTGTTATTTATAATATTCAGTTAAAGACAACTAAAAGAGGTAAAACTTTTGAAGTTGCTACATCAAGTTTATATAAATTTGCAACTGAAATGAGAAATTTAATGAATGAAGATGCTGCTCCAGAAGAATTAGCTAAATTAATGTTTGAAAGATTAGCAACCACTGCGGCAAACCAAGGTCCCGCAATAGAAAATTTTTATACAGAAGAAGTTTATAAAGATATTGAAAAAAATTTGAATATGAGAGATGGAAGTGTTAAATTAGCGTTAAAATTAAAAATTTGACAAAATTAAAAAAATATGTTATATTTTATATAAAGAAGAGTTTTAAGGAGGCTATGTAGATGGCAAAAATTGGTTTTACAAAACTTTCTCTCAAAAGAAAAAATGAAGTAAAAACTATTACTATAAATAACAATCAAATTGAAATTAAACAGTATTTACCTGTTAATGAAAAATTAGATTTGATTGCAAGAGTAATTAATGGAGCACATGATCAAAATAATTTTCCTAATCCAATTAAGATTGAAGTAATTGGTACATTAGAGATGATTATGGCATATACTAATATTTCTTTTACTGAAAAGCAAAAAGAAGATATTCCTAAGTTATATGACCTTTTAGAAGAGAATGGTGTTATTAAAGATATTATTTCTCAAATTCCAGAAGATGAATATAATTTTATTATTGATGGAATTAATAAAACTGTAGATGCAGTTTATACATATAATAATTCTGTTTTAGGTATTTTAGAGTCTATTTCTCAGGATTATTCTAATTTAGATTTTGATATTCAAAAACTTCAAAATGATATTGCTAATCCTGAAAATTTAAAGTTGGTTAAAGATGTATTAACCAAACTTGGATAATATAATTATTCTATTTTATAAGAAAAATAGAGTTAAAAGGAAGAGAGTTAAGATTAACTCTCTTCCTTTTTTTTATTTTGCAAAATAAAAAATATACTTATATTTGGAGAGAAAGGAGAATTTTTATAGATGGCTAAACAATTAAATGTAAGTCTTGCTTTTACAGCTGATACAAGCCAAGCAAAAAGTCAAATTCAAAGTTTACAAAATCAATTGAGCCAATTAGCAAATAATTCTTTTTTTAATAGTCAATCATTGGGAATAACTAAGGATGTACAACAAGCAACTACTTTAGTTATGCAATTGAAATCTCAATTAAAACAAGCTACAACCTCAACAGGTACGCTTGATTTAAGTAAATTTAATGATTCTTTAAGAAAAAGTCAAACAAGTATAGCTGATTATAAGAAAGCTCTTATTTCTTTAGGTCCAGCAGGAAGTCAAGCATTTGCATCTTTAGCAACTTCTATTACTTCTGCTGAAATTCCTTTAAAAAGAAGTAATGCTTTATTACAAGAATTTGCAACATCTTTAGCAAATACAGTTAGATGGCAATTATCTTCAAGCACTTTACACGGATTTTTAACTGCAATCCAGACTGCATATGGTTATGCACAAAGTTTAGATAAATCTTTAACAGATATTCAAATTGTAACTGGTAATAGTTCTAATTATATGGGTGAATTTGCTGAAAAGGCAAATGCAGCTGCTCAAGCTTTAAGTACAACTACAAAAAATTATGCTGATGCGTCATTAATATTTTTTCAGCAAGGTTTAAATGAAGATGATGTTTTAGATAGAACTAATACGACTATAAAAATGGCTCAAGCCACCGGAGATAGCGTTAGTCAAGTGTCTTCATATATGACTGCAATTTGGAATAATTTTTATGATGGTTCTGAATCTTTAGAACATTATTCAGATGTTATTACTAAGTTAGGAGCTGCAACTGCTTCAAGTAGTTCTGAAATTGCAGAAGGTATCCAACAATTCGCTGGTATTAGTAAAACAATTGGTTTAAGTTATGATTATGCAACTGCCGCATTAACAACATTAACAGCTAATACAAGACAATCTGCGACTGAAATTGGTAACTCTTTAAAAACTATTTTTTCTCGTTTACAAGGGTTAAAATTAGGAGAGACTCTTGAAGATGGAGTTGATTTAAATAAATATTCTAATGCTTTGAAAAAAATTGGAGTAGATATTCTTGATGCTAATGGTGAATTAAGAGATATGGATGGTATCTTAGAGGATACTGCTGCTAAATGGGATGGATTAACACAGGCTCAAAAAGTAGCTTTTGCAGAGACTGCGGCAGGTACTATGCAGTATACAAAACTTATTTCTCTTTTGGATAATTGGGACGATATGAAGCAAAATTTGAATTTTGCTAAAGGTGCAGATGGTACACTTGAAGAGCAGGCTAAAATATATGCAGATTCTTGGGAAGGTGCCAGAAAAAGAGTTAAAGCTGCTGCAGAAGGCATTTATAATGATTTATTAGATAAAGATTTTTTTACCGATTTTGATAATTTATTTGCATCTGCTTTAAATGGGGTAGATGATTTAATAGATTCTTTAGGTGGATTACCAGGAGTATTAGGTGTAATTGGAACTTTAATTACTCAAATTTTTAGTGCTCAAATAGCTCAAAATATTGACAACATGGTATATACTTTGAGAATGAATTTTGGTACAAAAGCTAAACAAGAACTTGAGCAACGCAGAAATGAAGCTAACCAAGCTTTAACGAGTGGAATGGTATTAAATAAAGACACCAATGAAGGACAAGCTCAAATAAATGCTTATCAAGGTCAAGCTAAATTACAACAGACATTAATTGATAATGCTGATAGCTTAAATGCAGAAGAGAAAGAATATGTTCAACTTTTATTACAAGCAAATAAAGCGCAGGGACAGGCTACAATAGAAGCTGGAAAAGCTGCTGATGCAGAAAAAATTAAAACAGAGGCTCTTAAAAAACAAATTGCAATGCAATTAACTTCTAATGCTAAACAAGGAGCTGTTTCTAGAGATGCACAAGGGAAAGCTAAAAAAGACATTGCTAAAAATGGAGCTGACCGGTTAGTTTCCACTCAAGATATAAAAAATGCTCAAGAAGCAATGACAGCTTTTGAAAATCTTGCAGTTAGTGTTGAAAAAGTAAAAACTATGTCTACTTCTTTTGAGGGTATTTTAAATTCCGATGGAAGTGAGTCTGAAAAAATTCAACAATTAAATGGTGTTTTAGAGCAATATAAAGAAGAAATTTTACAGACAGATAATTATAGTGATCAAGCCAAGGTAGCTTTTCAGCAAATGGTAGATGCTTTATCAGGAGAAAGACCATCTTTAGAAGATTTTAATTATGGCTTAGAGAATTTTAGAGCTGAATTAGAACAATCTACTATGGGAGGAGAATTTTTTGAAAAAAAATTACAATCATTAAGAGTAGCTTTACTTGCTGCTGGAGCAACAACTGAACAGGTTGATGAATTTATTGGATCATTGTCTCAACAATTTAATATTCAAGCTCAAAAAATAGCGGATTTCCAAGAGAGACTTCAATCATTAACGAATGGAACTAAAACTTTTGGTACTCAAATTAATAAAATGGGAACTGAAAGTAAGACATTTTCAGATGTGTTAGTTTCAATGAGTTCTGGTTTAATGGCGGCAAGCGCCCAAGTAAATTCTTTTAAAAGTTCAGTTTCTATTTGGAGTTCTAATAGTACTGCCGCAGAAAAGTTTGCTTCGGTTGTTTCAATTGTTACAACTTCAATTATGTTGGCGACTGCCGCAACAAAAGCTTATGATACAATCGTTAAATCAAATATAGGCAGTAAGGTGGCTAATACAGCCTCAACATTAGCCCATGCTGCTGCTGAATATGTTTCTACTGGAGCTATTAGTGCCAATACTGCAGCTATGTTAGCTAATACAAAAGCCTTTTTAATGACTCCTATGGGATTGGTTGTAGCTGGAATAATGGCAGCAACAACAGCTTTTGGAATTTTTACAGGCGTTTTAGAAAAAAATAAAAAAGCTATTGAGGAAAAAGCAAAAGCTGACCAAGAAGCAGCTCAAAAATCTAAAGAACACTCTGATAAAATTAAAGAGTCTATTGATGCTTATCAAGAACAATATGATGCTTATTTAAAGGCTAAAGAGGCTAAAGAAGATACTTATGATATTGAAACTCAATTAAACCAAATAGCTAGAGACCTTTCTGATACTTATGAAACCGAGACGGGTAATTTAAGTAGTTTAAATGAGGAGTTATTGATAGCTCAAGAAAATTATGAAGGTTTAACAGAAGCTATTAAAAAGCAACAACAAGAATTATTAAATTCTTCTATTTCTGATAACGAGCGAGCACAAACTTCTACAGCAAAACAATTTCAAAATGATATGCGAGAAGGAACTGGTCGTTTTGATACAGAGTATATATCTCATGGATATGATGAATATGGTAACGAATCTATTGAGTCTAAGAATATCTATCAGGCTGATTTTACAAATGGCTCTTTGAGAGGTCTATGGAATAAAGGAGAAGACTCTTATTATATCGGTCAAGCTTTACAAGAAAAAGGAAAAGATTATAGTTATATTTCTAAATCTGGTGGAGGAGATTTAGCTTTAAAGACTGATAATCAAAGTTCAGAAGATTTAATTAAAGGATATGAGCAAGTAAAAGATTTAGTTGAAACAGCTTCTAAACTTGCTATGGAGGCAGGTGAAACAGATTCTTTAGTTAATTCTAAATTATATGAGCAGATGAATGATTGGCTTGAAAAATCAAAAGAATCTTATGAATCTTTAAAAGATTTACAAGAGCAATATAAAGATTTAAAAGTTCAAGATGTTATTTTAGAAGCTCAAAATGAATTAGGAACTGATTTAGGAGAAATTAATAGTTTAGCTGAATATTATCAATTAGCAGATAAAGCAACTGAACAATTGACTCAAGATTTAATTAATCAAGGCATTGCAGAAGAAGAAGCCGCTGATCAAGCTGCTAATATAGTTAATAGTTATTTAGCTGCAAATGCAAGCTTGGAAGAATATGCAAATACTGCAGAGGCGAGTAGACAAGCAATTCAAGAAGCTACTAAATCAAATGAAGATGGTCAAGAAAATTATTGGGCTAATAAAAAAGAAGAATTAGAGAATTATTATCAGTCTCTTCCTGAGGAAGATAAAGAACTTTTTGTTAAATTAAATTTTGACGCTGCAACTAGCACAGAAGATTTAAATAATCAATTACAAGCTCTTCAAAAAATTGCAGATGTAAATACCGTCCAAGCAAAAATTACAACAGTAAATGATGCGGCTAATACATTAGTTACAGATGGAGCTGATAAATTAAAAGATTCTGGAATTGATTGGGGTAATGAGGAAGAAAATATTATTGAATTTAATGATTTTCTTCAAATGGGCATTGCAGAACAAATATCTTATTTAAAGACTTTATCTGATGGATACCAAGGGCAATTAACAGATAATGTTAAAGAAGCTAAAGATGCTATTAATACTCAATTAGAAGATGTTGATAATAATATAGAACAAAAAGCTGCTGAAATAAAGGAAAAATTAAATTTTGATATTACAGATGGAAAAGAAGTTAAAAGTGAAGATATTAATAAGTTATATTTAACAGATGAAGATAATGCTTTATTAGAACAATACAATGCTTTATTAGAAGAGAAAAATAATTTATTATCTCAAAGTAAACAAATTTCAGACACAGAAGATAATACTAAAGGCTTTTCTAGTATTGAAGCAATATCAGAAGCTTTAAAAGATGTCGATTCTGACGTTGATAAAATAGCTCTTTTAACATCTGTTTGGGATGAAAGTACTGAAAATGCTGAAGAGTATAGAAATGCTATTTTAGATATTATTAGCACTTCAGATCAATTATCAGGCGAAGAAAAACTTGGAATGTTATTATCTCAAGAATGGTCTGAAGCTGAAAAAAACTCTCAAGAATATTTAGCTACTGCTACAGAAGCCGTTGAAAGTTTAAATGGATACACATTATCTGAAAAAATGGATATTTTAAAGACTTTAATAAGCGGTAGTTTACAAGAAGCTACCCAATATGGTCAAGAAATCGCAAAAATTATTTCTTCAGATACTACTTCCACAACAGCTGAAAAATTAGATTACTTGCAACAAGCAATGGATGCTGGTGTTATTACTGCAGCACAATATAAAGATGCTTTATCTGATTTAATTACTAATGGTGAATTAGGAACAGAAGGACTTCAAAATCTTAATTCTTCTGGATCTATAGATGATGACACTTATTCAAGAAAATTAACTGAAGTTGCTCAGCAATATGATTCTTGCACAGATTCTTTAGAAAAATATTATCAGGCTTTGAATAGCCATAATTCAGATCAAATTACAGCAGCTCAGCAAGATCTTGAAGTTTCTACTAGAGCAGCTGAACTAGGCGAGCAATATGATGTAAATGCAGAGCGAATTGAGCTTTTAGCAGACACATATGCTGATTATGTAAATGGGCTTGATGCAGTTAAAGATGGTACTTCAGATGCCGCAGAGCTAATGACCGATTTAGCAACCAGAGATTTGAATCTTAATGATGGTATTGAAGATCTTTATGATAATTGGGATGATTATCAAAAAATACTTGATACTGTAAATGAATGTGGTAAAGATAATAAAGATACTATTAAACAACAAATAGCCGCAAGTGATGATTTAACAGATACATTAGTTAATTTACGAAAAAATACAGCTAAATTATTAAATACTAATGAAGATACTTTTGGCGATGACTTCATTATTGATAATTTAGATGATATTAAAGCTGCCGCTGAGGGTGATGAAGATGCTTTAATTAGATTACAAGAGGCTGCAGATAAAGAGATAGCTCTTCAATTAGATGATTCAGGAGTGCTTGATAAACTTGGAATTACAGCCGATGAAGTTGCTAATTGGGCTGCTAATTTGCCAGACGGTGAAATTAATGTTGATACAGATCCTTATTTACAAAATTTAGTTTGGGCAATGCAAATGGCAGGTATGGCTCAAGAAGATATTGAATCTAAACTATCTGCAATGGGTATTGATGTTGATTTAACTCCTTTAGACCAATCTTTAAATGAGGCTGTTGCAGACGCTGCAGTACATGGTGATGCAATGGCTGAAAATTTATCATTAGATTCCACTGCTGTTACTAAACAAGTTGATACAAGTGATACTAAAACAGCCGTTGGTTGGGATGCTACCACAGATATGGTAGAAGCTGAAGGTAGTGTAACAGACATTAAACAAACTGATAAAGGTGGAGTTGAAAAACAAGGAGAAATTCCTCTAAAAATGTCTTTCCCAACTGTTCATGTAAAACCTCAAAAGGAAGAAGAGACTGAGGAAAAAACTTTAACAGCGCCAGCTTTACAAGTTAAATCAGCTCATAAGACTTCTGGTGGTAAAATTTCTCATGCTAATAGTAGTGGTGGAAGAGCTGCTGCTGCAAAACCAAAAAGTGGTGGTAGCGGAGGGGGTCGTCGTGGACCAAGAAGTCAAAGAGCCGCAAGAAGAAATTCAGAGCAGTATAAGAAACCAAAAGATGAAATAGAACGTTACCATACAATAGGAAAACAGCTTGATTCATTGAGCAAGCAATATGATAAAATTTCTAAGGCAAAAGATCGTGCTTATGGCAAATCTAAGTTAAAATTAATGGATCAAGAAATTGCTAAACAAAAACAAATTATTGCAAAACAAAAAGAATATTTAAAAGCTGCTAAGCGGAATCTTGTAATTGACAAAAAACATCTCCAAAATGGAAAAACCACTTATACTGATGCGAATGGTAAAAAACAAGCAGTTGCTTCTGGAGCAAAAAATTATTTGGGAATGGATGCAAAGTTTGGCGCAGATGGAACATTAAATAATTATGATGAATTGATGAAAGCTGCTGTTGCGAAATATAATGCAGCTGTAAAAGAATTTAATCAACATAATACAGATGATGAAGCTGCTAAATTAAAAATGGAAGCTGCTAAACAGCAATATGAAGGTTTTGTAAATTGGGTTAAACAATATGAAGAAACTAATGAATTAGTTAGAGATAAAACTCAAGAAATTATTGATGCTGAAAATGAGTTATATGATAAACGTTTTGAACAAACTCAATATGTAATGGAACTTAAAATTGAGGTTAATGACAGTCAATTAAAATATCTTGAATATCAATTAGATAATTTAAATGATACTGCGCATGACGTTGCTGAAGCTATTGGTTTAATAGGTCAATCAGTTGATATTTCTGAAAATAAGGTTAATGCTTATAAATCAAGTCTTTATGATATGCTAAATAATGGAAATCATGCTAGTTTAGCAGGAGACAAAAAGATTGTTGATAAACTTATTGCCGGAGACCCGAAAACTATTGAAAAGATGTCTAAAGAAAACTTTACAGATGAAGAAGTAAAACAACTTCAAACTGTAATGAATGGACTTTTAGAAGAAAATAAACGATTAAAAGAATTAAGAGAATCTGTTTTTGAAAGAATGAATGCATCATTTGAAGATGGCGTAGACAAAATGGATCGTTTAATTGATAAAACTGAACATCTTAAAAAAGTTACTCAATCTTATGGTAATATTGTTGATCTTGTGGGAAGAAAAACACTAGGTATTGATACCCAAATGATGAAAGCATATAATGATTCGATTGTTTCTCAATCTGTTAATACGTTAGAAGAGCGTCGTACTAAAATGGAAACAATTCAATCTCAATTAGAATCTTCTAAAAAAGCAAGAGATGAGGCCGCAGCAAAAGGTCTTGAAGAAGATGTAAAATTATGGGATAAAACTATTCAGCAACAAGAAGAAGCATATGAGTCTGCACAAGAAGATTTTATGGATTCTTGGGAAGAATCTTTACAAGCCGCGAGAAATGCTTTTGATAATAATATGAAAAATTCTATTGAAGATTTTTCAGCTACTATTGGAGGTTTAGCAGGAAGTATTGATGCTTTAAAAGAAAAATGGGAGCAAGCTAAAACTCTTGAAGAAGAGTATGTTCCAGAATATGAAAAAGTTTATCAATTAACTAAATTAACTAGGGATATTAATAAATCTATTGACGAAACACGTAACGTTAAAGCCAAGAGGCAATTAGCTTCATTACAGGAAGAAATTGTTGAACTGCAACAAAAAGGAAAACAGTTAAGTGAATATGACCTTGAATATTTACAAAAACGTTATGAATTAAAGATTGCGGAAATGGCATTAGAAGATGCCCAAAACGCAAAATCTCAAGTTCGTATGACGAAAGATTCTGAGGGTAATTTCAGTTATGTATATACTGCTGATGAACAACAAGTTGCAGACGCAGAACAATCATATGAAGATAAGCTTCATGAAATGCAACAAATGAATGCAGATTACATTAATAAATTACAAGAGTCAATGATTAATATGGAAGCTGAGCAAGCTCAAAAAATTGCTGAACTATCTCAATTATATGAAGTTGGATCTCAAGAATACCAAGATGCTTTATTAGGTCTTCAAAATTATTATGGTAAGCAAATGGATTACTATAAAGGTCAAATGGAAAATGTATTGGACAATAATACTAAACTTTATGAAGAAGATGTAAAAAATTATGGTGTATTGACTAATAATAAAGCTATGAAAGATGAAGAGTATATTGGTAAATTTAGTCAAACTCAATTAGCTATTGAGACTGGTTATGATAATTTAGAAAGTCTTCAAAGTAAATGGGTTGGAGCTTCACAGAATTTATTTAATCAAGCTTCTGGATATGCAAAAAAATATTCTGATGATGTTAATAGCGTAATGAATGCAGCTGGAACAAGTTTAGAAGGATTTAAAACTAAATTTTCTGATTCTGTTGGTCAAGCAAAAACCGATTCTGCAGCTTTAAAAACTCAAACGACTGAAGATGCAGGTGCTATTAAAAAAGCTTGGGGAGAAGTAGAAGCTCAAGTTAAAGCATTTGAAGCGCAATACAGTAAAACTATTGATAATATATGTAAAAAAAATACAAAATTATATGCATCTCTTCAAAAAATTACTCAGGGATTAGCTGGTTTAGAATCTCTTGATGATACTCCAGATGTTCCAAGTAGTAATGGGGGCGGCACTGGTAATGGTAATGGAGGTAATACTAATGGTAATCCTACTAATAAGCCAGATAAAAAGAAGCCAAAAGATAACTCTGATAAGGCTGAAGGTGTAGCAGCTGCGATTTGGCTTTGGGGTGATCACTCTGGATGGGGTAATGATCCAGAAAGAGCAAGAAAGCTTAAAGAAAAAGGTGTATCTGCCGCACAGACTATTATTAATGCAAAAGCTGAAAACGGACAGTTATATGCTAAATATTGCAATAGGATGGATGAAATAAGAAATAAATATAGTTATGGTAAATTTGATACTGGTGGATATACAGGCGATTGGAATGGTGAAGGTCGTTTTGCTATGTTACATCAAAAAGAAATTGTTCTTAACAAAGATGATACTGAGAACTTCTTAAAAACTGTAGATATAGTTCGTCAGATTTCAGATATGATTGACTTAAATGCAATGAGTGCAAGTGGAGGTTTAGGTTCTTTATTTGCTGCATCAGTAAATAAAGATAATGGCATTCTTGAACAAAATGTTCATATTACCGCAGAATTTCCAAATGCAACTAATCGGGATGAAATTCTTTCAGCCTTTGATAATGTTGTTAATCTTGCTTCTCAATATGCAAATCGTAAACGTTAATTTATTATTTTTAGGGATGAATCATTTGATTCATCCCTATTTTTTATTTTGGGCAATTAAAAACATTTGACCCAGATAAAATTTTATGTTATAATAGAAATTGGAGAGAAAGGAGTTAAATATGGCAACAGAGAATGGAAGTCAAGCTACTATAGATGATAACATTAAAAAATTATTTGATGCCATGGATATTATAGCAGCTCAGCGAGTTAAAAATTTACAGTTTGATAAAACTGTAAAATGCTCCATTACTGATGACTCAAAAAGTGAGCAAGGTGAATATACTGTTACCGATGGTTCATCTACATTTAAAGCGTATTCTGAATCAACGAAATACAGTAATGGTGCCTCTGTTTATGTCAATATTCCTAATGGAGATTATAATAATAAAAAGTTAATTACTGGACGTTATGATCAAGATAGAAATGATTATAATACTGATGATCCAGAAAAAAGTTATATAGATATTACACAAAATTTAATTTCCAGCTCTATTGGAGAAACTGGTATTATTGCTAATGGAGACAAAACTCAAATAACTATTTGGGATAGTGGAGATAATTTTAATAAAAAATTAGAAGAAGAAAAAGATGATACCAAAAAAGATGAAGGTATTAAATATAAAGCATATAAGAAAATGCTTGTTAAAGCTAAGTTTAAAAACTATTTATCTACAAGAAATGTTATTCTTGGTAATTATGGTATTAGAGTAGATATTCTTGGCGAAAAGAAAAATACCGCAGAACAAACAGTCGAAGATTGGTATATGTTTAAATTAGATTCTTCCAGTATGATTGGAGATCCATATAAATTTGAAGTTGGCTTTGAACAAAAACTTTTATTTGATTTAGACCCTGATGTAAATATTACTCGTGTTAGGGTAGTTCTTTATCAGGATAAAAATTTTTATGATAAAAGTAAAAATTTATTAGCTCCTTCTAATTTTGATGATATTTTTGTTTCAGAACCTTTTGTTAGCTTTGGTTATTCTTTAGAAGACTTTACTGAAGACACAGTTTTATTATATACTTTTGATTCAAAAAAATACGCAGAGCATTTAACAGAAGAAACTAAACAAACTTTAGCAAAACAGAGCGAAATTGAACATCAAAAAGATAGCACTAAAAAAGCTTTTACAGTAGAAGATTTAGATAAGACAGAATTATATACTGAGCAATTAAATAAATTAAATAAAAAGAAAATTATTCTTAGATGGGTTCATGAAACAACTGGAGAAGATAAAAAAACAAGAAGTTTTGAGTCTATCGCACAAGCAGAAGATATTCCAACAGGAGCCATAATTCATTGGTATAAATATGATTTAACTCAAGGTGTAACCGATAAAATAGCGGGTGCTTTTTGGGTTGAAATGGTAGAACAAAAAAATAAATTTGAATTAGAATATTCTCCTAACCCTAAAAAATCTTTTGAAATGTTTAGAGTTATTGTAGAATGTATGTCAAGAGAGTATGTTAATAATTATTTAATAGCTAATGATGAAGATATCCTTGAAATTGAAAGTAAACCAGAAGATAAACGAACTGATGAAGAAAAAGAAAAATTAGACAATTTAAAAAATTCTTATTTAGAAAAAATACATGATTATATTAGTGAAGATTTAAAATTTGAAAATGAGAATATGGTTCCAGATGAAAATACTATAGATTTAATCAAAGGCCTTACTATCACTTGCGATGATTGTAAAGGCGGATATAATGGAGTTTATCGTATTTATGATGATGCTGGCAAAATTATGAGTTCATCTGAAGCAGATAAAAAAAGACTTTTTACGGCTAGTTATACATCTATTGTTTCTGGTGTAAAAGAATTAGATACTGCTGAAAAAATTATTTGGTCTATTCCAAAATTAAATACTATGATTTATTCTCCAGAAGAAGATGTTGAATATAGTTTCTATGATAAAATTGGAACTTTGGATGAAAATGTTTTTAAAAAAGATGAATATTTTACTTTTGATAGCTTACGAGAAAAAAATAAAAAATATCAAAAAGCTATTTCTTGGGATGAAAAAACAATTTATTATAAAAAAGGCCGCACACAAATAGATAATAGTGATCAGAATTATTTTAAAATTATTCGTTATGGTATTTTATCTAGTAAAAAAACAGGTGACGAAGAAGCTGATTCCACTCAGCAGGTTTTTAGAATAAAAGATTACTATACGCAGTCTGCTATTAATAACACTGTTTATTGTACTATTTATAAAAATAATAGAGAATATAAAGCAGAATATACTTTAGCTTTTGGTCCAGTAGGAACAAATGGAACTGAATATACTTTTACTCTAGAATTAGCGGATAAGCAACCTGCGGTTTTATGTACATTAGACACTGTGCAAGTAATCCCGCATATTTATGATTATCAAAATAAAGAAGTTACGCAAGATTATATAACAAAAATTAAATATAGTTGGTATAGTTCAAATACAAAATATTCTGAAGATCATAAAGTAAAAAAAGAGGATGGAAGTATATATTATCCAAACGCCATTGATATTGAGGCTGTAGATAGTTCTACTGGAGCTGTTACGTTAAAGATAAATTCTCATAAAATTGAAGACTTAAATTATTTTATTCTTCAAGGACAAGTCTTTAATGCTACTACAATAGTAAATTTGAATAAATATAAAGATGAAAACGGAGAAAATAAGAACGTTGATGGAAAAGTTAGTACAGATGAATTAACTGAAAATACTGGTAATCAAAAACCAGATGGTATCAAAGTATCTTTATATTCTTATTTGCCAATATCAATAAGAAGTTCTATTGATTACACTACATTTGATGGAGCGACAAAAATATCTTATAATACAGCTGGAGTAGATCCTTCTTATTATAAAGACCCTTATAAAGTTTATAGTTATATAGATCAAAAAACTACGCCTGATACAAATGTAAAATGGATGATGTCTTATGGTAAAGATACTCAAGTAAAAGATAAAGAGGGAAATTATACAACTAATTTAAAATATTATCCTTGGTTAAATCAAAATAATTGTTTAATTGCGCCATCAATGTATTTACAAAATAATGGAAAAGAAATTTCCGTTATTGGATATACTTTTGGAAGTAATGGATTAAATATTGTTTGGATTCAACCATTATACATATATCAAAATGTTTTTACATCAGCGTTATTAAATGCATGGGATGGTAGTTTGACTTTCGATGAAGAAAATGGTACAATATTATCAACGATGATGGGAGCAGGAAAAAAAGATAACCAAAATCGTTTTAATGGTGTATTAATGGGAGATCTAAGTCCAGCTTTTAATACGGAAGAGGGTATATCTGCATTAAAAGATTATTATACTGGAATTGGGTTATATGGTTTTAATGAAGGACAAAAAAGCTTTGGTTTAAATATTAATGGACGAGCCTTTTTTGGAAAATCAGGACACGGGCAGATTTTGATAGATGGCAATTCTGGCTCAATTCAAAGTCAAAGATATTTAATGTCAATGGCCGCTTATAATTCAGGACAAGCATTAGAAGAGCCTCTTGATACAGCTAAAGAAGGCATGTGCATTGATGTAGATAATGGTACTATTACAGCTTATGGAATTGGTAATAATTCAATGATTAAAATTAATCCAAATCCAAGTAAATATGAACCATATTTTGTAATAAGAAGTGGTGAAGTAAAAATTGGATACGATTCTGATGGTAAAGAATATAGTAGACCTGGAGAAAATTTAATATATATTGGAGATCAGAATTACTATTTACAGTCTCATGATTTTTATGATTATCCTATTACAGAAAAAATTATCGCAGATGATGGAACTGAAAAAGAAAAAGTTCTTTCTTATGGAAAAGGTTTTAAATTTGATTTAAACCAAGGAAGTCTAAAAGCTTATGATTTTTCTTTAAAAGCTTCTGATTCATCTACTGGAGCTTATATAAATTTAAACAGTAATGGAGTTCCATATTTTGAAATTTTTGGTGTCGGAACGATAGGGTCTGGCAAGAATAAAAAGCAATGTTCAAATACATTATTATCTTTTGGAAAAAGTTCTCAATTTTTACAATCTTTAGATTTTAGTGAAGTAAATGAAGTTGGTACTAGACTTGATTTAACTTTAGGTAGAATAACATCTTTTGATTTTGGAATTAAAGCTTTAAAAGCGAAAACCGGTGGAATTTATATTGATAGTAATGGTAGTCCTTATTTACAAATACAAACTCAACATAAGACTTTAACTGATAAGAATGGTAATAAAGAATTAATTAATTTATTTTATGCTTCAAAAAATGATTTTTATATTCAATCTATGAATTTTAAAAACAGTACTGAAAAAAATATTGGTGCTGGTGTAAAATTAGATTTAAATTATGGAGCTATGCAAGCATATAATTTTACAATAAAAGCTGTAAAAAGTATTACAAATAAAGAAACTGGTGAAGTAAAAGATTATATTATTGCAATAGATAGTACTGTTAATGATTATCCTTTTAAAGTTGGAGACTTTTTTAGAGTTTCTTGGAGTGGAAAAGTTGAAGCAGAAAAATTAATTGCTGCTAAAGGTGGACAAATTGGACCTTTTTATTTTAATAGTAGTGCTTTATATACTGAAAGTTCTGAATTTGGAAACTCTGGAATTTATTTAGGAACTTCTGGTTTGAGTGTTTCAAATGGTAATTTTAAAGTCGATAAAGATGGTAATACAACATTACAAGGTAAAATTATTGGAAATAGTTGGAGTGTTACTACCAATGGGTTAGCTACTTTTGAGAATATTGATGCTACTGGCGGAAAAGTTGCAGGTTGGACATTAGGTAAAGGATATTTTAAAAATGGCGATACTAAATTAAGTTCAGATGGACTTGATTTTAAAAACAATTATTTACATAGTGATCAATTACACTTTAACAATGTTGATTTAAGCAAAGATGGATTAAAAATAGGAAAAACAGATGTTAATTTAAGTAAAAATGGTTTAACGATAGGAAAAAACGTTGAATTAAATTCAACTCATTTAAAAATTGGAAATAATGTTGAACTTAATGATAGCAAATTAAAAATAAATGATAATACATATTTAAGCTCTTCAGATGGTTTACACATAGGAAGCGGAAAAGGAAGTATTATATTAAATAACTTAAAACTTGCAGTAGGAAATGATAGTATTTATTTTACAAATGGCGTTATTGGCATAATTGCTTCTAATCAAACCTTTACAGTAGGACCAAAAGGTTTTGGAGCAATTGATACAAAATGTTTTTGTGGATCATTTGAATGTGGCGGAAGTATAACTGTTAATAACCATGTTGGAGTAAATGGTACTGTAACTTTTGAAAACGGTTCTTATTTTTCTTTTTCAAACGGAGTATGTGTTGGTGTGTATATCGCACGATCTTAAAAAAAATGGAGGTAAAAAATGGCTTCAAGAGAAAGTTTTATTAGTCATGCATTATATATTATAAATACTTTTCACCCAACCTATTTAATGGGCGCAGGGCATTTTGCTCCAGGAGGAGCCTCTCAATATGACTGTAGTGGTTTTGTTTTAAGTGTAATTTTGCATGAATTAGGTAGTACAGGAGGATGTTCCTATACAGGTGATATGGGAGGATTAGTTTCATTAGGCTTTCAGCATTTACCTTTTTCAGGATTTGGAAATTGTAAAAAAGGAGATGTTTTAGTTTGGAATAAACCAGGCACAACTGGGGCTTCAGCAGACGGTCATACAGAATTTGTTTATGATCCAAATGTTCCTCAAACAATTGGAGCAAGAGGCCCAAAAGGAAATCCGGCAAGTATAGGATTTTCAAACCCAGGTTGGCAAGATGTATATAGATATAAAGGCGGACTTATTCCTAAAACGTGGTCTGAAGGCGTTATATATGATGGTGTTTCTGGTCCTGGATGGAGTGAAGGAACGATTTATGATGGAATCGTTTAAAAAATTTTTTAGATAAAAAGGAGAATATATTATGGCAACAAAAAATATTACTTTAACAAATTTAGAAATTTATACAACTGCTCAAGCTTTAATGGAGAGTATCACAACTGATATAAATCTTCCAGTTAAAGTTGGTTTTTATATTCAAAAGAATATGAAGAAAATGACAGAACTTGCTCAGGAAATTGAAAAGTCTCGTATGGAGATTTTTGATAAATATGGCGAGAAAGATGAAGAAAATAATCAATATAAGTTCGATAAGAGTGTTCAAGAGCAGGTTCAGAAAGAACTTAATGATTTATTTGATTTAACACAGGATGTTAAAACAAATATGTTAGAGCTTGATTGGTTTGATGATATTGACTTAAATGCAAATCAGATTGCTGCAATCTCTTATATGATTACAGATGATGAGGATGAAGTAGAGGAGTAATAAAAGATGGCTAAATTGTACCCACCAAATATTAATGGGACAATTCCAGCTTTTTGTAATGATAATGGGACTGTTCTTATAACAGTCCCATTTTCTATGAATAAAGCAGTTTCTAAAAGTGAAGTTGGAGGTTTTGCTTTAAAAATAAAGACTGTAAGTGGAGTTGTAAAAGGCGCTATAAAAACTACAAATAGCAATACATCTTCTTACGATATGGAAGAAGATTATTATGCAACATTTGATGCAAGCTTTTTAGATTTTTCAGTGGGGCAATATTATAAATTTCAACTTGCTTATATAGGAAAAGATGGAATTGTTGGTTATTATTCTACAGTAGGAGTTGCTAAATATACAACAGCTCCAACAATACAAATTAGTGGACTTAAATTTGGTAGAATTAATTCACATAATTATTTTTATACAGGTGTATATAGTCAAAAAGGCGGAGATACTACAGAAAAATTATATAGTAGTAGATTTAGATTATATGATTACGAAAAGAATGTTATTCAAGATACTGGCGAAATAATTCATAATACTTCATTAGATGATTTAAGTTATGAAGCGCATGATACGTTCTCTGTGCCGCAAGACCTTGAATTAGATAAAACATATTTTTTAAAATATTCAATTAAATCTGTAAATGGCTTAACTGCTAATACACCTTTTTATAGAATTATGCAACGTCGTTCAGTTAGCCCAGAAATTAAAACTGATTTAGTTGCAACTTTAATGCCAGATGAAGGATATATTAAAGTAACTCTTGATGATAAATATGATGCAGTAATATCAGGAGCGTTTGTAGTATCTCGTTCAAGCAGTTTGAATGGTTATGCTTGGGAAGAATTTAAACGTTTTGATTTACAAGCTGTACCACCAGAAAAATGGTCTCTTTTGGATTGTACTATTGAACAAGGTGCAACATACAGATATTCTTTACAACAATATAATTCTAATGGAATTTATTCAGATAGAATTATTTCAAATAGTGTTCCAGTTGACTTTGAAGATATGTTTTTATATGATGGAGAACGTCAACTTAACATTCGTTTTAATCCCAAAGTAGCTACATATAAAAAGGATTTACTTGAATCAAAAATGGATACAATTGGAAGTAAATATCCTTTTATATCAAGAAATGGAAATGTAGATTATAAAGAATTTTCTATTTCTGGACTTATTTCTTATCAAATGGATAATGTAGAATTATTTATGAAAAAAGAAGAGTTAGGCGATTTAAAACCAGAAGATATAAATGCTAATCTGACCAAAGAAAATATAACTGCGGAACGTCTATTCAAAAATAAGGTATTAGATTGGTTAAATAATGGAAAACCAAAAATTTTTCGGTCTCCTACTGAAGGTAATTATATTGTACGATTAATGAATGTTTCACTTAGCCCGCAAGATGGATTGAGCAGAATGTTACATAGTTTTTCATGTAGTGCTTATGAAATAGCAGAATTTAATATTACTAATTTAAGACATTATGGATTAGTAGATGCAAATGAGGATACTGCAATGCAGACAAGATGGAAAACAATTACTCTTAGAGATGCAGGTGATGAAACCAAGCCTAAACCGCAATTACTTTCTCATCCAGCTTATTCAATTTCTTTTACAGAAATGACTCCTGGAAGTAAAGTATATATTGATGGACAGAGTTTTATTATTGGTGCTACTGGTTCTTATTATGCAGAATTTCCTGATCGTCCTATTAAAAATGTTCGTTTTGATTGGACTCAAGACATGAATGGTTTATTTACATACAGTTATAAGACAAGATCTATTACTATTTTTGGAACTATTAAAGATGTTCAAATTGTTGATGTTCCAGTTAGACAATTTATTGGAGAAAGATATAAGCAACAGAAATTAGTAGATAAATACGGTCAAATTTATACTACTAAAGATATCTTTGAATTAATTGAAGATATTAAAACAGAAGTATTAAATACTTATTCATTAAAACTTCAACGAAGAGATTTACGAGATATCTATGTAGATGTTGAATATACTGAACCGCAAGAAGGTCAAGAAGAAAATAAGTTTGTTCCAGATGCTTCACTTAAATATTATAATGATATGTATTGTACAGGAGCCCCTATTGATTTAGCAACATTAGATCCATGGGCAATATATTATATCCGTCACAGAAGAGGACGTGTCGCAAAGAAGTTTCCAAATGAAGGTTATTATGTAGAAGCAAATAATGATACCTTTGCTCCATATACTGGATATGCAATAGATGGAGACTTAAAAGATTTCTTTGCTATTGGATATGACACTTTTACTGCTACTATTGATGATGAAGAAGTCAACGTGTTTGATGAAATAATGCCTATTGATATTCAAGATAGCTCTTTTATAAAAAGTTTAACAATAAATAGAGGTGTTATTGCTTATATTAGTTATTCAAAACAAGATATAACTTATACTTTTGAAGAAACTGGTAGTAAAGATCTTATAAAGGCTAAATCAGATTATAAGGCGGCTGAATCAAAGCTTTTGGAGGAGTATAAGAATCATAATAATACAAGAGATAGTATAGTTCAAGCTAAAGAGCAAAGAGATTTAGCATATCAAAAATTCTTAATCCTCTTAAATAAAACAATTACAGCATATAAGGAGGCGAATGGTATTATATCATGAAAGATCCTTTATTAAACAAAGATTTTTTAAAACAACTCGATGAACAGAGTACACGAGAAATTTACGCTAAGGTTATAGCTTTAGATTTTGATGAAAATCCAATAGAGGAGATTACTGGTAGAATAACGCAGGGTTCCATTTCAGTAAATGGGACTTCTGCGGTTCGCCGCACATGCTCTATGACAATGGTAGCCAGTGAACTTAATATTCATAATTACTATTGGGGATTAAATACAAAATTTGAATTAAAAGTTGGTGTTAAAAACACAATAGATACAATTAATTATCCAGAGATAATTTGGTTTCCAGAAGGACATTATGTAATATCTACTTTTAATACATCTCAATCTACCAGCTCATATACTATTTCATTACAAGGTAAAGATAAAATGTGTATGTTAAATGGAGATGTCGGTGGCGCAATTACCGCACTATCTGTTGACTTTGGTAAATATGATACAATCGCCGCAGATGGCACAATTACCACAAATGATTATTTAATTAAAGATATTATTCGTGAGGCAGTTCATGAATATGCAAAAGAGCCTTTTGAGAATATTATTATTAATGATCTTGATGATATAGGTATTGAGCTTATGGAATCTCGTCAGAAAGATCCTTTTTATCTTTTAATGAATTTAGATATGGATGTTGTAAATCAACTTTTCTTTTCTTCAAAACAAAGTGGATTTTATGTATACGATACTATGAAACCAATTACAGATTTTGAAGATGGTAATTTTCATTTTGATCAAAGAATTTCTATTGATATGGGAAATAGCATTGAACCTACTTATATCAGAACCGCAAATAGTGATACAAGATATTCTGTTATAAAAGTTCAATATGGTGATGTTGTTGGATATAAGCCGACTGATTTAACATATGCGGGCGACCTTATTTTAGATGTTGGAAGCTCAGTTACGCAAATGCTTGATAAAATAGTATCTATGTTAGGAGAGTTTGAATATTTTTATAATATTGATGGACAATTTGTTTTTCAAAAGAAAAAGACTTATGTTCAAACATCTTGGAATAATATTATGAATAATACAACAAGTGATGTTTATGTAGAGAATGCCGCAAATACATCTTCTGTAACGTATTATTTTGAAAATGCAAATATAGTAACATCTTTTAGTAATGCTCCAGATTTATCAAATCTTAAAAATGATTTCTCTATTTGGGGACAAAGAACATCTGTAAGTGGAGCAGAGATACCAGTACATTTACGATATGCAATAGATAAGAAACCTTTATATTATAAAACATATGATGGAGAAGTATTTTTTACAGATAAATATTATACTAAATTAAAAGAAGAGATAAAAAGTTTAACCACTAAGGAAGATTATGAGAAGCTTGAGAATTATAAATTTAAATATCCAACTCCTGTTGGTTTAACTCAGCCAGAAAAGACTGCGCAAGGTTGGACTCCTGGATGGTGGGATATTAGAGACTGGCACGATTATTATAAACTTATTACAGGAGTTGAGCCTACTGGAACGATGAAGTGGTATTCTCGAAATGACGAATCTGGATGTGTTAAAGAAAGTTCATTAAATGAATATTGTAAAGCTCATAATTTTCCAACTTTTACAAATGATGAAAAATATGTTTGGTTAATTGTTATAAAACCAACTAAGATTGATACTATTCATGGCTCAGGAAAACCAGATCCAGATGTTTTAAGAGAATGTCGGTATTATGAATCTTATGACAATGGTAAAGGAAAGATTATAACAAAATTAGTTCAACCTGTTATTAAAAAAAATTTTATGTATCCATATGCAACTTGTTCTGATAAACATACTTTTTTACATTTTTTAAAAGAAAATGTGGAGAAAGGAGAAAATGTATATTTTTATAATCCTAGATTTTATTTTAATGAGCATAATATGGGGGATGAATTAACAGAATTAAAAAAAGAACAATTATCTATTGATAATAAAGATGAAAAATATCATCAAGTTGATTGGCGTGAACTAATTTATCAAATGTCCAAAGATTATAAAAGACACATGCATGATGATGATTTTTATGTAAAGATAAGTCAAAATAATAATAAATATTATCCTGATGGATATACAGGATATGAACAATATTATACTGACATGGATGGCTTTTGGAGACAGTTATATGATCCATTTTATAAAGGTTCATATAAAATTGCTTATACAACTAAAACAAAGTATGATGCAAAACCAGAATCATATTATTATTATGTGCGTTGTGACAAAAATATTAATTATGTAGTAGGTAGACAATATTATACTCAATCATTGTCTGGTGAATATACAGCGATTAGTTTTTTAAGCGAAGCAGTATATAAAAAATCTCCAAAAGATTATTATTATATTCATCAATGCAAAAAGGGAGAAGCTTATATTCCTAAAAAGCAGTATTATCAAAAATATGATAATGAGTATGATAAAACAACATATTGGAATAATGGAATTAAAGAATCTCCAGAGGCATTAAATTTTTGGTTCGATTTTTTAGATTCTGAGGGTGAATTAAGTCAATATTCAGTTAAGAATGTTGGGACTCGGCCAAAAGCTGAAAATAATTCTGATGTTAAAGCTATCTATTTTAGAGAAACTCCTAATATTATTTATATAGATGAAAATAGTATTGAGTATACTAAAATAAATATTACAGAAGATATGTTTTATGAGGACGGAGCTTATTATTATATTAGTGATGGTTCTGGTGGTTATACTTTAGCTTTAGACTGGAATCCTAATCAAATTTATTATATAAGTTCATTAGATCTACAAAGAGCTTTAAAACCAGGATATAGTTTTCTTCAAATACCATCTCAATTCAGTAATATTTTTAAATTTAGTTCTCAAGGAAAATCTGCAAAAGATGAATTAGATAATTTATTATATAATTATTCTTACTGCACAGAAACAATTTCAATGACAACATTACCAATTTATTATTTGCAACCAAATACTCGTATATTTGTTAGAGATGATAATAGTGGTATTTGCGGAGAATACATTGTTTCAAGTTTCACTATTCCATTAACTTATAATGGAACAATGAATATAAATGCAACAAAAGCAGTTGAGAATTTATTTTAAGAGTAAGGGAGATAAAAAATGGCAAATAAAGTTAAACAATTTCGTTTCTATAATGATGCGGAAGCTAGAAAAGGTGATGCAAGCAATAACTCCCCAAAAACCGCAGAAAAGGCACAATTTGTTGATGGTACAATTTTCGCAGATTGTTTTCCTATTTCTCAATTAGGTATTCAAGCATTACCTGGGACAAGATTTTTATTGAATAATGCACCTGAGACAGATTATATTTTAATTGGACAAACAGGAATTTTTGAACTTGATTTAAATAATCAAACTGAAATTACAAGTATTAAATTTGATGCAGCGTCAATGGAAAAAATTAATACAATAGCAAATGCAGTATTAATTGTAGATCTTATTTATGATGATGGGGAGGACTAATATATGGGATTTTATGGTAATATAACAAACACTACTCGTACACAATTCTCATTTGATGCCACTTATCCAAGTAGATATGAAATGGATACGCAAGTCGCTAATGATGGAGTGTATGTAGGTAGATATGTGTTAGTTGAATATGATAAAGATATTAAAGGCAGCCTATCTGGCGTTCCTCAAGTTTATAAAATTACAATAGATGGATTAAATAAAGATTTTGCTTTATCAATTTCTGCTGATTTTATTGTTAGTGAAAAAGAAGATGAAGAAGGAAATAAAGTTAATCCAACTATTATTCGGTGTCTCACTGATCAGGATAAAAAAGATATTGCTGATGGTAAATTGACATATACAGATAACTTAATTGAAGAAGGAACTGTCCTTCGAGTGCCAGGCAAATTAAATGATAATGGGAAACCAATTTATAATTTAGTTGCTAATAGTGGAATTCATAAAGATCCATTAAACTTTTTATATGATGAATATTGGGTTGCAACTGGAAATGCTCAATATGTAATTACTACGATAGTTGAGGATGAGCAAGGCAATCCTAAGAAACAATATACTACTTTTACAGGGGCTTTATGGGAATTTTTAGGAGATTCATCCCAAGATAGTTTTACTTTTAATTTTACAAGAGATAAACAATATTATAAGACAAGTAGAGGTTATGATTCAACTGTTTGGCAAAAAGTGTTAGATAAAGGCTATGAGAAATATGTAATGGTAGCTGAATTAAATACTATTGTACCAACATTTGACATTTCCGCAGATGCACCTACTATTGTTCCATTGAGACCTCACTTTGATGTAGATAGTACAAATGTATATTATAAACTTCATTGGCAACCAACTTGGGGTTTTAGAATAAGATCAAGTGAACCAGATACGCAAGTACCTCAATATGATACTGAAGGAAAACCTATAGCTGCAACTATTTTATCTTCAAATAGTAGAGTTAAGTATCCTTCAGATGAAAATACTAATTGGACAAGAACAGAATTTGATAAAACTACCAATTCTAAAAAGGTTCTTTATGCTAAGTATAATAAAACTGGTGGAATCGATTGGGTTGAGAAAGCCCAAGAAGCAGACCCACCTGTTATCAATGCAGCTATATATTATAATAGGGATGGATTTGATCCTGATGTGGTATCTAAAAGTTGGGATAGAAAATATCTACATCAGCTTGGGCTTCCAGGTAGAAGAGACCCAGCAGTCGATCCAGATGTTCCTCTTTCAGAAGATATGGGTTTTGTTGCTGAAGGTATTACAATTGCTCCTACTGGATTAAGTGGTAATACTTATGCAAATCATAATGGTGTTGCTACACCAGAAGTAGATACTCAAGAACTTTCTATTATGTTACCATCTATTGGAGATGCTATTTCAGATGTTTGGGATTTAGTTTATGGTGGTAGAAAAACAAATGAAGCTATCCAAAAAACTCAAAAGAGAAATCCAGATATAGAATGGTATGATGCAAGAGCTGTTCAAGATAGAACTGGATTACGTTTAGTTAAAGACGGTTTTACATATAAGATGAAGAGTGGTAAAGCACAAGGATGTCCAAGAAATTATTATAATACAGCTAATGTAAATACTATAGCTGGTTGTATTAATTCTGTACACGATTTAATGGGTATGATTATTCAGCCATATAACACTTTTGACGCGATGAAAGAAAATATTGCTAATAATGATGATGATACAATTTATTTTGATGTAAGTAATAATAAATATTATCGTCGTGATATGAAGTATACTTATACACCACTTGCCGCGAGTGCTTATACATATGAGAGAATTGATTTATCTGAGGGTGAATTTAAACCAGATTTATATTATGTCAAGAATGGAAGCAGATATGATGTTGCTTCTGGAAAATATAATAAAGATTTGGAATATTATGTAAGAAAACTTACTGCTTCAGAAGGATATGAACAAGTAAAAGTTCAGCCATTTGATGGTAGCAAATATTATTATATAAACGAATTAACAAATGGTGGTAAAGATTTTATTTCAGAGCCTACTTATCATAGAGATAAAACTTATTATACTATGGATTCTGATAAAATTGATAGAACTCGTATGGATTTGGGAGATGATTTTAAAGGTTATACTTATTATCAATATATGACTGATGCCAATACTAATACATTAAATTCTCCTTATTATGCTATTGACTGGACTATTGCTGGTCAAAATTATGATCCAAAAGCAACATATTATGAGATAGAAGAAAGATTTGCTTTAAAAGATGTTATTTCAGAACCACAATATACTGATTTATATTTACCAGGTATCTTTTATTATAGAGCTTGGGCAGAAGATAAATACTCTAAAGTATATTGGGATGGACTTCAAGATATTACTGTCTATAATAAGAATGATGATGGTACTTATACACCTGTTCAAGAACCAGCTATAGGAGAATATTATTATCAAAAGCTCCATGCCGCAGGTGAACCATATATTTTAAAAGTTGGAGAGCAACCTATAAAAGCTGATTTTGATTATCGCATTGATAATAGTGATTTAGGAACTGGAAATATTAAAGATGGTGGAGCTTTAATTGACCATTATATGGTTAAAAGAGGAGAAAAAGTAACTGAGACTTATACTGAAGTAGATACTTATCAACAAGTTAAATTCAATGATCCAGCACATCATGTTTCTAGTAGTTATACATGGAACGAAGCAGAAGCTGGACCAGCTTGGGTTTTTGATCAGAGCGTTGGAGATTATGTAAGAAATACATTGCCTTTTGACCCTGAAAAAAATAAACAGAATTTATATTTTGTTCAACAGAAAAAATATGTATATGTATATATGGGTGGTACTATAGATGAAGATAAACCTCTTCACTTATTGCCATATGCAAGAACTGAGGTAAGTTATAGAGATCCTCGTTCTGGAGACATAGTTGATAATTTTCATATAAATTATGCAAATATCAAGGATGGAAATCCTTGGTTTGTAAAAACAACTGTAAATAGTCAGCTTCTTGGACCATATACAATTTATATTCCAGTTACAGCAACTTCTATTAGACGACAATTAGTAGATTATTATACAAATCCTACCAGAGATGAAAAAGATCGTTTACAATATTATCAATTAAAGAAAAAGAAGATTGATAAATTCTATGCTCCAAATCTATATTATTATAAAGTTGGAGAAAATTTAGATCGTGAGAGAAAAGGTAGCTATATTCTTGAAACTAATAAAAATTTAAAAGTTAATAATGTAGATGGTTATAGTTTAGCTCATTTAAAAATTTCAGAAAGTGATTATCATAAAATTAATGAGCATGACACAGCAACTAATCAAAGAATTTATTTTTATTATCCAAACTACTTTTATCGTAAAGAAGGCGACGAATATGTTTTAGCTCAAGAAGAAACAATGAATCCAAATGAAACTTATTATGTAATTAAGAATTTCTATATTGATTCAGATACTATGAATATTATGCCACATGGTCAACAGTGGAACAATAAAATTAAACATATTCCTCCTTCAGTTTCTTTAGCAACAAGAGAGGTTGGATTTACATATTATGAGTTAGTAGATTTTGCTCGTAAATTAAATACTATTCATGGCATGATTTTAAAAATGAATCAAGTGATTGATTCTGAAGATACTGACACAAGAGATTTAAAAACAATTCAAGGTGCTTTAAATACCTTCAATGATTGGATTTCTCATTTAGGAAAATTAGATTCTCAAGACCTTGTTATTGTAGATAATTATGGTCGTTTGACAAGCGCGCCCGCGAATGTTACTCAGAATAGTGAAGGAGCTAATCATACTCCTGGAACTAAACATGATGTAACAGGAATCGTATCGGACGTATTCCCAATGGCAGAAAACCTTACTAAAGAAGGCGGATTTAAAAATCAATGGTTGACTGTTAACGTAGATGGCAAACCAACTAAACCGATTGTTTCATTGAGACATAATTATCAGCCAGTAAGAGATACTACTTCTAATTCTAATATGAATAATTCTAAAAAGGATACTATAAAGTTATATACTCCAATAGTAGACCCTAAAGGACATGTTGTTGGTCATAATGATGAAACAGTTACATTACCTTATGGATTTAAGACTATTACTACTAATGGTAGAAGCGGAGCTGCATCAGGAGATAACACTGGAAACCCAAACACTTCAAGCGTAATTGCGGATAATACTCAAGATACTCTTGGAATTAATTCTGGTAATAAATGGATTAGAATTGATACAAATGCAAGCGCAGATACACTTACTATTAGCCATGATATTCATACTCCAACAGTAAGTGCAAAGGGTCAAACTGACTTAAATAATCCTGCAACAGATAGTATTACTATTCAAGATACAATTTATGACAATGCTGGTCATATGACAGCTAATCAAAATCATAAATATATTTTGCCTTATGGATTTAAGTATATTACAACAAATGGTCGTGTATCAAATAATAATACAGAAAATCTTGCGGCGCAAGGTCAAATTGCTGCTGATAATACTCAAGATACATTAGGTATTAACTCTGGCGATGAGTGGATTCGTATTGTAACAAGTCCAGATTCAGATGTACTTACAATTAGTCATGACGCTAAGAATACCAGTTCTGTAGATGGCGGAAATGTTAGTTTGAGCAATGAAGAAAATGGAACAACATTTTCAATTACTTTATATGATTTTGATAGTAAAAATCATTTTAGTAAAAAGACAATTACAAAATATACTTTACCAAATAGCTATGGTAAAATTGCGGCAGATGTAGGAACAACTACAGAAGCTTCATGTACACATGATACATTCACTTTAAGTGGAGATAGTTGGATTAAAACAACTGTTAGTAAAGATAAAGTTAGTTTTGCTCATCAAGCTCCGCAAACAACTAATTTAAGCTCTACAGTTGAAGATACTAATAAGACTCCTAAATTAGGCGGAACATTTAGTATTCCTAAAATTTCATATGATTCAAAAGGTCATATATCAAGTAAAGCAAGTTATACAATTACATTACCTTCATTAAGCTTATCTGGAACTAAGGGCGGTTCAGATAATGTAATGACTAATTTAACCTATACTAAAAATGGAGATACATTTACTGCTACTTTTGGAAAAATCGGAGATTTAGCTTTAACTGGTTATTCAACTCCAACTTCAGTGACAGTTGATATTGCACCATCAGACAGCTTAAATGTTGGTCTTGGTAAATTAAGATATTATATTAAGCAAAATCACTTAGCTATTAATGAAGAAGTAAAGAATAGACAAGCTGCAATTACACAAGAAGTAGCAGATAGAAATACTGCTATCAATAGTTCTATTAATACTGCTCTTGGTAAATTAGACTCTGATGTGAAGGCAGCACCTGGATATTATGTTTCTGCTGTAAAACAAGCTAATGGTCTTGTAACAGCTACAACAGCTACTTTCCCAACTGCATCTTCAAGTAGTAAGGGTATGGTTACTGTCATAGATGATTATTCTCAAAATCCAGAAGAACTATCCTCTTCAGTTCCTTCTTCAATGGCATTTATTAATGCATTAAGAAGATTTGATAATTATTATCAAAAGACAGATACTTTTAACTATACTGCAAGTACATATGATGAAACTTCTAAAGCTGTAGTTCCAAAGGATGAGAAGTTTACAATTGAGCAAATTATAAAGAGAATTAGCGATATTGAAAAAACTGTAGTAACTCAACATCAAAAACTCTTAGATTCATCTGATCATTCGATGATTTTATAATAATTTAAATATCCTGGTCTATTTATTATAATAGGCCAGGATTATTTAATTTATAAATATATATTTTGATTATTTATAGGAGAAAATGAAAAGGAGGTAAATGTTTTGGCTTCTTATACAACAACACCTAGCAATTATGTAAAATTTTTGCGTGGTACTCCAACAGCCTGGGCAAAGATTCCAGATGCAGATAAAGATAAAGATACACTGTATTTTATATCTGCAACGGATGGAAGAACAGGCCAATTATACTTAGGACCTAAATTAATTATTGGTGAAATTTCCAATATTAACAATATCGGCGATTTACAAGATGTTCTTATTTCAGAAGATATTACCGCTAATAATATATTAATCTATGATGACCATCAACAGAAATGGATTAATAAACCTATTTTTGAGGTTTTAAGTCAAATTGTTACAATAATGGTTGGAGCAAGAGACGATGCTAATGGTCTATCTGGTTTAGTACCACCTCCAAAAGCAGGAGATAATAAGTTATATTTACGTGGTGACGCAACATGGGCTAATCCTACCGCCGCAGTTGAGCTTGTTTTAAATACTCTTATTGGTGAAGATACAGGAAAATCAATTCGAGATATCTCTAAAGACGAGGTTTTAAAAGTAGTTGATGGCGCTTCAGAAAATTTTGATACATTAAAAGAGATTGAAACATGGATCGAAAATAATCATAATGCCACCGACATTATAGAGCTTGATAATCGAGTTACTAAACTTGAAGGTACTGTTGGAAACTCTACTAAAGGATTAGTTAAAGACGTTGCTGATTTAAAGACATTCTCAGAAAAAGTAAATACAACTTTATATGGTGATGAGACTGGTACAAATCAAGGTCTTGTAAAAACTGTTAGTAGTTTACAATCTGAAATGGTTGAAGTATCCAATAAAGTAAATGTTCTTGATGGTAGATTAAAATGGCAAGACATTAATGAAACTGAATGAAAAAGGAGGACAATAATAAATGGCTAATGTTTTAAGAGACGCTAAAGTTGGCTTTCTAACTGGTTCCCAGAGTTCTATTGATACCATGTTATCTCAAGGCGCCAATGCTGGAGCTAAACATGGTTATTTTTATTTAACAAAAGATTCACATAGATTATATATTGGTAATAGTGATGGAAGTATTTCCGCTGTAAATGAAGGTGTACAAACTGTTACTTATTTAGGCGATTTACCAACACTTCAAACTGCTGCTGATAAAGTAGCTTATACAGGACGTTTCTTCTATGTTCAGTATAAGGATTCTACCGCAGGTCAAGTAGATAGTAATATTGCTAATATTCTTTGTGTATATAATGGTAGCACATGGGTACAGATTAATGCCAATACTGATACTCATGTTAATTCTAATACTTATACAACTTCTACTACTGGAGCTACTGCAACTATCAGAAATGCAATTGGTAGTACAGATGGTGGTAGTGTTACTGGTACATTTAATATTGTTACTACTGGTGGATTAAAAATTGCTAATACAGCAGGTAAAACAAATAGTATTACACTTACTGGTGATAAATTTACTTTAGCTGCTGGAGATGGAGCAACTGGTGAAGTTAAACTTAATTTAAGTTCTACTAATGGTCAAGCTGGTAGTTCAGTTACTTTAAAATCAGATCCAAATACAACTGTTCTTACCAGAAAAGACAATGTAATTACTATCTCTGGTAGAGTTAATGCTTCTTTAGCTATTGCTAATGCGGAAAGTGGAAAAACTGGTTTTACTGTAACAGTAAAAGATAATCAAGGTAAGACTGTGACAGATTCTTATGATCCAATTATTAAGTATGGTAGTAAGGCTCAAAGTTCTACTAAGTTAGTTAATGGTGAATTTAATATCAATGCATACAACAAAGAAGAAATTGACCAATTAATGAGAGATCTTAATGCGATGGAATATCGTGGTACTGTTGGAGCAAATGGTACTGCTGCTACAGCATGGACAGAACTTCTTAACTTACGTCAGAAGGTTGGTTATACATACTTATTTAGTTCAAAGATTACTGTAAATAGCGTTGAACATACAGCTGGTACTTTAGCTATCGCTCGTGGTACTGAATATACAGCTGCTGATTTAGCTGCAGGCACAATTGCAGATGCTTCTTTAATTGGTACTATTAATCCAGCAACTCTTACATGGGATTTTGTAGAGAGCACAAATGATACTGATACAACTTATAAATTGTATACAACTTCTACAGGAATTGGTTTTAAATTACAAGATTCCTCAGGTGGTGTTAAAGGTCAAGTTAAATATGCTGGTGCAGGTGGATTAACAGTATCTCAATCTCTTCAGGGTGGAGTAGATATTTCTGCAGACAGATCAGCTGAGAATGTAATTACAATTACTCATAATACTGTTAAAAGAACTGATACTAATACTAATCCAGAGAAGATTAAATTAAGTTCTAAAACTCCTGCAACACACTTAAATGATACTATTACTATTCCAGTAATAACATCTCTTAGAACAAATGAACAAGGACACGTAACAGGTGTAAATACTGTTAATTATGAACTTAATGATACTGCTACTGTAATTACAGACATGAGTAGTGCCGCAAAGAAAAATTCAGATGGCTCTATTGCTTTAAGCACTAAAGTTACTGCTACTTCTTCAAGTGGTAAAAGTATGGTTCAAAATGGAACTGCTACAGCAACTATCAAATCAAGTTCTTTGACTCTCGGAGCAAATGGATCTTCAGTGTCAATTGATATGACTTGGGGCGAGTTCTGATAATTTTAATTTTCTATTTTTTATTCTAAATAGAGAGAATTATAGGGATTAAAAAGAGAGATTCTCTTTTTAATCCCTTTATTTTTTTAAATATATATGAGATAGAAAGGAGATACCGCATAATGGCAAATGCAAGATTTAGACCAGTTCGTGGTTTAGAGGAAAAAATTCTTCAAGGTAAATACCAAGAAGGTTTTGTTTATTTTGCAACCGATACTGGAAACATTTTCATTGATGCTCAGGGAATTGCAAGAATCCCTATGGGCGGTCGCGGTGCCGCAATTATTTATGCAAACGCTACTTTCGTTCAAAACTCCGGAGATGACTATTATACATTCTATATGGATGAACTTGAAAATCCAGATGATAAATTAAAAATTGGAGATTTAGTCATTAATAATGATGGAAGTTTTTACAAAGTTGTAGATATTGATGAAATAACAAGAGCTGTTATTTGTGCAAGAATCGCTGTCAGTGGAACTAGCGGAGGCGGTGAAGGTGGTGGTGGAACTACTTCTACTAAAAAAAGAGGTCGTTTAACTGTCACAGGTATAACAGAAGCAGATTTATTAAATGGTGATAAATGTAAAATCCAAATTTTAGTAACATCTGCAACAGAAGATGGTAGTCCTGTTGACCCAGGAAAAGATGCAATGAAAGTTACAATTCAATTTTTTGCAGATAATGGTGCTGTGCCATTTTATACTGATACAAAAAAGGTAACTCATGCTGAACCTATCATTTATGATGCCACTGAATTTATTCGTCAATCTACTGAAAATAAAATCGTATTTACAGTAGAAGGTAGTAAAGATAACATTTTCTACAATAGTGGTACTGCAACTTATTTTGTTACTACTCATGAACTTTCTATAGATTGGATTGACAGCCAATTTAGTGCTAATAAGTTCTTTAGTACTGAAATTCCTGTAGCTGTTAACTTTGCGACTGGCGCAGATCGTATTCTTGATGTTTACTTTGATGATTTCTTAGTATATACTCAAACATATAATACTGCAAACACTACTGCAAATGCAACACCAGTTATTACAAAAAATTCAGTCATTTACGATAAAAATACAAATAATTCCACAGGTATAACACTTGGTGATAACTATAACCATGGCCGCCATATTATTAAAGCTCAGTTAAGCTTAGCTAAATCAAATGGTTCTCGTGGTAGTGCGACTCCTATGATTTCAAAAGAAATTGGTTTATATGTAAATGAAGGTCAACCTTTAATTTGGTTTGGATCAATGCAATCAACTTATTATGAATTTGATAATCCAATTGTTCCAATTAAAGTATATGATCCTAATAATACTGGTGATATCGCAATTTATTTATTTATTGATGGTACAGATGCACTTGATGGTTCATACTATACCGCAAGAAATGATGATAATTCATTTACTTACTGGACATTGACTAATTTAGTAGCTGGTCAAAATACAACTTATCAGGTTCGTATTGGTCAAGATGATACTGAAACATGGGCTACAGTTCCAGATTTTACTGTATTAAAAGACCCTCGTAATATGGGTATTGCTACTACTGGATTAAAAGTTAATGTTGACTCAAGAGGTCGTTCAAATTCTGAGTCTGCTAAGAAACGTTCTGTATTAGAGGTAGGAGATGAACATGCAGTATTTAAAGATTTCAACTGGTATAACAACGGTTGGATTATGGATGATACCAATACTACTTGTTTAAGAATTAGTAATGGAGCTTCTGTTAGTTTTCCTATTGGAGTTAGCACTTTTGCAGGAGAAGAAAATCCTTCAAAAACTATTGAATTAAGATTAAAAGTTCGTAACGTACAAAGTTATGAAAAATTAATTACTACATATACTCGTTATACAGTAATTGATGATGTTGCTCCAGAAATTAAGAGTTGGACTGACGATGAACTTTTCAAAGAATTCTTGGATCAAAGAACTGCAGTTGGTGGTTATACTAACTACGATGCTTTCTTGTCTGTAAAATTGCCTCAATTAAAAGAGCAAGGACAAAATGTTCCTTCTTATGATGAATTGCTTTACAAAGGTTTATATCGTGATTATAACTTAACAGCAGCCGCAGTAAAATATATCGAAGATGGAATTGATGATAGTGCTATTTCTAAGACTTCTGCAATCTGTCTTGGAGCGCAAGATGGTTATTTCACTAATGGTATTAATGCAGTAACTATTGACTTCGTAGAAGATCAGATGCTTAATATTACTATTGTTTATAATAATGGTAATGCAGCAAATTCAGCAGGTGAAAACCGTTTAATGAAAGTTTACTTAAATGGTATGCTTATCAGTGTAGCTCGTTCTACTGCAACAAGTGAATGGTCAATTAATAATAAAAATCTTGTTATTAATTCTTCTAACTGCGATATTGATCTTTATAAATTTAGAGTTTATAATAGAGCTTTAGGTTTAACTGAAATATTGAAAAATGTTGCATATGATAATACTGATACAACTGCTTGGGATTTAGCTGAAATGTCTATACCTAATAAGTCTATTGATGAAGAATATCAATTCTCTTTCGATAAGATGATTAAGTATAATAAAGAGCATCCAAGAACAGAAAACATTATGCCATATATCATCTTTACAACAGATCAAGATGATACTTTATCAAAAGGTAATCTTCCTTGGAGAAAAGATACACCTGTTACTGTTGATATGGAGTTCGTTAATACTGGACTTGAAAGAGCATATTCAATGGGTAATTTATCTGCTGAAGCTACTGCCGCAGGTCAAGAACTTGAAGATTATTATCTACATCATTGTCCATCATTTATAGCTAAAAATGTTGCGTTAAGTGTACAAGGAACATCTTCTGAGTTCTACCCACGTCGTAACTATAAAGCTAAAACTAAAATTAAAGTTGCTGATTTAGATGCAGATGGAAATAAACAATATGATAAATATGGTGATGTAGTTAAGAAAAATGAGTATACAATGGTTGCTCATAAAGGACCTTTTGCCGCAGATTATGAGCTTGGTAAAAAGAAAAAATTAAAATATTTCTATTATGATAACAATACTGTTGGATGTAATAAATTTACTTTAAAAGTAGACTTTATGGAATCTTCTGGTTCTTATAATATGGGTCTTGCTAACTTAGTAAATTATGCTTATTCACATCATCCTCTTGAAGATTACAATGGTTCTAATGCATTTTGTCAAGTTGATGAAACAAAGAGTGAACAAAAAGCTATTGCAAACGAAGCTGGTAATTATAAAGCAGGAACAGTTTATTATTATTATAATCATAAAGGAAATCTTAAAAATACAAGAGATGATGAATTAAATATATTATCATCTGCGGAAGATTTCGCTTTAGGACCTCGTGGATTAGCTCAACGTGAAGGAGTATCTAAAGTTCTTGGTGGAATTGGAGAAGCACCTTCTTATTCAGCTGATGCTCAAGGTAGCGCAATTAAAGATAAATTAGCTGAATGTACAAATGTTTGGTATGAATATGTACCTGGATATAAGACTGCAAAAGTTGACCATTTAAGTGATTATAGAACATCTGTTCAAGGTTTCCCAACTTTAGCCTTCTGGCAAACAAAAGCTATGAAAGAAGCTGGCACAGAACCTTTATTCATTGGTCGTTACAATATGCTTCTCGATAAAGGCGCGGCTGAAGCTTATGGATTCTCTGACTTGGATATGAAACAAGCTTATGTTGACCACAAGAGTACAGATGATGTTGCAGAATGTTGGGAATTTGAAAATAACTCTCGTGGATTCTGTTCATTCAGAGATCCATGGAACAGATATGCATTATCTTTTAAAGCTCCTGATAATGCTGATAATAAATATACTGTAGCTAAGGCTCCAGTAGTAGCCGATTCTTTTGAATATAGATATAATGCACTTGATGATTATATTGATTATTTAGTGAATTTGGAAAATTCTTCAAGTAACTCTAAGACTGTTAGAAAATTACAAGATAAATTAGGAATTGATATTGCTAATAATCTTGAAGAAGGTAGAAATAAATTACTTGAAATTTATGGAAACTGGGAAAAAGCAGTCGCATGGGTATGGAGTACAGCAACAGATGCTTTAATTGATGTTAATAATGATCCAAAGAATCCTTTATTAAAAGAAGTTCCAAGTTTAAATACTTATGTAGCAGTTAATTTAGGTGAAAAAATCTTTGAAGCAGGTGTTTTCTATTTTGAAAGTACTGAGACAGGACAAAAAATTAAAGCTCAAGTATATAATAAAGATATAACTTATTATGAACTTCAAGCTAATGGAGAATATCGTAAGATTTTATTAACTGATGACCCTGAATTAGTCTACAGAAAGAATAAATTCTATACTAAAAATAGTTCTGGTAACTATTTATTAGCAGAGGAAGGTTTTGTAGAGACTGAAACATATTATAAAGCAGTCAATAATGAAAGTAGTATTGAAGAGTTCTGGAGATTACCTTCTCCTGTTCAATATGGTAATACAACTTATAATTATGATACAAAAGAATATCGTTTGGCTAAATTCAAAAATGAATTAACAGATCATTTTAATCTTGAATATTTAGCAACATATTTTGTTATCACTGAAGTTCTTGAATGTTATGACTCTCGTGGTAAAAACTGTATGATGGCATCTTGGGGACCACAAAAGAAAGGTGGAGACTATATTTGGTATCCAATTTTCTATGATATGGATACTCAATTAGGTATTAATAATACTGGTATTCCATCATTTGAATATAACATTGATGCAACTGACGATGGAACATTCTCAACAAATGATAGTGTTCTTTGGAATAATTTCTACTCATTGTTCTTAGGAATCATTAAAGATAAATATGAACAATTAACTGGTGTGCCAAGCAGTAACTTTGGTACTTTAAAGAAACCACCGTTTACTTCTATAGATGTTATTGAGAATATTTATAAATGTAATCCAGAGTTTACTAAGAGCCATTCAATGGAAGGTTTAAGACCTCTCTTAGCAATGAACCTTGATGAACATTATAAATACATTTCAATTACAAATCCAAAAGTAGGATACCTTGGTTCTGGTACAACTCCAGAGTTGTTAAAAGATACCAGTGATACATATTTCTATGCTTTACAAGGAGATAGAAGTATGTCACGTGAGCAGTTCTTAACTAACCGTTTCAATTACATTGATTCTTGGTTATCAGTTGGTAACTACAAACGTGGTGGACAAAACAGAATTCGTTCTCGTATTTCCGCAAACAGTCCTGCAAGTACATCAGATAAATGGATTGAAGGTACTGCAACAAATGGTGCAGAAGGTATTATTACTAATGAACCATATTATGATCCATCCACAGGCAAAAAGAAACATATGTTCGATGGTGAATATTGGTTATCAATGACACCTGTTCGTAAAATGTATGTTACTGTTGGAACAGATACCGCAAACTTTGATTCCATGAAATATACTGGAACTCCCGTTAAATTTACTACTCCAGACCTTGAAAATGGTATTCGTAAATCTGGTAACTATAAAGAGCAGTTGTACTATATTTATGGTTTGGATCAAATGAAATCACTTGGTGATTTAAGTAAACTTTACTTCCAAGAGTTCGAGTTATCTGGTAATGCAACTAAGATTACAGATTTAAAACTTGGATATGATGGAGTAGATGAAGAAAATAATCACTATAAAAATGCAAACGTAAACAAATGGACTATTACTGGTTCAAGTGGATTGCCACTTGTTAAAGAAATTAATTTAAGTTACATTACCTTTAAGGATAATAACGTAACATTTGATTTATCTGCAAGTGAAAAATTACAGAACTTTAGAGATACTGGTTCAAACATTACTCAGGTTACTTTTGCTGATGGTGTTGCACTTGATACATTGCATTTAAGCGCTTCAACCGCAGCTTTAAAATTAACTGAAGCAAGATTATTAACTGATCTGATTGAAACTTATAAAGTTCCAGAAGAAAAAGATAAGAATAATCCGAGCGGAGATTTAGTAGCTCAAAAAGGACTTTATATCGAAGGATTAACTGATAAGGCTGTTGGAGAAGGAAAATCTAATTTAACAACTTTAAATATTATAGGTGGAAGCTTAGGATATAATAGTTATAAATTATTAAATAAATTCTATGCGGCAACCGCTTCTTTAGGTGCACAGAGAAAGATTAATATGACTGACGTTCAATGGAGTCCATACGTATTAGTAGATGACCCAGAAGCTACATTTAGTGCAAGTTCTCAATACTTCAGAGACGATGGTCACTTTGGATTGATTGCTTTCACAGCAGAAGATTATAAAGCGCATCCTGGAGATTGGATTCAATACATCAACAATAACCAGATGTATGAATATGATAGTACTATGGAGACAGTTGATATCAAAGATACACAATTACTTGAGAATTTAATCACTAATGCAAGTTTCGTTGGTGTTTCCAGTGGAACAAAAGTTCCTACAATTTCTGGTTACATTTACATTAACAATGAAGTAGCAGTTGAAGAAAGCGCAATTCAAGACTTGTTAGTTAAGAATTATCCTAATTTAACATTCTTCTTTAAGAAAGTTACTAAAGGTTTTGCAGCACGTTTTGTAATTCAAGATAAAACAATTGATTCCTTAACTGGAGTTGCTACAACAACAGAAACCTTAATTGGTACAGATAAAATTGGTTTACATGAATTTGAGACAAATCCAAGAGTTTTCTTCACAAATCCAAAAGACAGAACTGAATCCGCTTTTAGTGAGACAAGAATTAATGCATTAAAGCCTTCTCAAGACTTTATTGGATGGTCTACAACTCCTGATAGAACCGGATTAATTGAGTCTTATGATACAAACTGGGTTACTTTATTAGGTAATAGCGCAATCCATAATTGGGAAACTCAACAATTATTAGCTGATAAAATTGATTACACATTTTATGCTGTATTCGAAGACCACCATTGGGATGTAAGATTCTATCTTGTAAACGACGATGGTTCTGAGAGAGAGATTGAAAATACTTATGGAAATAAGATTGGATATTCTGTTGTTCATGGAAGCGCATTACATGATCCAAATTATCTTGTTCAAAATCCAAAAGAAGATAGTCTTCCTATTACAAGTAAGTATAGATTCTTAGGATATACAAGAAGAATTTCTGGTGAAAATAATATATACGGTTCCGCAACTTTAGCTCCTATTGTAGATTTAACAACAATTAAAGCTACTCAAAACTTAAAATTCTATGCGGCATTCAGTGTTGAAAATGTTTATGACAATCCTACTGATGATAAGTATTTCGAGTTTAATTGGCAAACAGACCAAACTTATTCTATACGTGTTAGACCTGGTGTTTCTTTAACTGGTAAAATTACTATTCCAAAACAGCATGATGATAAAGTCCATGGAAAAGCAGATATTAGTATAATTCAAGAGTTTTCTAATCAGATAGGAATAACTCATGTATTCTTCTACGAAGATGCTCCTTTGAAATATATTAAAGAAAATGCATTCCAGAACTGCTCTCAAATGAAATATTGTTATCTTCCAAATAACTTAATTGAAATTGGAGCTATGGCATTTAGAATGTGTTCAAACCTTATTTGGACTGGTTTACCAAACAAGTTGGAAAAGATTGGTAATTTTGCATTTAATCAGGCTCTTGCTGATGCTCCTTCTGGAGACTTCACAATTATCATTCCTCCAAGCGTTAAAACAATTGGAGATTCAGCTTTCATGTATATTATGTGTACAGCTACATTAAAGTTTTTATACATCGGTACTGAAACTGAAAACAGTAAATTGACTTCTATTCAAGAGAATTCTTTTACACAGAATGGTGAAGCTATGATTACTGATCCAGAGGCTAAAGCATTTATTTATGGTGCTTCTGAACAAATGAAACCACTGATTAAAAAATCTTTGGCTAAAATGTATACAGACCCTGAAACAATGATTGAATTCAAATAAGGAGGATTCTAAAAAGATGACTAAAACTGTTTTGTATACCTATTTAGGTACTAATGGAACAATTACAAGTACAGTTCATCTTGAAGATATTTACTATATTCGTAAATATAGATTAGTAGCAGACGCAAGAAAAAGTCTTACCAAAGATGGTAAGACTTTTGTCCAAAGCGTCACTATTCCAGAAGATGAACTGGATGAATGGCGAGAAGTTGGCCAAAAATAATTATAAATGAATCTCTTTCTTTCATATCTTTTGAAAGAAAAAGTAAAGAGGAAAGAAATAGTTTTTCTTTCCTCTTTTTAAAATTCTAAGAAAGGATTGGGATAAAATAGATGATTACCTATGTAAATAGTCAGAATAGTGCAAAATATAATCGTCTTTTCTCAAAAGCTACAAAAGCTTTAAGTGATGCTGGCGAGTTAAAACTTACATATGTAGAAGTTCCTTTGGAAGAAAGCCAATTCGGAGAAGGAATGTATTTTGTAAAAACAAAAGACGGTCAATATGTCCAAGCAACTAATGCGTTTGATCCAACAGAAACATACTATGAACCAAGTAATGGTATTACATCTCTTGCTGAATATTTTGGTAGTATCGTTGAGTTAGCTGAAATTGATAAAATCTATACAGTTCTTCCATTAGATGAAGATGTATTTGAAATTGATGCTAATACAAGAGAAATTTCTGTTCCTCAAACATTTGCTAAAAATGGTGTATCCGTACAAGGTGACCATATTTCAGAAATTGTTTATTTCTTAGTAGATCGTTTTTATGATAACCAAGATTTAGATAACTGTAATGTTTATATTGAATGGCAATTAAGTCAAAAAGATGAAAATGGTAATACTATTCAAGGTATTTCCGCACCTTATATTGCTGATGTAACAAGTCATCCTGGTAAGATTTTAATTGGATGGTGTTTAAATAACGACATCACTAAATATGCTGGTAACGTACAGTTCGCAGTTAGATTCTATATCCAAGATGAAATTACTAATATGCTTACTTATTCTTTATCAACAAAGACAGCAACTGTATCTATTAAGCCTACATTAGATTTCAACATTCCGCAAATGATGCTTGATGGTGAAAATGTATTTGATGAAGATGATAAGAAAGTTCTTGAAAGATTAGTAGATTCTACTGCTACTGGAGATACTACAAAGGCTCAGCCTCCTGTATTTATCGAGAATCTTGCAGAGACAGTATCTTTCGCTACAGAAGTTGGTTATACTATGCAGCAAGTTGAAGCAGTTTCCCCAGATGGTGGTACTTTATCCTATGTATGGAGAATGTATGATATTGATACAAATGAATATATTGGTCTATTAACTGCTAAAAATATTTATGTTCAAACTACTGATACTGCTCAGAGTGATACTAAATATTATTATAAATCTACTGCTGCAGAAGATGGAGTTCCAGCTTATGAATTAATGACAGAAGAAGATTTAAGAGCTGTAGATTGGGCTACTCCAACAGGTGTATTTGAAAGAAAATCTCAAGTTAAGATTACTTCTACTGGACGTTATGTAGCTGTTGCAACAAACCGTGTAGGAAAGAGCCGTGAAAGCGCATTAAGTGTTATTTGTCAGATCTTCCACCCAAGTGAAGTTACTATTGTTAAAGATATTGATGAATCTTTAGTTCTTAAAGAAGCTGAAGAGTTTAAAGGAGTTTTAACAACTCAGACTGGTAAGAGTGATAGCGGTGTTATTACATATCAGTGGTATAAGATTAAACCAGAGAATGTAAAAGATGCTTTTGATGATGAAGGCAAATTGAAGAAAGTTCAAACTAAACACTATGATAATCAAGATAAACCAAATCTCGTTACAAGTGTTGATATTAATGCTCCTTGGGAGAGAATTGCGGACGCTACCAATCCAATTTATACAATTGTAGGTTCTAATGATGCAACTGATAAAACTGGAGCAGTTGGAGATGGATATTATGCAGTAGTTGCTACTAATAGTATCAACAACGAAACTTCAACTGAAGAGACAAGAAATTGTCGTGTAACTCATGTTGCAAGTCCTGTTAATATTGAAATCTCAAGTTTCGATGGGCATGGAGATCCAGTAGTAGATACTCCTAAAAAGACTGAATTAAAAGTTGACTATTCAATTGCTCATAACTATGGATTGAAAGTTGATTATTCATTAGCTAAAGAACGCGGTGAAGGTCTTATGAGAACTGATGCTGATACTATTACATATCAATGGTATAAATACTATAAGGGTACAAATAGTAATATTGATGAAGACGTTCAAGATGCGGCACTTGGAAATTACACCTTTGATAATGATATTCCTATTGAGGGAGAAACTCAGTCAATCTTTAAACCAAAAGATAACGAAGGCGGATATTATTATTGCATGGTTAGAAATACATATAATGGAACAACAGCAGATAGATGTTCTAAGTTCTTCTTAGTAATTTCTACTCAAGATTAATAAAACAGTTAAGGAGGGTTAAGCATGGTTACTAATATGCAGGAATATTATGATTTACTCTATCGTATTCAAGATCAAAATAAGCCGAGCTTAGCTGTTTTAATTCCATCTACAGAAACGATTTATGATGTTGATTTGTCTACAAGAACAATTAATGGGCCAGCCTCTCTTGGTGTAGAGGCTGACCACCGTTCTGAAATTATCTATTTTAAATTAAATAGATATTATGACCATATGGATTTAATTAATACAACTTGTTTAATTCAATATGAAAATGCGGAAGGAAAATCTGGACTTTATGTAGTTCCTTTTTATGATGCAGATACTTTTATTGATGAAGATAAGTTGCTAATTCCATGGTGTATTAGTGGACGAGTAGCTGCGGCCGCAGGTAAAGTAAAATATTCAATTCGATTTTACAGTATAGATAGTAGTAAATCTGAATTAACTTATAATCTGAGTACAATCGAAACTACAACTGAGATTAAACAAAGTTTAGTAGTAGATATTAACTTAGATGAAGAAGGCGATAATGACAGAGTACAGAGAATTCTTGATACTAAAGAATATACTGTAACTGAACAATTAATCGCACGAATTGATCAAATTAATAAGCAAATGGATATATTCTGGCAAGACGCTTATTAAATATATAGGGGATAAGACAAAATGTCTTATCCCCTTATTTTTGTTTAATAGGCCAAATTATAATAATATTTTTGGTCAAGTTTTTATATATCATAGAATGAAATTGACTTAACGTCGTTTTTATGATATAATTAACTCAGAGAGAAAGGAGGATTTTCCTTTTGGCAAATTATGTTAAATTTAAACAAGGTTTAAAAAAGGACTTTAATACAACAAATCAACCATTAACAAATGGTATGATTTATTTTGTTATAGATGAAAATAATCATGGTTCTATATACTATGATACTATTGTTGATGGCAAAAAGGCTACTAAAAATGGAACTGTCCATAGAGTTAAATTTTCTGGTTTACCAATTAAAATAACTGGTTCTGTAATAGGAACAGGAATTATTTCTCAAGATGGTGAAACTATTGAAATAAATACATCAACTAATCACTCTCATGGATTAGTGCATCAAGATTTTACTGTAACTTTATCAAATGATGATACTAATTTAAAATGGACAAGATTGGGAAATCAGAATAGTGGAGGCTTTTGGTTAAAATCTATTAGAGGACAATCTAAAGCTCCAGCTTGGTTTTTACCTGATTCTAGTTCCGGTATTGCTTTTGGTGGTTCTGATACAAAAGGTATCATATCTGTTAGATATAGCCAACCAAGTGTTAGATTTGCGGGAGGAAATGGTGATGCTCCAGTTTGGTATTTTACTATTACTGGTACTAATGATAAAACTTATGATTTAAGTAAAATTGGTGGTCATTCAAGCGATAGCGCAAAATTAGACCATAATGTAACTTTTAAGATTGCTTCTACTGCTAATGCAACTAAAGGTGGAAGTGGTACTGCTACTAATTTATCTGGTTCCGCAGTAGATTTATATTTGCCAACAAAAATATCTGGCTTTGATTTATTACAAGCATCAAGATTCCAAGGTAATGCTGATACTTCAAGTGTAGCAGCTAAGTTGGGTAGAAATGGAAATACTTCTTTACCTATGACATTCAATTGGAACGACAAAGGTGGACAACCAACTTGGTTATGGGGTGGAGAAAATGGTACAGATATGTACGTTTATAATCCATCTAATTTTAGAGTTGCTCATTCTGTAAATACAGCTGGATTAGATCATAATATTACTTTTAAAATTAGTAAAGTTGCTGATGCAACTATAGGTGAAATAGGTGTAGTTACTAAATTAACTGAAAGTGCAATTACTTTTACAATTCCAAGTAACCTTTCTGGTTTTAATAATATTCAGTCTACAAGATTTCAAGGAACCGCAGATAATGCAGATATGGTTGATTATTTTCATGTGGCTGAAGAAAAATATAAATATGAAACAACTAAAACTCAACCTACTTCTGGCGCAGATTGGTGTATAAAAATTTCTACTCCAGATTGGAATTCAACAAGTGAAACTATTTATTTAACAGCTAGTGGAAGCAATACTTGGGGGACAGTTATTTTAAAAACAGGTTCTCGTCAAAATAATTGGTGGGGATATGCTACTAATTATAATGGTACTGGAATTGTTGGGGTTTATAAATTTGTAACTGCTTCAGATGACGTTTATATTAAAGTTAACGGTGCTTATACTTCAGTAAGAATTAGAACAACTTTTAATCCAAGAATTAGCATTCCAGCTACAATCCCAGATTATAAATTTACAAGTGTTCCATATCAAGGTGGTTTTTTTAGTAATGCTATTTATACTGATAATTTAACTTTTACTACGCCAAAATATTGGGCAAATGTTCCAATTTCTGATAATTCAAAAACAGACACTCAGCCAACTTTTAATACAGCTTATGTTTCTAACTGGTGGCGTTCAACCGGAAATACTGGATGGTGGAATGAAACTCATCATGGTGGTGTTACCATGGAAGATGATACATATGTAAAAGTTGCTGGTAATAAAAGCTTTTTAATTCCAAATGGCTCTTTAAAAATTGGTGGTAATGGAAATATCTTCTTTGCTACTGGAAATAATGATGCTACTTTAAAAATATATGGTCAAAATATTAAAGATTATGGAACTGAGACCATTGCAATTCAAACTTGTTTTGATAATCAAGATCCGCAAACATCAGGATACACAACTCAATATGCAAAGAGATGTAATTTATTATTACAACCAAGAGGCGGACAAGTTTATATTGGAGTAAATTTAACCACTGTTGGAGATCCTGGATATAAATTATTAGTTGGTGGAAATCAATGGATAAACGGTAATTTAGTATTTAATGGTGCTAAAGAAATTAAGTTTATTGGTTCTAAAGCGACATATTCAATGATTCGTTTTATTGATAATACCAGTGACGCTTCTGGAAATGGTATTTCTATTGGTGGCGGAGGTTCAACAGTTATTGGAGCTGGCGAATCTGCAATGTCTTATGTTACTAATGGTGGAGATGAAAGATTATTCTTATTATCTGATAGCGCTATTAATATTGAAGCTGGCGGAAATACTATCTCAGATAGAAAAGGACTTCAAGTTACAAGTGATGGACATATTCTTCCTATTAAAGCAGAAAACAGTAATCCTAATACCCAAGATTTAGGAAGCGCAGCTGACTACTGGAGAAATTTATATATAAATAATATTACTTTACAAGGTCAAATTGGAAATAGATTAGTTTGGACAAATGGAAGTAAAATACTCCAAGCAGGATATCATTATGCAGACACTGATAGAATTGCAATTAATACAGCTGGAGGACGACAAGGATATAATTTTTATGTAAATGGTTCTTCTTATTTTAGTGGTAATACTTATATTCATAGAAATTATTTTCTTAATAATCCTTCTACTGGGTCAGGTGAATTAGTCCTTACCGCTTTAGGATATAAAAGTACTGGATATCCAATTTATAATGATCCAGAATTTGCAAAAGGGGCAAATGGCGTTTCAGTATATAATAATAGCGGTAATGGAACTGTTACTCATGCTATAGTAAGTGATGCTTCAAGCGGAAATTCATCTGGAAAAGTTTTAAAAATTACTCATACTGGTACTGCATCACCAGGATTAGGTGGTTTTAAATTAGGTATGCAATCTCGTGCTAATGCGGTTTTAATTCAAATTTTTAGAGCAAAAATTCCAAGCGGTTATAATTTGTCCTTACATATGAACGCAATTGGAAATAATACTCAATATGAATGGTTAACTCCAAATACTGGTACTGGTAGATGGGAATGGTATGCTAATCGAATGATTTGTGGTTCTACAGGAACCTTTAATGATGGTGGTTATGTAGTTATTAATCTTAATAATGGAACAGCTGCACCAACAGCTTCATCTCCATTAGTATGGTATTTATCATATTGTAATGTTATTGATGTTACTAAAGGTAATTATGATGGACTAAGAACCAGATATTCAGATTTTGTAACATATGATTCTGGCGAAGATGGAAAAGATAATAAGACTCCCATTAATGATAAGTATGTTGCTAAAATTGTTACAAAAACTTCAAATGGAACAACTTTTACTCTTAGAGGATTAAATGGCGCAGGTAATGAATTAGCTGATGCAGTTTTAACCATTCCAAATGCGGGAAGCGATAAAGCCGGTCTTATTACTAATGCCGCACAAGGTATCTATGGAGAAAAAACTTTATATGCAAATCTTCGTTTTTCTAATATTTCTACTGGAACAAGAGGTATTATAGGTTCAATTGCAGATAATGATTGTTGGCGAGTTGTAGGTCGTGCAGATGCAACTAATTCAGGTTATCTTGAAATTGCAACTGGTGATGATACAAATGAACCAATCTATATGAGACAATATTCTGGAGTTTTTGGAACAATAAAAAGAACTTTTACTATTTTAGATGCCGCTGGACGTTCTCGTGCACCTGAATTATTTGAAGCTAAAAAAGTTCATGTTAATAGTGGATTAAATCAGAATAATGCAATTGCAGATATAGGTTATCAATTTCAAGTTACTGGAACAAGTAATTTTACTGATAGCGTTAATATTTCTGGCGTAACAACTCATCATAATAATATTCAAATGGATGCTAATTATAGTTTTTCTAAACCTGGACATAGCGTTTCTTGGAATCAATCTCATTCAACGGCTATGATTAGAATAACCACTGTAAGCGGATGGACTCCAATATTAGCACAAAAATCTTCTACAGGATATTGGACTTTAGGTCATTGGGATAATGATAAATTTAAAGATGAGTGGGTTATTGGTTTTTTAAGTGATACCAATTTAAGTGGAGTTGCTAATGCAAAAAATGATTTAACTACTAAATATCGACTAAGAAATGTTGGTGGAGAAAAAAATCTTGTTTTTGCATCATATAATGCTCAAATAGGAAGTTCTACAAATCCAGTATATATTAAATCTAATGGTGAAGCTGTTGCTTGTAGTTACAGTTTAAGTGCTACTATCGAAGCTGGAACTGCTAATAGAATGGCATATTATAAAACTGCAAATCAGATTGGTTCTTCTGGCCATTATGTAACTTCAAATCAAGTTGGAATTAATGCATCTTCTTCAAAGAATTATACTTTTTATGTTGGTGGAGATTCTTTATTTGATAATGCAGTAACTATTAATGGTAATGTTCATATTTTGCCTAGTACAGATGTTGGTTTAAATGGGGCTGGTTCCTTAGTAATTGGAAATAAAGCTGGTCAAAATTTGGGTATTGATGGCAATGAAGTTATGGCTCGTAATAATTCTAAAGCATCTGCATTATATTTAAATAATGAAGGCGGAATTGTTCAAGTCGGTCAAGATGGTATTACTATTCAAGCCAAAGCTTCTTCTACTAATTTACAATCAGGCGGATTAAGAATCAGTTCTGAATCTAATGGTGGCATTGGAAATGTTGCTTTAGAATTATATAGAGGTAATAATGGTTCATGGCAAATTGCAAATGAAGGCGCTATTCTTTATTTTAGAACTAATTGGGTTGGTGAAAAGAAAACCACTTATGCTAAAAATACTTTAATTATAGATGATACCACTGGCTCCGCAAGTATTCCATATTTAGCTATTGGTCAAGAAAAAAGAAATACTACTTATGGATTATACGTTGTAAGTAGTCAATCTTGGATTAAAAATACTTTATGGACTGGAAATGTTTACCCAGATGTAAATAACGCAAGAGAATGTGGAACCAATAATTATTTTTGGAATAAAATGAGTACTAATTGGTTAAATGTTAATAGAGGAACATCTCAAACAGATGGAGGAATCACTTTATATGGTGGCGATGTTAATTATGGAATCATATTTAGAACCACTAAAAATCAAGGCACTCATGGATATGTATCTGGCGATTGGGCAACTTATTTTACAATGTCAAATTCAACTGGCAGAGGTTGGATTTTTAAACGTTGGGGAGTAGGGAATGTAGCTTCTATTTCGACTGATGGTAATGCTTATTTTAATGGACATATTAGAGCTGCAAGCACAGGAAGTTCTTGGTTAGATGGACAACGTTATAATTATGGTGGTTATAATTTATTAGATGCAACAGATTCTGCATCTTATTGGCCATGGTTAAGACAAACTAATACAAATACTAAAAAATGGTTTTCTTTTGGAATATTGTCTACCAGTTTTTATTTAATAGGTTCCAGTACAAATAGAGCTGATAATGGTTATGATTTTGGATGGCAGTTTGATATATCTAATGGTAATACTACTTTTAATACTAATGGTAATAAAAATAGTACATCTAAAACTGTTATTAATGGAAGATTGATTGTTAATCCTTATTATAGTACAGAGCAATCGTATAGCGAAGGCATTAGGGTTAATAGAGCTAATAATGGTTGGGCAAATATTATTTTAGGTGGAGACAACGGAAGTTCTACAGGAACAAGTAGTACTACTTGGTTAATTGGCCATAGAGGTTCTAATGGTACAAACTCTGGTTCAGGTGGCTCGAATGGAGCGAATTTAACAGGTAAAATAAATGATTTAACTCTTGAAGTAAATAGCTCTGCAGGACAAGGGTTAACATTACCAGCAACTCAAGGAGAATTATTAACTTGGCAACAAAGACCTATTATGGCTCAATTGCCGGCGCAAGGTAGTTCAACAACCATTTTAAATAATGCAAATTATAAAACTGCTTATTTAGCTACTACCAGTAATGGAAATGCTTCAATGGGATTGGTATCTGCAAATTGGTATCATGTAATGAATTTTAGACATCTTGATAATAATGGTTTTAATTCTCAATTTGTTTTACCATTAAATCATAATGGTCAAGCCGCATGGAGATTATCCAGTGGAACAACTTGGAAACCTTGGAATTATATTTTTGATGATAATCATGCTATGGTTCCAGCTTTAAATAATGCTTATAATATTGGTTCAACTTCTAATTATTGGGCTACTGGTTATATTAATACTTTATATGTTGCTGGAAATGCATATGCAAATGGAAGTAAACGTATTCCAACTACTGGAAATGCCTCTGGAACAATAGGTTCTGCAACTGTACCAGTATATTCAGATAATGGAGTGCTAAAAACTATTACTTCTTATAGTGGAAATGCAGCAACTGCAACTAAGCTGCAAACAACAAGAAATATTATTTTAAATGGGAATCTTCAAGGATCTGCTAGTTTTAATGGTACTGGAGATGCTACAATTACAGCATTAAATTATCAATCTAGTGTTAACGGAGGAAATAAATATAATTACCCTTGGCATCGCATTGCTACTACAGTAGTTGGTACTGGTCAATATAATGATAGATCAGCTTTACTTCGTATTAGACATACTTTTAATGGTGGTGGCGAAGGTCTTGTAAAAGTATCTGTTCGTACTAATTCAGCAGGATCTGGTTGTGATATTTCTGCAATATGGTTATATCGTTATAATATTGACGCAAATAATATTGGTATTGGTTTATGGGGTGTCACTGGAGATAATGTTTATTTAGATGTTTATTATAAATGTACTGGGGAATGGCCAAGAGCAATTGTAGAATCAATTTCTAATGGAAGAATCTTTACCTTAATATCAAGTAATGAAGCTAATGATACTACTACTACAGATAAAAAAACAAGTTCAGAAGTATATACCTCTATTGAGAATGGAGCTACTCTTATTCATGGTAAAGCTTATACTAAAATTGTATATGGATCAGATGGGGTTGATAATGGTAGATATGTATTAAAAACTGGTGATACAATGACTGGTCATTTAAATAGTAATTCTGAATTTATTACCACTTCACAAAATGGATTCAGAATTTCAGCTGCCTCAAGCACTAGCACTAAAAGTATATTATTACGCAGTGACGGTTCTGATTTTTATATTTTATGCTGTAATAGTGCAGCTGCTGGTAATAACTGGTATACTCCAACAGGTGGAGCGGCTCCTCTTAGAATTAATCTAACCACAGGTTATAGTTATTTTTCTAGAGCTTATGGAGCTGTATGGAATGATTATGCAGAGTATCGTTCAACTTCTGAAGTCCAACCAGGTCAATGTGTAGTTGAAACTGGATTAGGAGATTTAGTTCAATCAACTAAGCGTCTTCAACCAGGAGCAAATATTGTATCAGATACTTTTGGATTTGCTATTGGTGAAACTGAACAAACAAAAACACCAATCGCTGTATCTGGTAGGGTATTAGCTTATCCTTATGAAGATAGAGATTCATATCAAGCTGGTGACCCAGTTTGTTCTGGACCTAATGGAACTATTTCAAAAATGACTCGTGAAGAAGTCAGAGAATATCCAGATCGAATTATTGGTACAGTATCAGAGATTCCAAATTATGAAGTTTGGGGAACTGGTAATGTAAAAGTAAATAATCGTATTTGGATTAAAGTTAAATAGGAGGAATAATTATGGAAAATTTCTTACAAATGTTATCACAAATTTTTGAGGTATGTGTAATTCCATTATTAGGAATTTTAACAGCTTACTTAGTACAGTATATCGCAATAAAGAAAGATGCTTTAATTAAACAAAATGACAATGCTTTAGCCGCAAAATACATTACAATGTTATCAAAGACAATTACTGATTGTGTAATTGCCACAAATCAAACATATGTAGATAGCTTAAAAGCCCAAGGAAAATTCGATGCCGAAGCTCAGAAAAAGGCATTTAATATGACCTTAACTGCAGTTCTTTCTATCTTAAATGACGAAGCGAAAGAATATCTGACAGCAATCTATGGCGATTTGAATACATATATTACAAAACAAATTGAAGCGGCTGTTAATAAGAATAAAACAACTATTGAGCCTAAATAAGAATAAGGGATACAGAATATATATTCTGTATCCCTATTTTTTTTGTCTAATTTTGTAGTACAAAAAAAGATTTAAAAAGACTGGACTTTTCATATTAAGATAGTTAGTAAAAATTTTACATACTATTGAAGGAAAGAAAGAAAAATAATTTTAAGAAGGAGGATTAAAAAATGTATCCCAACTACAATTACTTCCCGCAGAATCAACAACCTATTAGACAGCAACCACCAATGCAAAACCAAGGTATTTTGTACCTAAAAGGCAGGCCAGTTTCTTCCATTGAAGAGGTTAAAGCCATTCCAATAGACTTTGATGGCTCTATTTTTATTTTTCCAGATATAGCGAATAAACAAATTTATACTAAACAAATCAACTTAGATGGAACCGCATCAATTAATGTGTATGAATTAAAAATATTACAACAACCAACCGCACAGCCACAAATGACAGATTATATAACAAGAGATGAATTTAATGAACAAATGGAAAAAATAAGAGCTATATTTGCGGGCCAGGTACCAGAGCAAGTGCCGCAAAATGCTACTCCTTCAGTTCCTTCGCCGCAACCAGTCAAAAAAGAAGATATTAAGTTTTAGGAGGAATTCTTATGCCAATGAATATTAACCCAATGCAATTAATTCAAATGATTAAAGGAGGCCAGAATCCTCAAGAGTTAGTAATGAATATGTTAGAGCAACAAATGCAAAATACTCCAATGGGAGCTAATCTATTGTCTTTAGCAAAGCAGAATAGAAGTGCAGATATTGAACAAATCGCTCGAAATATATGCAGTCAAAATGGTAAAGATTTTGATAAAGAATTTAATGCCTTTAAGCAAATGCTTGGGATTAAATAATATATTTTAAAAAGGAGGACATTAATATGTTCAATAACGCAACAAATGGCTATAGTTTAGCCGACATCGCCGCAGCTACTGGAACCAATAGAAATGATAATGGATTTGGATTCGGTGGAGATGGAGCCTGGTGGATTATAATTTTATTCCTTTTCTGCTTCGCAGGATGGGGAGGAAATGGAAATGGACTCTTCGGAGGAGGTACCACAGGTTCCGGAATTACAGATGGTTATATTTTAACCTCAGATTTCGCCAACATTGAAAGAAAAATTGATGGCGTAAATAATGGTGTTTGTGATGGATTTTATGCCATGAACACAGGCATGCTAAATGGATTTGCTAGTATTAATAATAATATTACCCAGCAGACAATTGCAGATATGCAGAATACCAATGCTATCAACGCAGGTATTACTAATTTAGGAACTCAGTTACAACAGTGTTGCTGCCAAACAAGATATGAAGACGCTCAGAACTTTGCTCAATTAAATTATAATTTAGCAGACCAAGAATGTTCAACGCGTAGAACAGTTTCTGATGCAACCAGAGACCTAATGGAAAATCAAAACGCTAATACCAGAAGCGTTTTAGGTGCTCTTCAAGAGATGCAAACACAAGCTTTACATGATAAGATTGCTGAATTAACTGCCAAAAATTCTGATCTTAGATTACAAGCAAGCCAAGCAGCTCAAAATAGCTATTTAATTAATGCTTTAAATCCAACACCTATCCCTGCATATACAGTTGCTAATCCATATTCTGGATATCATAACTGCGGATGTGGTACACTTTAATCTAAATTAGTTTAATGGTTAGAGGGTCTGCCAACCCTCTAACCTATTAAATTCCTGAAAGGAGACTATATATGGAACTAACTAATAATATAGTACAAACAGTAAATGCAAATGATAATGTTGTATTTATCACAACAAGAATCCCTGGTAATTGTTCAATTATTCATACCGAGGGAAGTGGAAATATCAAAATGAGAGGCTTATCTAATAATCAATGCCGCTCAAGATTCAAAGTAACTTTTACAGGTAATATTGCGGTCCCAACTGGTGGCACCGCAGAAGCTATCTCATTAACTATCACTATAGATGGTGAAGCAGTTCGCACTGCCCAGATGATTGTTACCCCTGCCGCAGTAGAGCAATATTTTAATGTAGCTTCATGTGTATATATTGATGTACCTACTGGATGCTGTTCAACAGCTGGAGTAACTAATACTTCAAATCAAACGATTAATGTTCAAAATGCTAATCTAATCGTAGAAAGGGTGGCTTAATATGAAAAGACTTTGTGAAATAAAAAATTGTTTAATTAGCGCAGCCCAATCTCAAATGTCTAATCTTCAGAATTGTGACGCTGAAGAATTAGGCGAAGTTATTGATATGATTAAAGATATTGAACAGGCCATCTATTATTGTACAATCACTAAAGCCATGAAAGAAAAATCTGATGATGAAGAACCTCAGAGAATGTATTATAAAGAAAGCATTCGTAAGAAAAAACGTAATGTACCTATGGACTATTATGATAGATACGAAGATGAAGATGAAAGAGAATATCCAATTAAAATATACGACAGTCGTGAAGGTAAAAGTCCTGAGCGCAGACGCATGTATATGGAATCTAAAGAACTTCATCATGATCAAGCTAAAAAATTAAAAGAACTTGAAGAATATATGCAAGAACTTAATGCAGATATTCTCGAAATGATTGAGGGCGCAAGCCAAGAGGAAAAACAGTTACTTCAAAAGAAAATTGCTTTATTAGCAACTAAAATAAATGTTTAAAATTAATGGGGATAATTGGCGAGTCGTCTTTGTATCCCCATATCACCCAATACTTAAAAAGAAAGATGGCTCTTATACTCTTGGAGCCTGCGTTGATGATACAAAGAAAATCTATATTAATAATAAACTTTCTCTCGAAAAAATTAAACAAGTTTTATGCCACGAAATAACACACGCCGCAATGTTTAGTTATGATATTCAATTAACTTATGACCAAGAGGAGTTATTATCCGATTTACTCGCTACTTATGGACAAGAGATAATTGATATAACCAATAAGATTTTTTCTAAGATAAAAAATAATAGGGGATAGAATTAAATTCTATCCCCTCTTTTTTATTCTTCTTTTGGACGTTGGTCTTCTGCAAATCCAGCTTCGACTTTCTTTTTTACTAATGAAAATAAATGGTCGCCTTTATGATTACCACCTAATCCATTATAGGCTGTATGGTCTATATCTAATTCTTCCCATTCATCAAGAGTAATAATATGATCTTCAGCTAAAAGTTTTCTACAATTATTTATAAATTCTTTTCCTTGCATTGATAAAACGCCTGCAGTTAAAGCTGTAATATTTTTTTTCATCACAGAAATTTCTTTTTCAAGAACGGCATCATCTGCTTTAGATTCTTCTCTGCCCGCTTCTAAAGCTTTATCAACTTTAGTATTAATTTCATTATATTTATCTTCAGAATTTTGGTTCATCTTATCATGTTCTTTTTCTAAAGATTTTAATATTTGTTGATTGTTACTTTGAATCTTTTCAAGCATTTTATCAAAATATTCTCTTTGCTCTCTTTGGCGTTCTTCTTTTTCAAGTCTTAAATAACGTTTTATTAAAAACCCGCCGCCAGCTACAATTAAACCTAAAATAAATTCAACCCAATACTTTAAGACAATTGATCCAATTGTTTCCAGCATAGTTAAAAAACCCTCCTCATTTTTAAACTTTCTCTCTACAGATTTTAAAAAACAAGAAGGGTTAATTCTATTAGAATGGCCAACTCATTACACATTCATTTGCATATACACCATTATCAGCCTCTAATGAAGCATCAGTTCTTTTTACCATATCTAGATAGAACTGAGAATTTGGATTATTAAAGAATATTCCTGGTACATATGAAGATTTACTTACAATAACTGGGATATATTCTGGTTTAAATAAATAATATAAATAATTAGAAAAAATATCTGCGCTCGGCAATGTTCTTCCTTCAAATTTAAAGTATTTATATCCCATGCTATTGTACTTTTGGATATCTTCCCAAGTTAAATTATTCTGTTTTCCAAGAGTATCAGGATCATTAATGCCACCATGAATCTGACATTTTGCAGTGATACTGTATTTATGTTTACCATATGTCAAGTTGGTTTTACTTGTATCGAGATAATGTGATTTTCTAATAGGACAATGGCCATGACAAATTGCATTTGATAAAAATTCACATTTACCTCGTAATTCCTGAGGAATATTCTCAAGCATATCCATATCTTTATTCAAATTATAATCTAAACAAACTTGATAATAATCTGGATTTTGAAGTTCTTTAAGGAATTTTTCTTTATTTAAACATTTAGTTGTAGAACTAATATATTTAAAATCTGGATATGTCTCTCTTAAATATTGCTCCAAAAGAGGAGAATTTACAACAACCTCATTATTGCCATCTTCAAGCAATTTCATTTGAAGATTACAGAATGGATCATATAAATCTTCTTCCTCAATTGCGGAATTGGTAAAAATTAATCTTAGAGGAATATTATAAAACTTATAAAAGTCTCTAATTTTTTCAATCTCTTCTTTTGTGATCTGGCGATAAAATGGAAAGTTTCTGCCGCCGTCCCAAGTGCAAAATGGGAAGTTACCAAAGAAGGTTCCAATTTTAATTCCATCTCTGAAGTATTCAGGATTAGTATCACGCAATTCCAAAATAAATTTATTTAAAGTAAAATGTTCGTAAAATCCGGATAAATTATAATAAATCATTTTTAAGCCCTCTCTCAAATAAATTAATCATTAATGTATAGCTTTCATTTGCATCTTCTGGAATGATGTCATCAAACAGAACATATGAGAAATCTTTTGGAATATTTCTATACTCTTCAAAGAATTCATTATCGTCTTTATAAAATCTTTTAGCACAATTTCTAAAAGTAGAATGACCACTATATTCAAGTATATAATGAGATTCTTCAGATAAACAATCGCAATAATTTACACAATCTCTACACTTTGTAAAACTCATTAAGTAAATTTTTTGTACGCCTTTTACTTTTAAATGAGCATAACGTCTTGGTAAGATTATATATTTAATATTTTTACAATTATCAATCTTATCTTGAATCTCTTTTAAATTATATCTCAATAAAGCATTTTGATGTAATGCAATTTGAATATTAGGATAACGTTTCACTACATAATCAATCAAATTAAAATCTGCAATTTCATAATATGCAGAATCATTATTTTCCCATTCTTCAAATAATATCTTATCAAAACGATTTAGATATTCTTTCTCATTAAGGAAGAGGTTGCCGCAGTCAACAAATAACATTTTGGATGGTATTGAATAACTATTTACGCAACCTACAATATCATCATACAGTGCAAAATATCTGGTGTCTAAGGCATTAATCCCACCACACATAATGTTAGATGGGAAATTGCCTTCGATACCTTTGATTTTTACTGTATTGCTATACATATCTAAAATATTAATATTATCTTCAAAATTATAATAAATAGATGGCAATATAAAAATCATTTACTATACTCCTTTTACTCTTTACTTCTTTATTATTTTACATAAAGAAGGTCTACCTTACTCTCAATACGATTTTCAATATCTAATATTTCATTGTCTGTTGGAAATTCTTTAATATCATAAAATAAATAATAAATGCTATATTGGAATCTATCCCACTCTGCAGCCGTTAAGAATTTTTTATAATCAACTACAGAATTTCCAATGCAAATTCCATATAAGACATTATCTTGAAATAAACTGAAATCATCAAAATAAGTTGCATTTAAAAGATAAATATACTTATTCATATTGGATAAAACGTCATCTTTATAATCTGTATATTTTAACTCTGGAGCATATTCTTTTAATAGAACTAAAAACAATTTATTCAAGCATATTTCTTCAATCGTATTTTCACCTTCATCAAAAAAACCTTCAACAGTAGTATTTTTAATTCGTTTAATTAAATCATTATTAGACAAAATGATAAAGTTTTTTATATGAGTAAAATACTCTTTTTCATTATTATCAAGCATAAAATAATAGATATAATAAATTTTCAATCTGGCTGACTCAATTACATCATCAGTTGTATTTATCTTACCCAATCTGAAATCTAACTCATCTATTAATGCAAATTGTTTCTTAAACATAATATCTTGAGCTAAATCAAAAATAGAAACTTCATCAGTCATACAGGTATCTGTTGATAATATCTCTTGCATATTTTATAAACTCCCTTCTTTCTTTTGGAATTTTCAAATCATTTAGAATAATATCATAAACGCCATATTTTTCAGCTATATCATTAATAGTACGATATTTAGTTTTAAACATTTCACATACTTCATCAATAGCGCAGAAAAGTTCTTTTCTATCTTCATATTGCGCTCCTAAACAACCTTTCATACAGAAGCTTTTAATAGGACAGCCCGCACATTTCATAAAAGAACGATTTTGATTAAGAGTCTTAATTTTATATGCAAGCATAGGATTTTCTCCACGGACTCCAATAATCTTAGTTTTATCTTCATTTAATTCAAGAAAACCATAAACTTTATCAGGATAACAAGTTCTATGACAAGGTACAACTGCTAAATCTCCCACTCTAAAAATTGAACCACCTTGAATTGAACATGGTAATTTATGTTGTATTTCTGGAAGAGCTAATATATATGGCTGTACATGATTATATTTTCCAATATTCATCATTCCATCAGAGAAGTTATCTGCCATATGATATGCAAAATCTGTTAAATCTCCGTTATGAAGCGTATTTAAGTCTTTCTCTGCTACATAAAAAAGAAAGTCCCTATAGTCCTTTAAAGATTCTTCATCCCACTGCTCCGCGTTTCTAACCTCTAACATCATTGGAATTGAATATGCTTCACATCCATTTTCTTTCTTAAAGATAACATTATATTTAATAATATTATCAATCCACCAATCATAATTACGTTTATAATTCTTTACAAATTCTCTTGTAATCATAGGGTGACAAGAAAGAGAATACTTTGCAAGAAACTTGAAAAATTTATCATAAAACTCGTCTTGTTTTGTTTGACCATTTTTAAGCCCTCTTTCAACAGATTCTAACTCTGTTGGTCCATCTACAGAAGCACTTAACCAAAAGCCATTGAAATGTTTTACGTCATCTCTGACTCTATTCATCCAATATTCAACTCTTGCGGTCTTTTCATCATCCATAAGGAAAGACATATTTGTAGGAATAACAAAATCTCTTCTTGGAACGTTAGGAGTATTTATTTGATGCTCATAAAAAACATTTAGAATCTCTTCCCAATAAGGAATTTGAAAAAACTCACCTGAGAAAATATCAAAAGTTGTATACTGGTAATCATTTTCGTCAAGCCAATCTAATAATAGAGCTAAGTTTCTAAGAATATTTTCTTTCTTATTGGCTTCTGGAGGATACATTTCATCGCCATATTGGTATAAATAACAATACTCACATTTTTGATTACAGATAGATGTAATAATAAATTCAACAGAATTTTCATCTTTATCATATCTGAATAAATAATTTTTTAAAAGTAAATCTTGCTGTTCTTGAAATGTCATACAATACCTCTTTCCGCCATTACTCTGTCAATTTCTTCTTCAACTACATCCATAGCTCCATTATACCATAATGGAATTTCTAATGGATTTGATGTTATCCAAGAGCCAGTAATAATATATGAATCTTGTAAACAACATGATTTATCAACAAAAATAGCAATCGTTTTATCAATTTTACTCATATCAGTCCATTTCTCATCAATGATACCTGCTTTTGCATATTCATATACAAACTTAACATAATCTGTATAAAAAATTTGATGAGGATATAGGATGAGATTGTCAAAAGTCTTTTTAAGATTTAAGAACTGATCTTTATCATAAATCCAAGCTGATTCATTATTTGTTTGAACATATTTTGCAGCAAGTCCATTCATATCAGCATGGTCTTTCATATTATTATGATAATCTACATAATCATCAAACATACCTCTGTGACACATAGTATATTTTCCATCATGAATGGGAACTACTACATGGGAAAATGAACCGCATCCTCCGCCGCAGAATGGCTTTGAACAATCCAAACATTTTTTCTTATTAAATGAATTATTATCTTTTAATCGTCCTAATAAGAACTCTACGCTTGGAATATAAGTTTCATAATTAGGAATCCATCCATCTAATTGTTTTATTTTTGGAGTTACTTTTTGGATTGAACGATAAATCTTTGCCACTTCAAGTCCATCATCTTTTGTCCATTCTGCTGGAGTTGCATAATTAAAAAGACATGGTAAGAAACACCACTTTCGAGTTTTTCTGTTCTTATAAGGTTGATACATTTCTCTATCAAAAAATTCAAACCATTCATATGCTTTTTCTGGTGTATCTACAAAATGAAATGTAGGTTTTGAAAAAGTTGGTTTAGTATGAACATATAAATCAATTTTAGAATCATCAAATTCTAATTCACATAAATCTCTAAAATTCTTTAAGAATTTTTGAGTAACGCCTTTACCTCTTCCCAAATCATTCATCTCTTCAGGCCCATCAATTGAGACCTGAAGATCAAAATGAAATTTTTGATTACCATGATAATGTTTAATAATTGTATCAAATAATCTCTTTAAAGATTCAACTTGGTTTGGAAGAGTAAAATTTGTTGAAGTATCTAATTCATTAAAGTTTGGAAAAGCCTCTACATATTCTTCAAAATGGTCTATAAAACGTTCTATATGAAGAAAAGGTTCTCCTCCCCATAAAGTAATATGCTTAATATGTTTATCTGCTTCTGGATCAACATCATATACTTGTTTAATTTGGCTTCCATTTTCAAAATCTTTAGCCAAATCATCATCTATTTGTTTTAAACATCCAGTAGCATCTTTACAAATATAACAATATCCGCAATTAAGATTACATAAAGCCGTAGTAAATAAAGTTATATTTGTAAAGTAAATTTTTTCATTATTTTCTATCATTAATAACTCCTTTTACTCTTTTAAAATATATTAAAAATCAACGCCTTCTACAGTATAGCTACTATGAACTACAAAGCATCGTTTATCGACATTACTAAAATTACCAGTATTAACAGAATTAAAATTACTGCTATTTACTCCAGCAAAATTACTTGGACAAATATTTACACTGGAATCATTTGTACTAAAATTACTTGGACAATTTGAAGTAAAGAAACCTGTATATTCAGCAGTATTTCCAGAATAATTAGAAGCATTATCTCCTACACATTGAGTGCCAACACTGGAAAATTTAGTAGAATTATTCCCAGAACAACCAGTTGTATGGCCTGTATAGTTAGTATTATTATTTGCAGTATATCCGTCCTTATGGAAAGAACTTCTTTTAGCATTATTAACAGTAGTCCTATTAGTACTGTTTTTTCCATTTCCAGAGTATTTAGAACCGTTATGACCCTGGAAGTTACTTCTTTTAATAGCACTACCTGATAATTGAACGTCTTTATGTCCATTACTAGCCCAGTTAAATACCCAATAAGAGTAATGATGATGATATTTTCCAGTTTTGAATCCACTATGATTACCATTATGAACTTTTGAAAATTTAGAATTATTACTTCCAAAAGAACTAAAATCTGAACCGTTATCAGTCGCCCATTTAGTACTAAAAAATCCACTGTTAAAAGTATTATGATGTCCATTTCTAAAAGCATTATTATAACCGCTTCTATTAGAATCATTATTACTACTTTTATTAGAAGCAAAATAACCGCTTCTATGGCCACCATTATAGCCACTTCTATTAGAATTATTACCAATTACATTAAAACTGGTATCATTAGAAGTTCTATGTGCGCCATTATGTCCAGATCTGTTAGAACTAAAACTACCAAAAACACCATAATTAGAACTATTAAAGCCTCCACGATTGCTTGAAAAATGTGCTCGACAAGCTTGTTCCATCATTCCAATACTTTTTTCAATTTGAGCCATGGACTTTTTTCCAATTGCAGAAGTGCCTTTACTAACTCCAATAGGAGTTAAGATTGAAACGCCACTTACAAATGAAACAGTATTTTTTGTATCTACAACGTTTTTAAAAATTTCATTCATAATTTGTGCGCTGGTTATTCTAACACCACTACCAACGCTTCCTCGATTAGAAATAGCAGAATATCTACCATTCCAAGTTCTAATAGCATCCAATCTATTGTAATAGTCATTAATAGTAGAGGCTTGAATTGGCTTACCTGTATATACTATTCTTGCCATTCAATCACCTCTTTTTAAAGTCTTGGATTTGTTTGAAAAGAAATATCTATATAATATTCTGGTACTTCAGCAGTTTGGTCATAATCTCCTTTTGCATTTGAGATAGACGTATATTTAGTAGTTTCAAAAACAATTTTTTCTTCATCTTTAATAGTTATATTCTTAATAGAATTATCAACTCTAAAATATGGAAGAAAATCTACTAAACTAATATTATCAAAAGTATTTATATTTTCACCATTATCTGCGGAAATATAAGTGGTAATATATAAAGCCGCTGTAGTTTCTTTCTTACCAGAATTATCTGGTAATTCTTTTAACTCTAAGCCTTCTGTAAAGCTTTTAATATGACATTGTAATTCGCCATTATTTATAATTAAAGTATACATATTTTTCTCTCTCCTTTTTAAGAAATGAAAAAAAAGAGAAAATACTTTCTTTAATCAGACCAATCATGTATCTTTTCTCTTGCTTTTTCATTAACAATATATGTCCCAATACAAATTGCATCGCATTCATCTTGAGTAGCCTTTATTCCATATGTATCAAGAACATATTGTTGAGCATTTCTTTTCTGCTCAGGACGAGTACGTCCTTTTATATTTAATGCAGACTTCCATACACTTGCTAAAGTTGCACTATTTGGTATCTTTAATTCTGTTACTAATTCATAAATAACTCCGAACACTTCTGCCAAAACCTTAAAGGTTTGAACATTATTAGTAACATTTCCTTGAAGTTGAATATCTTCAAAAGCCACTTCATTAATATTAAATTCTTCAATAAGTTTGTTTACTTCATTTTTAATAAAAAAAAGTCTTTCCCCAATATCTTCTTGAGTAGCATTAAATTTACCATGAGCTTCAAGTTGACCTTCATTAAAGAAGGCCCAACCTGAAATTCTACTTGCTTGGTCTAATGCGAGTAATCGACTCATTAAGCTTCTTGCAGTACTGGCTGACTTGCCGCATCTGTAGAACCAAAACCGCCTTCCCGCAAATCAACTGTATTATCATCCTCAGTTTTTAAATAAGGTTTAATAATACCTTGACCAATACAGTCACCTTTCTTTAAAATAATAGGGACAGGGGAAAAATTAATTAATTGAAAAAAGATATGTCCCTCATTATCTGGATTATTATAATAATCACCATCTATAATTCCTACACTATTGGCCATTACTAACCAATATTTAAGCGGACAAGAACTACGAACTGAAAGTTCTAAGTATGTGCCAGGATCAAGTTTAGCTTTAACTCCTGTTGGAACTAATGTTGGTTTTGCTTTAGCTTGTTTTGTAAAAGTAGCAACTTCATCAAGCGTCATAGGTCTTTCAAGATATTTTTCTTCAAGCTTTTTAGACGTCATCTCTTCAAAAACACTCTGTGAAAGATTTGAGAAATGATAATGATATGGAAGAATTACTGTATCTTCTGCTACAATAAAATCATATCCAGCAGATTCTACCGTTTTTCTTTTAGGAAGTAAATCATTTTCGCCTTTAAATTTTTTAATTAACTCAAATTTAGCCAAATTAGATTCCCTCCTCATAAGTAACATTAATATGCTGCTCTGGATCTTTTTCTGGAGTAAATTCAATTTTAGCTTTTACAAGCTGATATTCTTCAATAATCTCACCTTTAGCTTTGATATATTTAGTTGTATAACTAAAGTTTGTTAATTCTCCATAAGGATTCTCAGAAAGTTCATCTCTTAAAGCTAAAGCATCTTCTACTGTTGGAACTCTAAATACTAATGTGTTGTTAATTAAATATTTATTCATAAATTAATTTACCTCGATTTCTAAATTATTTTCTCCATATGTTGTAATTTCACTTGTTCTAATTTTATCAGCAACACCATTACAAAAAATAGCATCACCATATAAATGAATTTTACTGATATTCTCTGCTGAACAAACTTGCGGCAAGAAGCTAGGCAAATTTGCTAAAGAAACCTGCTCTTCTTGACCATCATTATATTGAACTTTTTGATAAATAGAGAACATATCAATAAAACATACAATCTCATTACTGTTCATAAGTCACAATACCTTCATCGTAATTAAATAAATACATGCAGGTAACTACACCATTATATTTAATCCAGATTTCAATAGAAGAAGCACTACCATCATCTAATTTATTAACATTAATAGAACGAACTGTACCGAGCGCAGTTAAACATTCTTTAAGTCCATCCCAGAATGTTGCGAAATCTGACTCTCCGATATTCCCTTTCTTAAAGATTGTAAAGTAATTAATCTCTCTACCATAAAGCATATAATATGTAGAAGATTGCTCCATTAACCAGTCTCCAAAAATCTTTTCAGCGCCTTCCCACTGAGAATCTTCATAGTCTGGAAGTTGCTCAATAATACTTCTATTTAATTCATATAAATTAAGTTCAAGTCCCTGAGAAGTCATTTGAGCTTCTACTGGAAACCATTTTTCATTTTTATAAATAAAATAACTGTCATCTGTTTCATTATATACGATTTGACCATCTTCTGGCTCTTTAATTTCATCCAATTCTTTATTATCTTTAATATGCTCCATTTTTAATCTCCTTATCATTTATAAGTATATAATATCATATTTTTTTTAGAAAATCAATAATCAGTTCCCTTATATAAAATTCGTTGATTAGATGAACCTCTCATAAATAAAGAAACATCTCTTTTTGTTTTATCATAAGGACCATCAATAAGGCAATCTACTTGCTCAAGTATTGATTTAATTCTATTATTACTCATATCTAAATCTTCTAAATAGTATCCTGTCCATAAATAAATTTTAGTATCAGGAAGTTTTTCTTTAACAGAATTAATAATTAAATTAGTCAAAAATTGATTTTCTGGACAAAGAGGCTCTCCTCCCATAATACATAAATTACGATGTAATCCATTAGCAGTAATAGCTTCAATAACCTCTAAAATAGTATCATGAGTAACCTCTTCTCCGCCTTCAAAATCCCAAGTCTCTGGATTGTGGCAACACTCACATCTGTGAGGGCAACCTTGTGTAAAAAAAGTTACACTTGTTCCAGGAGCGGCAGAAAAATCATTTTTAATAATTCCTGCATAACGCATTATAATTATTCCTCCCAATTAAAAAGCTTGCGGCCGCAGATAGGGCAGTATTTAATATGTCTGATATATTCAAATCCTATTCCTCCATCCCAGTCGTTTGCCATATATAAAGTATCATCTGCATCTAATTCTCTACAATATCTACACTCTTTTGCTTGTTTTAAGTATTCTTCTTTGTCGTGCCAGGTTTTATCTGCGCCCATTCTCTTTTTCCTCCATGTTTAACACGATGTTCAACTTCATCTTGCTTACCAAGATTAAAAGCAGTTTTATAATTTCCTGTTAAATATCCAGTAACTCTTCTAAGCTGTTGGATATGAGTGCTTCCGCAAATAGGACATCTATCATTAAATTCATCTGTGTAACCGCAATCAAGGCATGTATCATTTGGTACATTGACAGCAAAATATGGAATATCTTTATCCATAGCATAATTTACAATTTGCTCTAATGCTTCAAGATTATTTTTAATACCAGAATCTAATTCAACATAAGTAATACATCCCGCAGATGAATAACCAGTTAATTGAGATTCAATATCAATCTTTTCAAATGGAGACATTTCTTTCCAAACTGGGACATGAATTGAATTAGTAAAGAATTCTTTATCGCTTACATTTTCAATTACACCATACTTATTTTTAAATTGTTTTAAAGCTTTATAACAAAGATTTTCGGCCATTCGAACCCTCGGTTTCCCGATATTTCAAGAGGGGATTAGACTATATTATCATCTTTATATTCTGTTACCAAATATAAAGAGCTTTGCCTTTCAAAACTTTATCAGTTTTTACTCTACTCACTTCTTCACTATAAATATTTCTTTTATAGCTATGCTTTCGATAGTCGTTAGAGAACAAATCCATTGGTTTCGTATTCAGTCAAGTATCTAAACCAATAACCACATCTCGGTTTAGTTTTTACATTATGATTACATTGATTTAATATTGTGGTTTTTGTTATACCTAATTCGCGAGAAGCTTCACCCACAGAGCCATATTTCTTTAATAACTCTCCTTGTAAATTAAAACTGCATATATGGATTGATTGTGAATCATTCCAACTTTTATCATTTTCTGCCAATCCGTCTTTATAAGCATCTTTAGTATTTTTTGAAACGGTTCCCCATTCTAAATTAGATACTTCAGGATTCGCTTTATTATTATCTTTATGCATTACTATTTTATATTTATTTGGGTTAGGTAAAAAAGCTTCTGCTACAAGAATATGGACTCTTCTTTGTCTTTGTCCTTCTGGATAAGTAATAGAAGAATATAAATATCCATTATTTTTATTAATAAAATTCTTTTTAGGATAAAATAAATTGTCTCCATAATCCTTGTATATATCACCTTTAGAAGAAATATAATCTGTTTTGCTACCTTTTATTAATTTAATTTCTTCTTTAATTTCTTCTTTTTTTATTAATTTATCAGTCATTTTTCTTCGTGCCATAAAAATTCACTCCTTCTATCTTTAAATAAATTTTTATTATACACGACTGAAAACTTCTGTCCAATGTGATTCATCCTACGGGATTAACATGCCTTATTACAGGTTTAGTCTCTCTTACCATCTTATTACGATTGCCCGTTTAACAAAGTAATTTTTTCACGCAGTCACCTGCGCGACACCCAATCCGAAAAGTTTAGGTGTATAATATACTCCAAAATTAAGTTTATATTCTTCTTTAAATTCCGCACATCTATCTTTAAATAACTGTTCAATTCTTTTAGCCAGTTTCATTCCTTCTGGACTTGTATGATCTGTACCAATAAGAATTTGAAGAGTCTCAGCGAGTCCTAATTGACCTAATGCTAAAGTTCCATGCTTCAATGCACTTCTTATTCCTTCTTCTGGAATATATCCTTTCATTGTACCATTCTCATACATAAAGGCTGCGGCAGAAGCGTCCTGAGAACAAATCCAATCGAAACGCTCAATTAACATATCTTTTGCCTGATGAATTTTTTCATCTAAAAGAGTCATGAAATATTCAACTGCAAAAGCTTCTTTTGCATCTTCGTCAGTTAAAGCATATTGAGACATAAAGTTCTGTTTAGCTTCCATTGCTAATGTAGGTAAAATAATTGTTACAGGACAAATATTTCCACGTCCATCTTTTAACTGACCGAAACCGTTAATATCGTACCCATTGGCAGTTCTGCATCCCATCGTAGAGAAGTAGGTACGAGGGTCGTTGATGTCATATCCTGCGTTTCCAGACCAGTCGACATTAGCATAATTTGGGTACAGTCTTGTGGAGGTTGAACGTAATGCGAGTTTAAATAAATCGTAATTTGGGTCTCCTTCTTCACGATTGACTCCTTTCATACACTGGAAAATTCCACAAGGGAAAATAGAAGTTTTATGAAGTTTTCCAATACCTTTAATAGATACGTTTAATAGAGCTTCTGTTACCAATCTTCCTTCTGGTAAAGTGCATGTACCATAGTTAATAGAAGTAAAAGGTAACTGATTTCCGCTTCGAGATTGTAATGTATTAAGATTATGATACATTCCTTCTACAGCTTGATAAGTTTCTTTTGTTGTCATATCTATGGCATATTGATAAGCCGCTTCATTTCTAACAAATACATCATCATTAATAGAAGTATCATCTTTAATCCACATCTCTTTTGCATTAGATAAATCAAAATCTTCATAAATTCCTGATAATCCAAGCATTTGACCTTTTTGGCAATATTTAATACCATCTAAGAAATGCTTATAAAAACTTCTACGAACATAAGGAACCATACTCCAGTCTAAGTGAGTAGCAGATACTCCTCCAAACTGTTGTAATGATTGTAATTGAAATAATACTGCCAAAAGCTGAAAAGCTGTATTAACAGATTGAGCAGGACGAACATCAGTTTGACGAGTATTAAAACCGTCTCTAAGTAAATCATCTATAGGTAATGACAAACAATTATGCATTCCAACAGCATAACTATCTAAGTCATGAATATAAATCTCATTGTTTAAATGATTATCTCTTGACATTTTAGATACGATATAATCTAAAGCATATTTTTTTGTCATAACTGAACTTGCTTCACCCATACGTCCGCCAAAAGAATGTTCATCTACATTGGCGTTTTGATTTTGAACGTTGCGGGCTTCCAATTTTTCGCTATAAGTTTTAACAAAAACTGCCTCATGCTCTCTCTTTGCTTCTTGTTTATATCTATAACGAATATACGCTCTTGCAACATCTCTTCTTTCAGATTGCATCAATAAATCTTCTACGCAATCTTGAATAGTTTCTACAGAAATAGTTGTCTTAGAGCGTTTAGCCATTTCTTCAATTTCAGTGGCAATGTCTTTTGAAGTATCTGTTTCATAAAGGATTTTATCTACTTCAATCATCGCTCTGTTTACTGCGTCAATAATTTTTTCTTTATCAAATGGGACAATATCACCATTTCGTTTTTGAACTTCTAACATATTGTATCCCTCCATCTATATTTAGTAAAATTTTTTAAGTCTTAACACTATATATGGTTTTTGCGATTGATAAATTATCCAATCTTGTTCTCCAACCGCTGTGCCGCAGCAGATACAACTTTCACATTGAAGTCCATATCTTTTCTATCTTCATTCACTATTTCATTATAATGAAAATCCAAATCAGCAAAATCATCTTTATCAGCTTTATATCTTCTAATAATTTCATCAACATTTGGATTTTCTTCTCTATTCAACTGCCGCAATAATCGAGTCTTATCTTTAGCAGTTACATAATATACTACAAGCTCAATATTTTTATGAGCCATTAAACTATCAATTCCTTCTGGATTAAAGACTCCGATATTAACACAATCAGAGCGTAGTGAGTCAAAACCTGTTCCATAAAACCAGTCATTGAAGCAGGCAGCTTCCAGCATTTCACCTGCCAGAAGCTTTTCTGCAAATTTTTCACCAGAAATAAAATGATAATTAATTCCGTCTTTTTCTCCTTCTCTTGGAGGTCTTGTTGTAAAACTAACTATCTCATGGAGATTATGATTAACTTTTAAAACCTCTTGCATAAGAGTATCTTTTCCGCTACCAGCTTCTCCAATAATGGCAAGAATTTTATAAGAACCTATCATACGCTTGCTTCTTCCTCTTTACCTGTTGATTCTTCTACATTAGTGTCGCCATTTGGTGTAGTATTTACGCCTGGATTATTTGCCTTATCCATCTCTTCCTGATATTTTTTCATCTCTTCTTGCATAATACTTTCTCTTTGGAAGAATGTGTTTAAATCAGAAACTTCATTATCATTCTCTTTTAATTTAAACAAATCTGTTAAGGTTTTATGAAGAGCAGGAACAATTTTTGGAGCGCACTCTTTATAAATATCTATATTATGACTGCACATATAACCCATAGAATTTGCATAATTAAAATTAATATTACCAGTGTCTAAATTCTCTGTAATTTCATGTCCACATAAATCACAAACTCTTTTTACTACTTGACTCATATCTTTATTCTCCTTTTTATTGATATATTAGAGAAGATGTTAAAAAACATCTTCTCCTTGGTATCTATCACTTCTAATTTCCAAACTTCCATCTTCATTAATTTTATCAATCTTATATAATTGATGTCCATTAGAAGAAGCATATTTCTTAGAAATGAAATCATCTCCTGACCTAATGCCCATTACTATAATCATATTTCCTCGATTGAACCAAGATTTTTCTCGAACCTTTTTAGTTCCATCTTCTTGTTTTTCAGAAATCTGTTTATCAAATAATGAGAAATATTCTTTTCTAAATTTAACATTAACTACTCCAGAAGTTGTCAATAGAGTTACTGTACTTTTAGTTTTATTTTTAGCAATACAAGTTCCGCAAATTTTATTCAATTTGAATATATTAATTTGCTTTGCACCTTTTGTCAATGTCCTTTCTACAATAGGTTCTTGCGGCAGTTTATAAAAATCAACAAAACCATATCTTTGAGTATCAACATGAGATAATTCATGTTCATGGTAATAGAAACATAATGCTTGCATTTCCCAAGCTGATAAAGTTCCTTGAGCATATTTATCCCAATCATCCTTAAAGATTTTTTCATTTAAGTTCTGAAGAATCTGTTCTTTTTCTTCTGCAATCCATTCTCTGAATACATCCATCCATTTCTGATATACTTTGTCCCATGCTTTCATATTTAAAGAATAACCCTCTAATAAATCATCATGTTCAATTTCAATCAAAAAGTTCATTGCTCTATCATCTATATGATAATTAGTTGTATCACCCTTAATTTTACAAACAGATTTTAAATAACGATTAAATTCATAAACTCTTCTCGCCATAATTTGCTGTTCATTTTTTTCTGGAAGAAGATTATATTTAATCAAACCTCCCATATTTTGTAATGTAATTCGTTTCTTCTTATCACAAGTCTCCCAAATATACCAACCCATACAAATCTTGCGGTCAATCATTGTATCAAATGCTCCACCTTTAATAAGTGAAATCATTGCTTGTTTATTTGGATGTACTTTTAATAAAAAGTCTTTAGGTGAAATATAAAGTCTATTTTTGATAATATCATCAATTACTGCATCACTGACATTCAATAAACCTTTCATTCCATAAAGAATTTGATTATTTTTAGCATCAGGTTTAAATCCATAATCTGAGTTATTTATATCAACAAGGCTCATTTTAATTCCCGCAGATATAATTTCACCCATCGCTTTTGCAATTTTTCCATAATCAGTTGAAGCTGTTTTCTTTACAGAGATAGATTCAGATTCATCATCCTCATCAATCTCTAACTCATTATTATCTTCAAGTGAACCACTATTTACAATTAAACATGCACAATCCCAATAAATAGGATTCCAATTTGTTGCAATATATAACGTTTGAACACCAATAAAACTATAAGCAAGTGCATGAATAACACTAAATGAATAACCCATCTGCGGACCAACTCCACATTTCCATACATACTGACCAAGTTTTTCACTTGCCGCTTGTGCCAATACTTTTTCATGTAAGGCTGGAATTTTATTCATTTGTTTTTTACCAACAATCTTACGAGCCGCATTTGCTTCTCCAAGAGTGAAATGACAAATCTTATCGTCCATCAACATTCTCATTAACTGTTCCTGTGAAGGCGGAACTCCATAAGAACTCTTAAAGTAAGGCTCAAGAGTTTTCTGCTCTTCTTCGGTAAGACCAAATTTTGTCATTTCATCATACCATAACTGAATGTTTTGTTTAAAACGATAATATTTATCCATCGGGCGTTCTTCTCCATCTTCGCCCATAAGTCTCATTACCTACCATCTACAATTTCTTGCCGGCTGGGTGAGCCGTTTGTGGTCTGGACTATCTTTTACTCTTACGAGCACACCATTTCGAACTTCGTATCAATAGAAGTCCTACTCCCGGTCTAACCCGGGATAGTCTCTACAGGTTTTAATGTATATCCTTTTCTGGCATTTTTTCTAATCGGAAAATCTTCATCATATAAAGCTCGAACTATTGCTTGATTACCTTTATTAATTTTTTCTATTGTATCTCTATTTCTATTAAAATATTCAGCAATTTTACGCAATGAATAATTAGTATTTTTTATCATATCAATTATATCTAAATATTCATCTTCTGTAATTCTATTTTGTTGAATAGGATAACTAACTTCTTCTATTTTACAGCATCTACCATTATTTATATCTGAAATATAAGAACGAGATAAATTATTTTTTTCAGCAATAGTTTTTATTTTAACACCATTTTTTAAGTCACTAATAATAGATAAAATTTGCTCAATGGGAAGCTTACTAATATTTAACCCTCTATTTGCCTCTCCTTGCGCCTTTAAATTATATCCATTTGGAGATAAACTATTTTTTTCTTTAATATATTTAGTTTCTAATTCATTTACTTCATCCCAGTTGTCCGTTTCGATAATTTCTAAAATTTCAAAATTAAAATTATCAATTCCATATTTTCTAATTGCGGAATGAAAAGGTGAATTATAAGATGTTTCATGCCCTTGATGACAATGAATACTATCTTGTAAGTGTTGTTTTTTTCTTCTTTCTATATTATTAGTCTGTCCGATATATTGTTTATTATTTTCTCTATTCGTATAGCAGTAAATATAATGTATCATATTACTACCTCCTTTTCATAATTATATAAATGAGATAGCCGATGAATTAACTGCCATTGTCCAAAATTTTATACATTAATTTCCCACGGGATTATCTTCGCCATTACGCGGTTAGACTTCCCCGTTAGCCTGCGGTTTGGTAATTATTACCAATAATATTCCAAAAACTGGAAAACCGCGACCCCTCTGATTAGAGGTAAAGTGTGTAAGGGCCAATTGTCGACCCATTCGCATCCGCCATTTCCAATACATTCTGAGGTTTTAATTTCTTTGCAACCTGCGCGCCAACCTGAGAATCGAACTGAAAAGTATTAATAACAGATACTTTACCTAATGCATCCCAAATCTTCGGATCATTTAAAGGTAAAACATTAGGATGAAAATATTTGTCATAGACTTCCCGCAAACTTAATTCTGGCTCAATTTCATTATCCTCTTGGAGTAATTGAATAGTTTGAACCAACTTATCCTGAACCTCAGTTACAAGAAAATCATATTTTGTTAATCCCATATACTCTGCATCATGTAAGTCAAACTGAGTAGTAATCTCACCTTTTGGAGTTTTCATAAAAGCACTATGCTCAAATGGGTCATCTCCAAATAAAATTACACCAGATGCATGAGAACCTCTATGGTTTACAAGACCTTCAATAGCTACAATAATATCTAATAAACCTGGATATTTATTTACTTCATTGACAAATGCCTTAACAGGCTTGCGACCTTTTTCTGGATTTCCATAAACAACTTCTTTAATTGTCCATAAAAATCCTCTCTCTTCTGGAATTAACGAACTCATATACTGAGCTTCATCAACATCAATTCCTTCTGGATAATCCTCACTTCTATAACCTCTACAAGCTGTCTGAATTGCAGATTTAGTTCCTTCTGTACCAAATGTTGCTACAAGAGTACATCCAAGATTTTTCTTCGCCCATTCCATGATATTATCATAGAACATTTTTCCACGCTCTTCTTTAATTTTACGAAGAATCTCTGGACGTTTAGACGGGCATATGTCGATATCAATATCGCCAAGCTCAATTCTCTCTTCGTTGAGGTAACGGAAGAAAGGTAAATCCCACTCGATAGGATCCAACTGAGTAATTCCCATAAGGTAATGATTAAGTGCTGCACAACTGGAACCACGACCAGCGCCTACCATTGAACCACAATCCCAAATCATATCAATATAATGCTGAAGTGTATTTGGATAACGAAACATATTTGTTTCAAGTTTTTCACTAATAATACTTTTAACTCGTGCTTCTTCTTCAAGCTCATCAAGATAACGTTTATCATTGATTTTCTCAAGCTTTTCAAGCTGATTTAAACACTCATTTACCCAATAACGATTCTGAATATCATCATCCATTAACATCGCAGATAAATGTGGATACTGTTTAAATCCTCTTACTTTTGGATAATCTTTAACTTCTACATATGGAATATCTTGTTTATGAAAAAGACTATAATATTCAATTTTATTCTGTAAATCTAAAGTGTTCTCAAAAATTACATCTACATATCCTTCTGGAAAACATGGAGATAATAATTCTTCTACTTCATCACTATCCATAAGTCTTGCAAATTCATAAAAGTCATCAACTTCACGCTCTCCACCCTTTGAATTAAGATATGCTTTATGAACCATTCTATCTTCTTTTGTTAAATAATGAGAGTCAGTTCCAACAACCATTTTAACATTATATGCAGTTGCGATTTTAAATAACTGAGAATTTACAGTCATTTGATCTTCTTTATTAGATGGAGCGCATTCAATATAAAAATCATCTCCAAATAAATCCAAAACAAAATCCATAAAATCTTGAATCTTTTTCTGAAATTCCATTGCCATCTTTTGGTCATTTACCTTTAATGCTTCTGCATATAATAAAGACCATGAAGATAATTCTCCACCAATACATGCACTTGTTGCAATTAAATGACCTTTATAATGTTTTACAATCTCAGTTAATTCATCTTTTAAGGTTGGAACTCTTTCCATACCTCTATCCATATATGAATAATACCAAGCTGTAGAACTTAACTCTCTTAACGCTTTATGACCGATTGCATCTTTAGCAATCAAAATGAAGTGATAATATTTCTGACCATGATTTCTTGTATCAGTTAAATAAATCTCATTTCCTAACCCAATCACAAAATCAGGATTTGTTTCTCTTAATTCTGTTGCAATTTTATTTATTTCAACGTGCGCACAAAGGGCTTCATGGTCAGTTATACAGATACCACTAAGTCCTAATTCGATTGCTTTATTGATTAAATCTTTTGGGTGATTGGTTGAATCCAAAAGACGTAAGTTTGAATACTCTGTATGGTTATGACAATTAAACCACTTTTTGCTCATTTATTATTTTCCTCTATCTATACTATTCTCAATTATATAAATATTATATCATATTTTTTCAATACTGTCAAAAGGATATTCTTTTCCTGTGATTTCGCTACAGATGGTATTCCATGAATAAAATAATGGTTGATAAACTGGCGGAATCCATTCAAAAGAAGAACAAATAATTAAAACATCTGGAGCGTATTTGTCATCTTCTAAATTAAAATCTTTTAAGACATAATCTTCTGTAACATATCTTGCGGCCTCGTTTGGATAAGGGTCAGAATTTTCATTATGAACCCAATAAAAAGTATCAACCAACTTCTTATCTCTTGCATACTTAACCCAATTACTTAAATCATATTTAAACATTGGGCGCATCCAATCAGCAGACTCCATGTCATATCCTAAGTCATGATGATGGTCAATATTATATAAGTCAATCTGTTCATCATGAGGAATCGTTTTAAGAATATCAATCACTTTATCATGGCTATTCACAAAATAAATTTCTTGATTTTGCTTTGCCGCACGTACAATATAGCGAGTTAGATAATCATAAATATATAAATTGGCGGGGATATTTGTAAGAAATGAAAATTTATCTACATAATCTTTCATTGGGTCTTCAATATCCACCATATTATTATAAAAACTAATACTTGGTTCCATAATAATATCAAAATCTATTGTAACTACATTCATATTATTTTCTCCTTACAATTACTTTTTCAGATGCTCTGGTTATCGCAGTATAAAGCCATCTTGCATGCTCTAATCTTACTCTTGGATAAGCTTCTTCAAGAACTAAAACTTTATCCCATTCAGAACCTTGAGATTTGTGTCCAGTAATACCATATCCATAAGTAAAACATTTTGGAACTAAATCTCCAACTCTTTCACGATATTTACCTATCTTATATATATCTCTATCATCAAGACATCTTGTTCCATGAGTGAGCATAGTTTTGTCTAAGTATAAATCTTTATATAAATCCCCTGATTCAGTTTCTATATCACACTGAATTGCCTGTACCGATGGGACTGAAGCTCTAATCCAATATGGGAAATAAACAAATTTATTTTTAGGGTTTTTAAGATAACCAATAGTTCCATTAACTAAAGCATTGTGATTATCGCTAATGTCATCCCAATAATTTTGTCTACAAAGAATCTTATCTCCATCTTCTGGAAATGGGCCTCTTCCTAACAGATTTCTTGCATAAGTATTAATTTCTTCGACTGCGGCATTGGTTCCACAAATAATCTGGTCAGCCCAAAGAACCATACCAGCCTCATAATCTTTTTGGTCAATTACCTGAACGTTCTCCCCTCTAAATAATTCTAAGGGTTTCATCTCTCGAATATCAATGCTAAGTCTAATAATTTCAGAATCTGCGGCCTGCCGCATAATTTCATCCAAAAAAATATGAGGATGCTCAAGTAAATGATTATCTTTATCCTTCTCTATTGGAGGAATCTGAAATGGGTCACCTAAACAAATAACATACACTTTATGCTTAAAAAGCTGTTGCATCATGTCTACTGGAACCATTGAAATCTCATCAACTACAATAATACTATATTCAATAGTGGTTTTTGGTTTTCTGAAAAAACCTCCGCCTGGTCTTGGGATATGCTCATAAAGTAATTTATGTAAAGTGCAAGCATTTTTATTTCCCTTTTTACGAAGAACTTCAGCAGCCTTGCCAGTAAAAGCGGCATATGCGACTTTGCTTGGTTCGACATCAAGGGCCTCGATGATGAACTTCACGAGTGTGGACTTACCAGTACCTGCGTACCCAGCTATTACGGTATATTTCTCATTATTGTGGAATCTTTCAACTGCAATTTTCAGCCCTTCTTCTTGTTTTTTAGTTAATTCCATTTATTTCATTACTCTCTTTCATATACATTAATCTGATCATTTGCTGTCTAAATGGCGTTGGAATTCTATGATAACGCCAATATAAATATACTCTCTCTTTTTTAAATCCCATTATCTTAAAATTTCCATTCCATAAATATGGATTTTTCATATATGTTTTCATGGAAATTGAAAATATATCACTTTTAGTTAATTTAAAAGCTCTAATTGAATCATTCCTTGTTTGATCGAAGTGGGTGGTCTTCTGCATGGGCTTCTAATATCTCCTCTAATACTTTATAAAAATGCATACACTGACTCTCTTCCCAATTTTTACGGGAAAAATGTCTACCTTCTTTTAATGCTTCTCTTTCTTTATATTCACTAAGCTCTTTGATAGCCATAGCATATCGAAAATATAAACTATCAAAAGCAAAATTAAGTCTTTCAAGTAAAATTTTATTTAACTGGTCTCTATTAATTACTGTTACGTCTAATTTATTTTTTAATTCTTCAGCTTCTCTTGTCATAATACATACCATCCCTTTTTTATTATATAAATATTATACCATTTTTTAAGTAAAAAATCAATATAAGGCATTTTTGGTAAAAAATTTCTAAGACCACTTTTTGTTTTGGATTACGGTTGTTAGGACCCATCACCGTCGGAAGACCTGCTATTCTCGCATATGGGTACAAAAATATGGCGTACATTATATACGCCATATAATTTTAAAAATAATATTTAGTCTCTCCTGTAATTTCATAATCATTAACTTTAATCTGAGGAGTTATACGACCATTCCATTCATTAATTGCACAAGTTCCTATAACTGTAATATTTTTACTGCCAGTAGCATTAGTAGGAAGTAATGAATCAAATTCTTCATCAGTAATTCTAAACTTAATTAAGCTTGTTCCATTAGGTAATGTAATTTTAAATGAAGGGCATCTACCACCTTTTCCCATATAAGATAAATTATCTTTAGTTACTTTGATATTTTTAATTACAACAATCGGTTCCGCAAGCTCTTGTCCCCAAATAGTATTTAATTCAGCTAAATCAATAATATCATTTGCTTTAAAGTCATTTGCATCCCATATAAAATCAACTTTCTGACATGGAGTAAATGAGCATTCTTTTAAAGCTTCATTTGAATACTGAATAAAATCATTGAACTTTTCTTCTGGAATGGCTGCACCAAATGCATTAGGATGACCTTCTGCGATACTGGCATAACCGCTATCTCGAATAAATGTTCTCAAATCATTAAAATTAGAGGTTTCATAACTTCTACCAGAGCCTTCTAAGCTAATACTACCATCTTCTTGTGGATGTTCCATAAGAATAAGAAAAGGATGATTATATTTAGCCATTAACTGGTTTGCGATGAGTCCAGTTAAATTTTTATTTATTGCTCCAGCAGCAAGCTTAACCGCAATAATTTTATTTTCTTCAAGAGATTTATCTTTTATAATTCCTTCAATCGTTTGAAGACTTGCATCAATAGCTTTAGATTGATTTCGTTTAATATTTGTGCAATTGCGGCAAGCCTGCTCTACACGAGTTTCAAACTGACCTTTACATCCTCTTTTGGTAGAAGGAATTTGGTCATAAGCCTTAAAATCTAACATAGATTCAAAAAGCATAAGTTTCTCATTTGCAGAACCCATACGAATAGTTCCATTTATTTGCGGCGCAATATAAAAACTAACTGCAAATGGACATAATCCTCCTGCTCTACTAATGGAATAGTTTTGCACTTTTACCATTTCTTTAAAAAACGGGTTTTCAACAGACGCTAAACCAAGATTAATAATTTCTTTTGTTTCAAAATCTCTAATATCCATCATATCTGCAATTATTCCAAGTGCTGCTAAATCAAGATAGTAATTTGCCCAATCTGTTCCCATAATTGAATCAAAATAAGAGCAAAATTTATAAACCATACCTACACCAGATAAAGATTTAGTTGGATAATCACATAATTGATTATTTATTACACATGCATCCTCTGAAACTTTTTCAGCCTCATGGTGGTCAATAACCAATACATCAATTCCGAGTTCTTTAAGTTTTTTATGTACTTCATAATTATTACTTGACGAATCTGGCGCAATAATTAGTTTATAATCTTCATTTATAAAATCTGGAATAAACTCTTCATAAAGTCCGTGCTGTTTACCAGAATGTAATCCATATGAAATTTTTGTCTGAGTATATCCTGGAAATAATCGGTTTAAATAATTAATAAGGAATGCCGCAGATGTAAAACCATCGCAGTCACTATCTACTTGAATATAAATCTTATCCTGTTGGCTAATATGTCTTGCCAACATTCTTACTCCTTCATCTATATTCATAATTAAACCAGGGTCTAAAATATCTTCTTTAGTTGTATTAAGATAATGAGGAATATCTTTTGGATCTACTCCTCTTATTGCAAATACCCGCTCTACCACTGTATATTCATTTTTAATTGGGAGCAATGGCGTTTTAAGTTGATAATCCATATTTGATTTCAACCTCCTTTCATTTGTACATCACACTCCTTTATCATCAAAATCAATTTTATTTACTGAACTAACCTCTTTTCCATATCCAGCTTTTTCTTCAAGGGATTTTTTCATTTCATTTAACATACCTACAAATTCATTAAACTCCCAATAATCTTGAAAAGTAAAACTAATCGTATTTGCATCAATAATATCTAATACTTCTCTATGCGCCCGAGAAAATTTACATCTGGCGCCATATCTATCTCCATGAATAGGCACTTCTATACTAAAGCCAGCATAGTCTCTTAATGGGTATTTATTAGGGTTAAAAGGTTCATCTACTATCATAATAAAATCCTTTCTTTAAATAATGTGAGAAATTTTTCAGATCCTTCGTCTATTGGACTTGCTTTATATCCAGTAATCATATTCTTATCAAATATAAAGCTAATATTTACATCATTCTTATATTTGTCATTAATTCTTGTAAGATTTCTTGTTAAATGTTTAAATTCTTTATCTCCAATTTCTTGAAACTGTCTATCAAAAGCAATAATAATTTCTTTCGCCCCAGCATCTTTCAATAACTGAATTTGCCTTGCGGACAAACTTGAACCACAACAAGCAACTGAGATATTATTATCCCAACCAAAATAACTTGCATACATTAATACAGATTTTTCAGATTCAAAAACAATAGCTTTTCCCATTGTTTTAATATTATTTTTGCTCCAATTTAAACCATATAAATTCATTCCAAGAGGATGATTATATAATAGTTTATTAATTCGCATAGGTCTATATTTTCCATATATCTCGGCTTCATCCGCAATTAAAGTTCGGCCTCTTAAACCAATAAACCTACCATTAACATCAAAATGCGGAATCGTAATTTGATCTGCTCCTGGATAATAACCTATCTGAGCAAGTTTCATAACTTCATTAGTTATTCCCTCTTTTACCCAAGGCATAATAAGAACATTATAATTAAATCGTGTTAAAATATCTGTATTAAATTCTTTTAATTCTATCTTATTTTCTCTTAATTCTATTTCTTTTATTTTTTCATAATTCGCTAAAAGTTTCCAATCCTCAATTTTATCATCAGACTCAGAACCATCTTCATTTCTTCCTGCGATACCGAATCTTCTTGCAATCCACCGCACAGCATCATTTAGGTCATATTCCTCTGACCATTGAATCTTAGCAACTTTTCTGGTTAATTCAAAAATATCAAAATAACTATCACAACCAGTATAACATCTAAACAAGCCTGAATTACTATAATAATATAGTTTACGACTTCCTTCTCCTGGTTCATTATGACATATAGTAGAAGAGAGGATTCCAAAGCCAGTATACTCTGGGTCTCCTCCCCACTCTTGCAATAACTCAAATATATTTTCTAATTCTAAAACTTCTCTAATTTCGCTCTTATCATAATTAATCATTTACTTTTCACTTTCTGGCCAAAAGAATGTTAAATCTGTTATTGCGGTCAAATCTATTCCAGTTTGTTCTTCAAACTCTTTCATTGGACCGGTTATCTTATATTCGTCTGCTGACAGAGTTAATTTTCTGCCAGCAACGAATTTATCCTGTCCAATAAGTCGAAGAATTGTTATTTCTCCCTTATCCATAATATTAACCTGGGATAACTCTTACACAAGTTCCAAGCAATCCAAACTGCTCATTTACCCAATTGCAAAGATATACCTGAGCTTCGCCACCATCTTTCTTACACTCTTTAAGAATATCCTCATACATAGGAATAGGCATTTTATATTCAAACTGCATACCAGCTCTGATTTCTTTTGGAGCTACATACTGACGAGCAACTTTTGCTACTCTACTTTCTTTCTTTTTCGTTTTCTTCTTTGTAAAATTGTTTACCTTATAATTTTTCTCACTATAATTTTTTTCACTCTTCATCATCGTCCCAAGCACCTTTCTCTACAATAATTTTTATATCGTCCATGTTAATAAGTTCATAATCATATGTAGTACAGAACATAGGCTGGATTCTACAAGTACCTAAATCTGCTTTGCACCACATAATAATTCCTTTATATCTACCACGTCTATTCTTGTAAACAGACATTTTAATAGTAGGCTTTTCAAAAATATTTGAAGAAAGAATTGAATCAAGAGCATCAATGTCTTCTTCTTTAACACTTAATAAAATTGAACCATAGTCAATCTTATCAGCAATAGATTTTGCACCACGAAGTAAATTCTGGTCAGGAGTTTTAGCGTCTTGATAGTCTCCATTTAACTGCGTTGCAGACATAATAAAGACTCCATACTGATTACAAATATCTTTTAATTTATTTGATAACATAAATAAGATATTATCTTCACGAAGTTTTACTCCACCACTTCTTTTTGTGATTTCTTCCAAAATTTTCAAACTGGTATGAATATAATCGTGAAAAATATACTTAACATCATGGTCACGAATATTTTTCTTAATTACATTTTCAACATCTTTCAATGAAAAATCTGGTAATTCTTCTACATATAATGGACTACTTTCAAGAATCTCTCCAGCTTTAATAACTCGCTCTTCTTCATCGCCCTCATATTCACCATTAATAATATGTTCTTCATTTACATTGGAAAGAAAAGCTAACATCATTGTTTGGATTTCTTCAAGTTCCTGCTCTGTTGTAATAAACAAAGTTGGCTCAGATGTGCCATTTTTAATCCATCCAAAAGACTCATCATATATCTTATTACAAGCTATATTACAAGCGTCCGCAATCATTGAACGAGTCTTTCCTATACCAGTTGCAGCAGAACGTAAATAAAACTTCTTTAATCTTGCTCCACGAGTAACTGTATTTACTAATCTTCCATAAAGAGGAACTCCTACTTCTGGATGATCTTTAAATTTTTGGATTAATTGTAAAACACCTTTTCCAGCTTGAATAGCTTCTCCAGTAGTATCATCAACATATTTTAAACGAATATCGCTTATCTTGCGGTCAACCCTATCCGCAATTTCCTCTAAAGAAGAATTATCTAACAAGTCTTCTTGAAGTTGTTTCTTTTTTATATCTAAGATATTATCTGGGTCGTAGATATCAGAAACATCTACTCCATAGTTATCATATGCTCTTAATAATGTCATCTTCTTCAATCTATTATAATAGAAATCAAAAGATAACTGAGATGCGATATCAGCTACTTTTAATAGCCATTTATCACCATCATTTTTCTTATATATTGCCGCAGATTTTGGTCTTGAACTTAAAAAATCCGCTAAGTTTTCTAACGTGATAGTTTTTGCGCCAAGTTCATAAACTTTATAAATAGCACCAAATACAGTTCTATGAAATTCATCTGGAAAATCTTCATCTGTAATAGTATATTTATCTTCAAACTCCAAAATCTGAGGATTATTATAAACACATCCAATTACCTGCATTATTGCAGTCACATCGACATACTTACTCGCCACTTTCAGCTTCCTCCTCGTCTAAAAATGCAAATAATTTCCGTTTTCTCAAATTCCTTTTTGGGGGTTCGATTTTTATAACTTTTTCTTTTGAAACAAACTCTTGAACATCTTTATCCTGATTTTTTTGATTCGCTTCCCAAATGGAATAATAATAATTAAAAGCATCTTTATAAACATAAGGAACGATACCTATGCCGCCATTTGCCTTTTCTGTAGAATTACCTTTTATCTCATAAAAATAAACTAAAGCTTTTCTAATTCCTGAATAAGTATATTGGTATTGTTCAATGTATGTATTTATTTGTTTTCTAACTCTTGGAGTTATAAAGTCATCGCCCAACAATTTAATGATATATTCTTCTAAAGCTATTTTATCGGCTTCTTCTTGTTTTAATCGACTTTGCTCTTTACTTGCACATTCAGTATGAGCATATCTTCTTGGTGAGATTTGAACAAAAGAATATTTATCTCTATCAAACGTTTGATGACAATATATACATTTTACTTTATGTGCCAAATATTCTTACCCCTTTCTCCCAATCTATAATAATATTATATCATTTTTCAATAAAAAAGTCAATCCAAGAATATAACTTGGATTGACTTTAAGATTATATATCTTAGCTATGCATTAATTCATCTTCAATCTCAGTTACAATTAAGTTAATCATCTCAACTTGCTCTGGAGTTGCATCTGCAATTTTACGACCTTTACCAAGATATTTATCAATAATCTTCGTAATCTTAGGTCCATTAGCTTCAGAAGCTTGCATTAAATTACCAACTAACTCCTGGAATTTATTCATTAATGCATCATAATTTAATTCCTCTTTCTCAACAGGCTTTTCACGTTCATCTGTAACATACTGATTACCATGCTCAAGAGCTTCTTTATCAATGGCTTTATGGATTTCTTCTACAAGATTATCATAACTCATTGGAAACTCACTTGCGATATATTTAAAACGACCACCACAGCTAATAGAATCATCTGGACAACGAAGTGTTAATACAGACATTTCATTTTTATTAGACTGATGAGCATATCCATAAATATCAGCCATACCTTCAATAACCTGTCTTGTTGAATTACTAAGTGCAGGACGAATTACAATTCTTTCTGTTCCATCATCATTTGTAATTGTCTGCTCTTTGTGGTGGCCGATGAAAAATACTGCGTATCCTAATTGAGTTAAACCTCTAAATACATCATTAAATTCATCTTTAAAAGCAGTCCAACCTTTTCCATATCCAAGGTCTCCAAGAGCTTCAATACCTTTTTGCTGACAGATATATTTCTGACAAAAATCAGAAGCAATATCAATAGTATCAACAACTACGGCATCAAAATTAGCTTTAACTTCTGGCTTTTTAAGTTCTCTCATAACCTGTTTCATATCTCCCCAAGAAGTAACATCCTGAGCGATTACACCAGGTAATGCATTATATCCACGTTCAAAAGCGAGTAAAAGTGTTTTTGGCATCTGAACTGCTAAAGTTGTTTTTCCTGTTTTAGGAGCCCCATAGATATAAGTAATATATCCACTTAAATCTTTACTAACCTTATGTGGTTCAATATTTAATAAATTAATTCCCATTCTTTTCTCCTTCTTGCGGCATTGGCATCCGACCACCCGCAATTTTTATTTTAATCAATTCTTACAACATTTTTTAAAATTTCGCAATTAGGATTTGCACTGTCACCATTATAAAATTCATTTTGTATATAAATATCTTCTTTTGATATAATTCCCATATCATTTACTACAATTGCATCTTTTGGATACGACTGTAGTAAAATAATTAATTCAGAAACTGTCATTAGAAGTTAAATGCGCCGCCACCCTTTGCAGGAGTTGCAGAAGTTGGAGCAGCTACCTGTCCTTTAGAAGCTTTATACTCGTCCTGACGTTTCTTCACATCAGCAAGATAAACTTCTCTGTTAGCAAGAGCTTCAGTCAGCTCTGCCGCAGTAATTGTGCTTGCATCATCCCATACATATGGATCTGGAAGAGCCCAAGTGATAACCCAATCTTTTCTATTAGATTGAACAGTTCTTACATAAGGCTCACCAAATGCAGACTCTTCAGTAATTGTACGAGTAATTACTTCAGACACCTGACGACCTTTTACTTTTGTAAATACAGGTTCTTTTGCAGATGCACCAAGTCCTTCAAAATAAGAGATAGCTCCTGGATTAATTGCTGAAAATTCAACAGGAAAAACTGCGCCTCTAAAGTCAAAAATCGCACCTTTAATAATAGCTTTCTCAGGAGTATTCTGCTCTTCATTTGCATCAATAGTTCTTACATTTGTAATAAGAATATCAGCTTCAAAAGTATTTCTCATTTTCTCGTCTTCATTCAAATCAACACAAGTATGAACAAATCCACCTTCATTTCTTTTTACAGAAACAAGCTGCTCCTCACCATTTCTATCAGAATAAAACTCATTTAAACCAATTGCAGAATCAATACGAACTTTTGCAGCATTCTCTTTGCCATGTTCCATTACAGAACCAAGCTCTCCATTGATAATCTGATTAAGAATACCAAATGTTGCATTTGTATTTCCTTTTGCAGTTGTTGCTGTTACATATGTAAAATGAACAGGTACAATATTTGTCATATCATTATCAGTGGCAATACTAAGATTACCCATGATAAATTTAGTTCCTGGATGTTTTGAATTTGCACCAGACTCTCTTAACTGTAAGTCATGCTCATAAATAAATCCCTCGATGTGACTTCTATTCACCATACTCTTCATATTATTCTATTCTCCTTAATTATATTTATTCTTTTTATTTAATTAGTCATTAATATTAACTGTTTTTCCATTATCTGTTAAAGCATAGACAACTGGGTCTGACCCAATTTTCTCAACATATCCATCTTTAACAAGTTTCTGAATCGCACCAGATACAGTCCTTGAAGAAACAAACATTCCTTTAGCAATATCTTTTGCTTTACCCATTGGCATATCAGAAACATGCTCCTGCATATATTTTAAAATCATTTTTCCATTATCAGTAAATAATGGTTTATCAGAAGTACCTTTTCCTTTAAAAGCCTCCCAATAAGCAATTACATCTGGGTCAATATCTGCCATATCTAAATCTGCAAATAATGAATCTATACATTCAATAAATTTTTCTTTTTTACTCATTTCTTTTAACTCGCTTTCATCTTTCATCTTATAAGTATATTATAACATTTTTTTAAATAAAAATCAATACTGTTTTACTTACTTTCTGTTGTATTGTTATCTATAAAGATAAAATCATCAGAATAAGGTAAAGAATGAGCAAATTTAATGAAACTTTCATTGATAAACTCTTCGCCATCTCCAGACCATTCTGTAAGTTTATGATGACATCTCTGATGAACCATAGCTAGAATATTTTCATAATTCATTGTGACAGTTCTTGTCTGAAGCCAAGACTCTGGTAACCAACGAACAAGTTCTTTCCAGTAGCGTTTATCTTTAGTTTTAAGATAAGTCTGACGCAAATCTTCAAGTTTATTAATTAAATCCTCAGTAAACATATCCATATGCCAATGGTCAATAAACTCTGGATTAACTACTGCGGACTGGTCTACTTTTTCTACTGGAATATCACTACAATAATCATCAATTTCAAAACAATCTAATGTAATTGGCTTACTTGTGAGTTTATGCATTGTAGAAGTTGAATTAGCTGTAGTACCTACTTTATAAGTATCAAATTCCTTCCACCAAAAAAGTGGGGCTGTAATGTCAACTGTTACCATAATTTGTCTTAAAAATTTTCTATGCTCGGAACCGCCATTGATAAGAGCTTTAGCAAGCTTCATATCATTCGGACCAATAAAAGCGACATTAGCCAATTGATGGTCAAAATTAATTTCAAGAATACCATTGTCTAAAAGCCATCTATCATATTCTTCTTGAGCCATAAGAGCTTCATTATTCACATCAGATGGATAATTAGGGAATTTTTTCTGAACCCACTCTTCGGCAACTTCATAATCATGCTCATCATCGTCTATATTGATAAGTCCAAAATAGCTATCGCTTAAATTCCAAGAATTTTTTGGATTTCTCATTCCTCTTAAAGCATTTTCAAAATTATAAACTTTTATATTTTCAAATTTCATTCTTTATTTACCTCTGGTTTTTGTATCATAACTAATTGAATATGGTTTCATATCTTCTGCTTTAATTGATAAACTTCCAGTAGTAGTTGTTACTTTTGGTGTACTAATTTTATCATTATTTGTAACATCTGGATTGTTTAACAAAGTTACATTACCATTTGCCGCAGTAGTCCAATAGTAAGGATTTGGACGATTAGGATAAGTTTGTATAGGTCTATTTCCCTCATTATAACCTTCCCAATAAGCTTCATTTAAAAGCTCTTGAAGCTCTTTCTGTGTTAAAGTAATATAACCTTTTTGGTCAGTTGTAAATACTTTAATCTTCATTTGATACTGTAAATCCTTTCAACTTAAAATGATTTTTCATTAATATATAATAAGAAAATTGTTCAATATTATCAACAAAGACATCTTTAGCTGTATCAGATATGTCTCCTGTGGTAAGGGCTTCTTGATAACTAATAAAATCAATGCCAGTTATTCCATAAGAGTAAGCTTTTTCTCTCATATCTTTCGGACACTGGCAAATAATAGGAATACCGGCTTCTTTTGCAAGTAAGAATAATCGAGAAGTTTTTCCTGTTCCTCGTCCATCAATAATTCTATACATAACAATTTTCTCCTTTTATTTTATACTATAACCAAATTCTTTTGCTTTAAAAAAATCTTGCCAATAATCTTCTCTATCATTTAATTGAGATTTTGTACATTCTTCAATGATTTCAAATGAAAAATTTTCAACTCCAACAGCCTGCATAATAGGATAAAGTTTATTGCGGGTCGGAGTATCTGCGCCCAATCCACGCTTAATATGCTGTTTCCAACGTTCAGCAATATTCGTACTCTGTCCGACATAACACATATTATTTTGTAAATTTGTGATTTTATAAATGCCGCAATGAACACCAGAACCAATTACTCTACCAACTAAATCAGTATAAGGTTTCTCATAATATGTTTTCCATATAACCTTATTTACAGGTTCAGGATTTCTAAAATGAGAAATAATTTTCCTTAATTCATAAATTTCATCTAAATCATCTTGAGTTAAATTTAATTTATAAAAATCAGTTTTATTCTTATTTTCTTCATTGCGTTTATCATATGCAACTGCGGCCTCTACCTTATGCCGCAAATCTTCTAGCTGAGATTCTTCAAATTGAATTTTTTCATTTAATTTCTTTATCTTTTGGACGCTTTCTTGCTTTTTATCCAGATAATCTTGTACTAAATCTTTAGCTAATTCTTCATAACTATCTTCTAAACTATGTTTTGTGTCCATGAAAATAGCATGAATTTCTTCTGTATCAGTATGAAATTTTTGTTTATAAAAATCAAGCATTTGTTGATAATATTTTTTCACACTTTCTTCTGAAGCCTTATATTCTTTATCAACATCTTGTTTTAATTGTTTATATTCTTGCAATTTTTGTTCATATTGTTCTTTTAAGTAATCCGTTCTTTGCTCCATTGCTTGTAACTCAAATTGAACGGCTTTATTCTTTTCAAGAATTTCTTTATTTTCCTTTTGAGTAACTTTGACTTTTGGTTGCATAAACAGATATACTAACCCAGCCCCCAATATAAGACAAAAAATTGCTATAATTACAGTAATCATATTTTGTTAAAAAAAGAGATAAGTATTACCTTATCTCTTTTAATTTATATTACAAAAATAATTTAATTACTCAGCTTCATCTTCAGCGTCTGGGTCGAAGCTCATGCCAGCTGGTGTAAGAGACAAGAACTTAACTGCCTTATGACTTCCGTCCTCAAGCTCAATTTCTGCAGGAGTACGAACTCCAAGACCTTTTCTCTGAATAGCGGAAGTAAAGATTCCATCTACACGTTTCTTCTCAATTCCGAGTGCCTCTGCTACATCTGCTGCTGTAACCTTTGCATCTCCGATAGTCTTTAAATACTCAAATACTTTACGTGAATTTTCTTTCATTTTTGCCATAATAACAAATCTCCTTTAATTAAATAATTTTATTGTTTGTGTAATTTTCTAAGCTCTCTTAGCTTATGTAATTATTATATCAAAAAAATATTTTTAAATCAAGAATTATTTTTTAAAATTTTTTGAACCATCTCATCGACACGTTCTATTTCCTCTAATGAAGAGAGTTTACTTGATAAAGCAATTATTGTATCCATCGCATATTTTCTTTCCTTTTGATCAGTGGAATTCTGAATGGTTGATTCAGCTTTTGCGATTTGTTTAGCTAAATTCTTGATTTCTTTCTTATTCATATTTTTTTTCTATCCTTATCTTTATTACAATTTAATTATAACATTTTTTTTAAATTAAGTCAAAAACTTTTGTACGAAATTCTGTTCCGAAAGAATAGGAATCTCAAGCTTTTTTGCTGCTAAGTTTTTAGAAGATGTTGAATTTACATCATTGTTAATAAGATACTTTACATTCTTGCTAATAGAACCTACTACTTTACCACCAGCAGATTCAATAGCAGACTGCAATGCCGCACGATTCTTAAACATAGTTAATTTACCTGTAATAACTACGGTAATACCATCAAGAGTCTGCGCCGCGGATTCTTCAACTTCTTCCACTTCTGGAATAGAAATATAATTATTATAAATTCTATCTGCTTCAGAATAATCAAACTTCCAAATAGCTAAAGTCTTACTATCTGCAAAGCCTTCAAATTGAGTAAAATCGAATTTATTATTAACTTTATCTCTAAAATCAGAATATGACTTAATATATTTTGTGAGTTCTTTCGCTACACTATTTCCAATTAACGGAATACCAAGAGCTGCAATAAATTTATCCAAAGAAACCTCTTTAGATTTTTCTATTGCATTTAAAATATTATCAACAGATTTTACACCAAAGCCTGGTTTCTTAATCCACTCTTCTCTATACTGTTTTAATTCAAAGATATCTCCAATAGAACTAATCCAGCCCCAATCAATTAATTTTTCAATAGTAGCTTTTGAAATTCCTTTTATATCTAAACCTTTTTTGCCTGCAAAATGGTCTAACCGAGTAGATAATTTTCCTTCACAATTTGGATTGGGACAATATACATTTTCTACGCCCGAATCAGATTCTTTAACAGTTAATGGTTCATCACAACATGAGCATCTTAACGGCATGCGAATACGATATTTAGCTTCAATATGTTCAGGATGTTCTGCCCATGTAACTTGCGGGATAATCATATTCATTTTTGCTACTTTAATTTTTTGTCCTCTAAAAGGAGTTTTTAAAACTTCTTTTAAGACACTTAAATTATGCAAACTTGCTCTTGAAATAACAGAACCGTCCGCATCGACAGGTTTAAAAATAGCTACAGGAGTATATACACCAGTTCTACCCATACTCCATTCAATATCTTCAAGAGTAGTTTCATATTCTTCATCATAAAACTTAAAAGCATATGCCGCACGAATATGATGTATAGTTTCTCCTAAACTTTGACCATATGCAATATCATCAAATCTTCCAACTAATCCATCTATTGGATAGCCAAGAGTCTTAGCCAATTCAATAAGATATTCTCTTGCATCCCAATCAAAATTTGGAGTAAATGGAACAATAGTAAAACCTAAACTTCTTGCAGATTCAAGTTTTTTCATAAAAGAATTTTCTTCATCAAATCCTTTTATAACATTCCAAGCTACAAAAGTTAAGTTACGCTTTTTACATTCATTGGCATCCAAAAGACGAATACTTCCAGATGCGAAATTACGAGGATTTTTATATTCATCTTCAAAAGGCTTAAAATCATTATATGTGCAAATTACTTCACCATCAATTATAAATTCATCTTTATAATCAATAGTTTGCGGGATAGACCTTAATGTGCGGGCATTATGAAGAATGTCCTCGCCAATAATTCCGTCTCCACGGGTTTCCGCAGATACAAGCTTACCATCGACGTATTTTAAACTACAGGTTAATCCATCCATTTTCAGCATTCCGCAAACGTCTTTAAATGGATTAAGCTTAGCAAAATATCCAATAAATTCATCCCAGTCTTTAGTTTTATCCAAAGACAACATTTTATGATTGTGTTTAACTTTCTGTAACTCAGATATTACTTCATATGAAATACTATTTGTAGGAGAATTAGGAAGAACAATACCTGTTTCTTTTTCCATCTCTTTTAATTTAAAGTATAATTCATCCCACTCTTTATCTGATACTTTTGGTTTTCCTTCATCATACGCTTTTGTCCAATCATTCAAAACTTGAATAATATTATACATTTCATTTTCATCTAAAAAATCCATTATTTATTCTCCTTTTAGAAAAGATAAGTGGGAAATAAATCCCACTTAAATTTTTGTCACAGAAGTAATTTCACCATTTTTAATTAACTGATTACCTGTTGCAATTCTACTTGTAAGAGGAATGTCTTTTGCAGAAATACAAATTGAACTTAATTTGCCAATAACAAGAATATTATCCTCGTCCGCAATTAAAGCACCAGAAATAACTGTTCCTGTTTCATCTGTTGGCTTATAAATAATCAAACCTTTTCCCGCACGTTTCTGAAGAACTAATTCATCCATTTCAATCTTCTTTCCAAGACCCTTAGATGAAAAGATTGCAATGTAATCTGTCTTATTACGAACTGGTAATGCAGCAACTACAAAATCATCTTTCTTCAAAGTGATTCCTTTAACACCTGCTGTTGCTCTACCAGAAGCTGAAATCTCTCCAGAATTAATCTTAATTCCCATACCGTTAGAGGTTAAGAGAACTAAATCTTCATCTTTAACAAGATTTACAGATACTAATGTATCATCCTCTTTAAGATTAATAGCAATAATTCCAGTCTTTTTCTTTGTATTTGTATATTCCTCTAAGGAGGTTTTCTTTGTGATTCCGTTTTTTGTTACAAATAATAAATATTTTGCATCAGTATCTCTATAAATAGAATAAATTAAATTAGGTTCTTCATCAGTATCCATCGCAATTAAAGACTTAATTGACTGACCTTTAGATACATTTGTACCTACTGGAATATCATTTACAAGGATACGATACATTTTTCCTTTTGTTGTAAATACCATAAGAGAATCAATAGTATTTGTGCGGATGGTAGTTTTAACAACATCACCTTGTGTTTTAACACCTTTTCCGTTTCTTCTCTGAGTTCTAAAACTAGTAGAAGGAATACGTTTAATTAAACCGTCTTCTGTCATTACAACAACACATTTTTCAGGTTCTACATATTCAATCTCTTTTTCTTCTTTTGTGACATTTACCTGTGTGATTGTGGTTCTACGAGCATCTCCATATAAGGTTTTAATCTCTGTGAAGTTTTTTTTCATCTCTGGAACTGGATTTAAAAGAATCTGATTTAATTCAGCTTCTTTTTTAAGTAAATTATCTTTTTCAGTCTGAATTTCAACTGATTCCAAACGAGCCAATTTACTCAATTTCATATCAAGAATTGCTTTTGCCTGTGCTTCACTAAGATTATACTTATTCATTAAAGCTTCTTTTGCGGCAGCCGCACTGGCAGATTTCTTAATTAAAGCAATAATATTATCAATATCTTCAAGTGCAATTAACAATCCTTCAAGAATATGAATTCTTGCTTGTACTTTTTCAATATCGAATTTAGTCTTTCTTAAAAGAACATCTTTCTGATGCTCAATATAATTTTCCAAAAGCTGTTTAATGTTCAGAAGTCTTGGTTTCTTATCAACCAGCGCAACCTGATTGAATGAATATGTATCTTCAAGACGTGTAGATTTGAATAATTTTGCGATAATCGGTGCCGCAGATATTCCTTTACCAAGTTCAATTACAAAACGTACACCATCTCTGTTGGATTCATCTCTAATAGCTGTTACGCCATTAAGTTCTCCTTCTTCACAGAGTTTATCAATCTCGACTGTTAATGTCTCTTTAGATACCTTATAAGGAATTGAAGTAAAAACAATACTATCTCCGTTTTTGGAAGATTCGATTGTATATTCACCTCTTAATCTTGCACGACCTTTTCCTGTAAGATAAGCTGTCTCAAGTTCATCTTTATTAATAAGTAATCCACCTGTTGGAAAATCTGGACCTTTAATATAGTTTAAGAGTTCCCTAATATCACATTCTGGATTTTCCAAAAGATAAATAGCTGCATCCATAACTTCTGATAAATTGTGCGGCGCAAATGAACAAGCCATTGCCCATGCAATTCCAGAAGTACCATTTACAATAAGGTTTGGAATTCGGCCAGGTAAATAAATTGGCTCCTGCTCTTCATCTGTATAAGCATTCATCCAATCTACTGTATTCTTTTTAATATCTGCAAGCATTTCTTCTCCAAATTTAGAAAGCTTACATTCTGTATATCTATATGCAGCCGGTTCATCACCATCTCGGCTTCCATTATTACCATGCCAAGAAATGAGTGGATATCTCATATTCCATTCCTGTGACATCCATACTAATGCACCATAGATAGAACTATCACCATGCGGATGAAATCTACCCATTGTATCTCCGACTGGCTGAGCACACTTTACAAATTTCTTATTATTCATAAAACCTTTATCAAACATATCATATAAGATACGTCTATTAACAGGTTTTAATCCATCTTCTGCTGAAGGTAAAGCTCGATCTGAAATGATACTCATTCCATAATCAAGTAAACTCTGTTCAATTTCATCTTTAATATTTACTTGAATAATATTCTCACTCATTAAGACTCTCCCTTATCAAATAATTCTTTATAATATTGCATTTTTACATCCATCAAACTTTCATCTATAACTCTTTCTATAAAATTATAAATTGAATCAGCACTAACAACAACATCTTCTGATGGAATATATAAATAACCAGAACCAGTATTTAAAAGAGGATTTTGTTTATGATATTCTTTCATATATTTATCATATTCTTCTTTTGTCATAGGTTCTTCAACTGATTTAACAAATTGTAGTAATTGTTTTTTTAACTGTTCTTTATTCTTATCCATATATAATATATTACCATAAAAAAATTAAATTGTCAAATAGTTACCAGGTTTAACCTTGCCAGTTGCTAGATTATCTGCAAGCTCATTGAATGGATTTTTAGAATGTCCTTTTACTTTTACAAAAGTGACTTCAATCATTTTGGATACTTCAAAAAAAGCCTGCACAACTTCTAAATTTTCAGGTACTTTTCCATCTCCTTTAATCCATCCATTTCTTTCCCAATTATACATCCAGTTTGAAAAAGTATTAATTGCATATGCAGAATCAGAGTAAATTAATACGTCTTCTTTAGCTAATACTCCTTGACAGGCTGCGTAAAGAATAGCTTTCATTTCCTGTTCATTATTAGTCGTATTATCCTGTCTACTGGAATATGTGCTTAAAATATTACCTTCTGTGTCGACTTGAACAACTCCAAAACCACCTGGGCCTGGATTTGGACTCGCAGAACCGTCTGTATAAAATATCATATTTACTCCTTTACTTCAATGTCTGTATTGCACAAATCTCCAATTACATCATTATGTGGAAAACATTGCTGCCATAGATTAAATTGTTGAGTAACAGTATCTATATCTAAATCATATTTCTTTATATCGAAATGTAAAATCACTTTATCCCCATCTTTTATAGGAGTTATTTTGGTAATTGCTGCCATGTCTGGTTTTTGAGAAAAATCTCCAGCTAATTCAATTATCTTTTTTTCTTCCATTCTGTTACCTCTTTTAAAACTGTGCGTTTTTCAACTTCAGTAATATTATCATCAAAGTCATAATCATTTTCTTGCATTTCTGTTAAACCTCTATCATAGCAAACAGAAAAATAGCGTCCATTAATACAAACAACTCCCTCTACAATTTGATTCCATCTACGAGGTTTATCATATGACTCATCTGATAATCCATACTCCCATATAAGAAATTGAGTTATTGTACTATAATCATAAGCCTCATTAAAATTATTTTTAGGCTTGCCCGCATCATACCATTTTAAAAATTGGGATTCAAAGTGTTCTGACTCTTCTGGTACAAATTCAAATATTTTTGTTTCCATTTAATAACCTCTTTAGCTTTTAAATATTCTTTCCACACTTTTGGAGTTACATGTATCCAGCCGTCTTCAACTCCAACGGCCAGATACATTGCATCATTATACGTCAATATTTGCTCTCCACGCATTCTCTTCGATAAATTTCTTTCTATAAACAACTGACTCACCCATCAATCCCATGAAAGTTTTAGCAGCTTCTTCTGCATCTTCCATACATATCTGTTTAAGAGTTCTCGTTTCTGGATTCATAACTGTTTCAGCCATTTCAGACGGGTCCATCTCGCCAAGACCCTTCATACGACCCAGCTCAAAAGACTTTTTAGCTGTCTTTCTGAACTCCTCAAGAGCCGCATCATCCTTCAGATAAGTAATTTTAGTTCCCTGTGTAACTTTATAAAGTGGAGGAACTGCCGCAAAAATATATCCATCTTCAATTAACTGCGGAGCAAATTTCCAAATAAAGGTTAAGAACAATGCTCTAATGTGACTACCATCAACGTCCGCATCGGCTGTAATAACAATTTTGCCATAACGTAATTTATCTTTATTTACGATTACTTTTCCATCTTTAATTTCAAGTCCAAAAGCAGTAATCATACCATCAATCTCTGCGTTCTTTAATGCCTTCGCGAGGTCTGCCTTCAATACGTTAAGAATCTTTCCTCTTACGGGGAACACAGCCTGGGTAGCTCTATCCCTGGCTTCTTTTGTTGAACCGGCCGCAGATTTTCCCTCTACAATAAATACTTCACAAGAAGCTCTATTTCGAGAACTTGCATCTGCTAATGTACCAGGCATTACTGCTCTTTTTTTCACGTCTGCTTTACGAACTGTTTCTTTAGCTTTTTTAGCTTTTTCTCTTGCGGCACGTGCTAATAAAGCTTTATTGATAATTGCTTTTGCATCATTAGGATGGCTGTCAAGCCAAATTGCGATTTCTTTTGATACCAGCTTCTGGACCATTGTACGTCCTTCACTTGAATCAAGTTTCTCTTTTGTCTGACCTGAAAAGACTGGGTCTGGCATCACAAAAGAAAGAACTAATACAAGACCTTCTTTTAACTCATCACCTACAATATTAGAATCTTTCTCTTTAAGAAGTTTATTCTCTCTTGCATAATTATTAATTGCAGAAGTTAATGCAGTTCTAAATCCAGTAAGATGAGTTCCAGCTGTATTTGGAATTGAGTTTGTATATAATTTATAGGTATCAGTATAACTATCGTTATACAGCATTGCTAATTTTACACCAATCCTATCTTCGGAAGCTTCGGCATAAAAAACAGATGTAATAGCATTTTTCTTTTTATTCAAATCTTGAATATAATCCAGAATACCATTCTGAGAAACAATTACATCTTCAGCTTTGTCTTTATATTTTAATGTAAAAGTTAATCCAGGAGAAAGATATGCTAATTCCTGAATTTGTCTTTTTAAACTGTCATAATCAAGCGAGATTCCTTCTTTAAAAATCTCAATATCTGGATGAAAAGTAATTGTTGTTCCAGTATCTTTTTCCGCATACTTTTCAACTTTAAAATTTTTTCTTTCACCTTTTTCAAATGTCATTGTTGCAATTTTACCATCTCTTTTAGAAGTGACAATAAATTTATCAGACAATGCATTTGTCGCTTTTGCACCAACACCATTCATACCACCAGATGTATTATATCCAGTTTTACCAGAACTATCAAATTTAGCTCCTGTATGAAGTTTAGTAAAAATATTTTCAAGAGTTTCTGAACCATCTGCGGCTTTTCCAAAAGGAACACCACGTCCATCGTCAGAAACTTTTACCATATCATCTTCTGTTACTTCAATATTACACTTTGTACAATATCCGTTTAAATACTCATCAATTACGTTAGAAATAATTTCAAGAGTAATATGTCTAACTCCATCTGGTCCGATTGAGCCTATATACATACCAGGTCTAAGTCTGATGGCTTCGATACCTTCCAAAGTTTTTATGTCTTTTACACCATAATTATCAGACATATAAATCCCCTTTCAGTTTTAAAATCATCATTTTTTCTTATCATACATATATTATAGCATAAAAAAATAATAAAATCAATTCTTAAAATTTTAGTTACGGTCAAAAAAAAATACCCTAAAAGAGAAAATCTTCTCTTTTAGGGTTAAAAATCAATTATCCTTTGGCTTTATCTTCATCAATTTGACGCATTGCTGCTTCATATGTAATACCACCTGCGGTATTCTCTTTTGCGGACTTTAATGCATAGACCGCATATCCTACGACCTCACTCACGACCGCACCTATTAATGCTACTAATGGAGTAAAGTCTGGATTCGCCATGGTAAGAGTTGTTAAATCAAGACTCTTTAAAGTTACAAAGCCTGTGAAAAGTTCTATAATTGTGCAATTTATAAACAAGAAAAGAATAAGGAGTTTTGAAGTAGATATTTTAGGAAGGAATTGTTTTTTAAAATCTCTTTTTTCTTGTTTTAATTTATACTTTCTTTTAAGAACTTCTTTTTCTCTTTGCCAGCGATGTTCTTTAATAGTTATATCACGTTCTTCTTTAGTCATAATTATTTACGTAAATATGTGCTTGAAGCAAATCCTGTATAAGTTACGTTCTTATATGTGAATTGGACATACAACCATTTACAGCCATTGCTAACTGAATAATATCCATAATTAGCTACTTTTGTTCCTTTTGGAATTGTAACCATAAGAGCCTTAGATGTACCTGCTCCATGGCGGATATTTAAATCAGCTGTTGTACAATATATACCTGCAAGAGATTTATTAAAGTCAGTTGCGCCTTCTTTTGCAGTTATACTTTTACTACTGGATGGTTTTGGTTTAGTAGTTGTAGGAGCCTTCTTTTTAGCTACATATGAATAATAAGTTTTAGTAGAATTAGAAGTATAAGCATAACCACATGAAGCACCTGGCCATACAATTTTATACCAACCATTAGATAAAATCTCTAATACTTCTACTTTAGTTCCTTTAGAAATAGTTCCATAAGAAGAGCTATTTGTATTGGAATTACTTCTAATATTCATCTCAGTTTTTGCAGTTGCAGTACCAATTCCTTTTCCAACATAAGTAGTATTAGTTTTTTCTGGAGCTGGGCTTTGTTGTAGTGAGTTAGAATTAACTGCTAAACGTCCTCTTGTAATATTTGTTGCTGTATGATGGGCATCATTAAGTAAAATATCTCCAGGAAGTAAATAATCATATCCAGAAAGATATTTGTCTGCTGTTAAAACAGTGAATCCAGCAGCTTTAAAACCGGCTCTCATATCACCAGTGTAACTTGCACTAATATTTTGTAAAGCTGGAATTCCAAGTAAATATCCTACTGCTCTAATATTAGCAATTACACCTGCAGAACAGTCTGCTTCACATGTGATAGTAATTTGAGCAGGGTCATAGTTAGATGCTTTTAAATGAGCCCAATAAGTATCTCTTTCATATTGGTCATAACCAACTAAATTATTAAGAGCTGCGGCACAGCTTAATTCAGCCATCTTTTGACCAACTCTTGAGTCTTTTTCATATCTTAATACACAATTCCATGGTCTATTATACCAAGAACGTAAGTACCATTCTCTACCAGTCTGGTCACCAGCTCTTCCACTATGATATCCACCATTTTCATCTGAACCTGAATTAGAAATATAATGAGTGCCAGTAGAATTAATATAGTTATTATAATTTGCCACTATTGAGTTTCCTCCTTTATTAGATGCATATGCATCATAATACCTCTGACCATATTTAGCTCTTGTTGCTTTAACAGTTTCACCTGTATTAGCAGGACATTCAAAACGAGTTAAGACCATATCAGAAGCTTGTCTTACGCTTGTTGCATTTTTTAAAGTTGATAAAACTGTAGAATAATTATTTTTTAATTCAGTCATAAGCCATTGCAATTGAATTAATTCATTACCAATAGAAGCTTGTTTCATTTTTGCTAAATCATATAATCCTGCTTTACGACCTGGACTAGTCCATTGGCAAAGCCCATATCCATATTGCTTATTAGGGAGTGGATGCAGAAAAGTTTCTCTTGAAATTTTTCCATTATCAACTGCCGCAGTATAAGTAGAATCATTCCATACTTGACCATGTTCTTTTAATCTGTTTAAGCATAAAACTTCTACTCTATTTGGAATCATACCAGACTCAGCATAGATGTTACCCATTAATCCAGCAACACCATATGGATTATTAATTTCTTTAATTAGATAATTCCAAATATTTTTTTCAATTGAAGCCATATTTATATAAACCTCCTCTTCCAAAAATATCTTCTTCAAAGGTTTTAACATGTTTCCATTATAAATAAAAAAACCAGAAGAGATATTAATCTCTTCTGGTTTATATTATAATCTTTCTGCAATTTTAGCAATTTTAGAACGATGAATCATTTTTAATTCAATTTCACCATATATATCTTCGCCTCGATAGACCTTTGATACTCGTCTCATACCATTATTATTTCCGGCAAATGCAATATCATCAACTTGCGCTTTTTCATCTCCATCTATAATACATATGCTATCTTCACCAATTCTTTGTAAAGCAAGTTTCATAAGCGTAATATCAAGATTTTGAGCTTCTGAAATATATATCCCAGCATTCATTCCAGTAGTATCATAACCTCTAATATCAGAGAATGGAAGTAAAACAATTTGTTCTTCATCCATTAATCTTTCTAATTCAATTCGACTTCCTATTTTACTTGCAAGAACATTTCCAATTTGTGAATCTAAAAGTTTTTCATCTTTAGTGCCTGGTAAATATCCTAATTTAGCAGAATTTTTTGTAGCAACTGTATTACAGAAAATAATAATTTTATTAATCTTACCACGCTCTAATTGACTCATTAAGTATCCAAGAGATAGGTATGTTTTACCTGAGCCTGCAGGTCCTTTTACCAGAGTTATTTTATTATTTGTAAAACTATCTGCTACAAGTGTCTGATAAATATCCCCTTTAAGTGGCTTAACTTCACCGAACCATTTAGAATTAAAGCTTCTAAATTGAGTATGGCGATATTCAGAACCTGTCCATACGGCAGAATCAACTGGTTTTCCATCTTTATTTTTTACAATGATATATTCATTTACTTTTAAACCATAAATATTTTCAGTAGGATTAGAATAAAAATCAGACATCATTTCATCATCCATTATAATCTCTTTATATCCACTGTAATCATCTTTTGGAGGATACATAGACATAATACATTGCACTGGTAAAAAGGCAGTAGCAGTAACTTTTAAAGTCAAATCATTTGTTACAAAGAAAAAATTTTCTCTTTCACTTATTTTTAAATTACTAAAATAAGAATATGCGGTTGCTAAAATTTTAATATCATTGTTTACTTCAAATCCTTTTTCAGTAAAAGGATAAATAAAAAATGTTTTATATAATACAACTTCATATTTTGCGGGATTCGCATTTAAAAAAGATAGGATTTTTCTTGCAATATATTTAACTTCAGAATCTTTAGAAGCTGATGTTTTAATCTTCTCAAGTTCCGCTAATGTAATAGAAGATATGATGAACTTCTCTTCTGGCATAGTTTCAAAATTATCTAATAATGCACATGTGTCATAAAATTTCATTCGTCTTCCTCTTCTTCCTCTGGTTCATTATTTTGTACTACAAACCCAATGGCGCGTGTATTTTCTGGCTCAAGTTCTTCTGCCATCTTTTGGATTTGTATATTATATTTAGAAATTGTCATGTTTAGTTTACCTTTGGCAACCTCTAAAGCAGTGACAATTACTATTGTTAGAGCCTCTATTACAGGAATTATTAATTCAATAAAAATTATTCCTAAAATAAAAAATATTAAGTTTTGAATCATTCATTCCTCCTTTTTAACTCCTTATATATATATTTGAAAATAGAGAGATTAAATTGAAGGTTTTTGTCCTACATCGTCCTTTTTTGTTCTATTGGCTCTAATTTTTTGATAAAATTTTTCTTTTTCAGAAATATACTGTTTAAGTTTTTGTTTAGTGTTAGTTAGCAAATCACGAACTGTATCTAAGTCAGATTCTATTTGATATAAGTTTCTTTGTAAAGATCTATTTTCGTAAGATTTTGGATTAAACTTTTTACTATACTTCATTTCATCCAATACTTTTTTTAATGCTTTAAGAGCTGGCTTTAATTCATTATCACGAATATGAGTATAATACTTAATTTCTGCTCTCCACAAAGCAATTTGATATCCAGTCTTTTCATTAGCCATATCCATATCATCTGGATGTACACTAGCAATACCTGTAAATATATTATTTCCATCTACTAAAATGCAAGTTGCAGTTTTAGTAGTATCATCCCAGTAGAACTTAGGTTCTTGTTTCATATAAAGTCCTCCTTATATTATATAAAAATATTATATCACAAAAATAAGGGAAAATCAAAAAGGGGACATTTTGCTAAAAAAAATTGGTGTGTGCGATTTTTAAGCGGCAACGACCGCTGAGGGCGCCTACGAGCCCGAATTTTCTGGCACAAAAAAAATAGAGTCTTTTAAGACTCTATTTTATCTTCTCGTTTAGGTCCCCAGTGTTCAAATTCATCTCAGCCCGCAAACCAGTATCCTAAATTTTCTTCAGTATAAGGTTTGAAAGGGCAACCAAATCTTCCGAATACTTCATTATTCTCATTTGGCTCTCTAATAAATTTAGAATTTAAAATACAAGGACAGTTTTTCTCAACCCATTCTTTTGGAGCTGTAATGCAATAATTTAATGACATATCAATTATTGTTTCAACTACAATAATTTTATTTTCAATCAACCATTGTTCATTTCTAAAAGTTAAATTATCAATACTTAACCAAGTATTAAATGGCTCACAATCTGGAAAATCTCTTCCTGCGCTCCAATCATTAACTTCAAAATAAATAATTTCCATACTTAATCCTTTCTTATAAAAAAAAGAGGGGCTTAAAAGCCCCTCCCACAAGTTAATTACTCTTCAGTCTGAGCAACAACTGTATCAGCATTAATGGTTACACCTTTGTTTGCGGCTAAATTACCGCCCATGAAACCAGCCAGAAGAGTTTTCAGGTCGATTCCAAGAGATTCACTCAATCCTTCAGATACCTGAGTTACATTAGTCATGATGTCGCCAGCAAGCTTAGATGTGTCTCCACCGAACATCATAATCTTATCAACATTTGTGTATCCCTTACCAACAGCTTCAGCGATTGCTGGTAACTGCTCGAAGTATACTTTAAGTGCCTGTAACTGCATATCCTGCTTAGCAGCTTCACCATACTGCTTCATAGCCTCTGCTTTCTTCTGAAGACCTTCAGCCTCAGCTTCAAGTTTAGCTCTAATAGCAGCAGCTTCTGCTTCACCTTTTGCTTTGGCTGCAGCTGCATCAGCTTCACCCTGTGCTTTTACGGCTTCTGCAAGAGCTTTCTTAGCATCTGCATCTCTCTGTGCTTCTGCAAGTGCAGCTTCTGCCTGCTTTGTTCTCTCGAACAACTCAGCTTCAGATTTCTTCTGAGTCTCATACAGTTTAGCATCTGCTCTCTGCTGTGCTGCATACTTCTCAGCTTCAGCAGTTTTCTTAACTTCAGCTTCCAGAGCACGCTCTTTAATAGCAACTTCTCTTTCTTTCAACTCAATCTGCTTTTCCTGACGAGCAATATCTGCTTCAGTAGCAGCAACATCTCTTAACTGACGCTGTTTCTCTTCCTCAATTGCCTGTGCCGCATTAGCCTGAGCTTTTGCAGTATCAGCAGTCTTTTTGAGGTCTGCCTGCTTCATCTCGAACTCGTTGTTACGAACTGCAATTTCCTCAGCTGCCTGAACTTTAGCATCATTAGATTTCTTTGCGTTAGCTGCCTCAGCAACAGCGATTTCTCTCTGTGCATCAGATTTAGCGATTGCCGCATTCTTTCTAATCTGCTCAACGTTATCAATACCTAAGTTATCAATAACACCGCCCTCATCAGAAAAGTTCTGAACATTAAAGGAAACAAGCTCAAGTCCGAATCTAGCAAGATCAGGAACTACATTCTGCTGAACTTTTTCACTAAACGCTTTTCTATCAGATACCATCTCAGTCAATTTCATCTGACCAACGATCTCACGGATATTACCTTCCAAGAGGTCATTAATTCTTTCTGCAATTACTTCACGTTTAATATTTAAGAAGTTCTGAGCCGCAAGTGCAATCATTTCATCAGTTCTTCCAACCTGTACAGAAACAGTAGAATCAACTTTTACGTTAATGTACTCTGCTGTTGGAACGGCGGTACGAGTTTTCACATCAATCTGAATCGCACCAAGAGACAACTTATCAAGTTTCTCAAAGAAAGGAATCTTAATACCGGATTTACCAATCAAGATTCGAGGTTTCTTATGCGGACCAGAGATGATGTAAGCTACATCAGGTGAGGACTTCACATATCCTGTCGCAAGGATCACAATCAATGCCACTGCAATGATAATTACAGGGATAAATGGAAGAATTGAACTTAAAATATTCATGTACTTAACTCCTTTTTCTCTTATAATAATTTATTTAATTTTCAAGGTTCAACAATGATACTCATATTTTACTAACCAATATTCTTTGCCGCCTTCTTTATAAAGAACAGCATGGTCATCATATGGTGTTGTTACCAAACTTTTAAGTTTTTGAACAGCTTCAGTTTTATTTTTATAAACTGCATTTTTATGAAAAGTTAAATTTCCATGATACCCACTTGATTCTTGCGGGTCATAAGCAAAACTGTTTAAATCTCGTAAAATTTGGGATTCTTTTGTAGAGCCGTCATAGCTCTTATACCCAATTAAATGGCTCATAGCATATCTTTACACTCCTCATATTTATTTTTTATATCTTCAATAACTGTATCGAGTGAAACTGGATAACAGTTATGAGAATCAACTCCCACATGATACATAAAGAAATTATCTTCATAAAAATTAACATTCTGATGTGTATGACCAAATAAGTTTAAAGTCATATGATGTAATCCTGAATCATCAACATTACCAGTTAATGTTGGATAATGACTCATATAAAAATTATACTTTTTATATTTTAAAACTGTCGAATATCCAAGGCATTCAAGACCATTCTCTTTGTAAAGATTAATTCTTGTATTTGTATCATGATTTCCAATAATAAAATACTTTTTACCATTTAGCTGTTTTAAACATTCAAGTCCATGTTCATTATCTTTCAGCATCAAGTCGCCTAAGATATACACTTCATCTTCTTGCTGCACCAGCTCATTCCATCTTTTAATAATTTCTTCATCATGGTCATTAATATTCGGAAACCCTCTTGGTTCATAAATGAATGGCTTCGCATGACCAAAATGAAGGTCTGAAGTCACATAAATCATTCTACATACTCCTTATCGGCATCTCCTACAATCAAAATATGTTTGTAGGTATATTTTTCATTGTAAGTTGGCTTATCAAAAGTATAAAACATTCTTCTGATTGTTCCTCTTGGAACATAAGCACGACCCATTCCTTTTCGATTCTCATTCTGAGCAAGAATCTGAGTAAGCGGTAAATTAAATACAACTGGAATAATATCTACTCCATCTAAATCAAGTCTATCAAGAACTCGATTTCTTGCTTTTTCACTCAGATGAGTTGCATCTGCAAAAACTGCAATATCATCAGTTGCTTCATTTAAAGCATTTTTAATTCTATTACAGAACTCATCAAAGACATCATCTTCATACTTGAAGATGTTTTTATCATCTTCTTTTAAGAACTCAGCTCTTACTTCATCTCTTGACACATGTACACACTTGTAAGTCGTTGCCTGTGCCATTTCCTTCTTGACGTAAGTCGTCTTTCCTGATCCTGCTGGTCCGCACATAAGAAAGAGAATCTTGTGCTTCATCTTTATACACCCCATTTTTAAAATTTTCTTTAAACTCAAGAACATCCTCATATGATTTACATTCAATATGATTTACTTCTTGTTTGCAGAATACACAGTACATTTTCTTTCTATGAAATCTACCATGTTGATGACTATTACAACGTGGTAAACTCATATTTTTATGACCGCAATTCATGCAATAAAAATCATTGATTATCATTTTTCCATTTCTTCGTCCCATTAGTATCAATTCCTTTTAATTATTTATTACATATATATTATATAATATTTTTTATAAAATATCAATTAAGATATTTTATTGAGTGTCGGAAAGGATTTTTAAAATCCTTTCCTTAACTTTCTATATATATTATATAATATTTTTTATAAAATATCAATTTCTGCATTTAACATAAAATTTTCAACCTTAAATTTTTCCCAAGCCTCTTCTCTCTTCTTTTTTCGATGAAAGATAGATTTAACTTTCATGACTTCTGATATTGCTTCTGCGCTGATCATAGCATCAAGCATTGACCATTGTCCATCACAAGCTCGTCTATTAGCCCATTCAGAGAACTCGTCAAATGTAACGTCTTTCATTTCTTTCTTCATTTTTTATCTCCTCTGCGTTACTCCAAAAGGATTATCACTATAATAGTCTCCTCCAATTTGCGGAGCGTATTCATTACAATGGGTAATAATGATTTTTTTAGAAAATCTTGTATCAAGTTTGACTTTTTCAAAATCATTGTCGATTCGAGTAATTACATCACTCTTTTTCATTATACCATATCTTAATCCACCCTGGAAATCATTATGTACATTTGTTTTATCAAACATCTCTGTATTGATTTCTTTTTTCTGAGCTTCCTGCTCAATAGGGCCAACCCCATGTCTGGTTACATATGAACGCGTTACATAGCAAGCATCAACTGAAATGTCTTTTTTATCTGCTAAAATCTCAAAAGGATATGTTACTCCTGTGCGGGAAGTGGTATGCCAAACATCATCATAATAGAAATCAAGTCCTAATCCCTGACCATTCTCAAAGATAAAACTATCAAACTTATTATAAAGATTATCAAAAGTAATAATTTCATTTCTCTCAAGGAAAAATAATATATCACTTCTAAAATTACAAATTAAAGATTGTCTACCAACGGAATGTTTATCAAAATATTCTCTGTAAGTAGTAATTTTATCAAGCTGCACTCCACGCTTAAAAAGAATTACAAGACAATCTCTCCAAATTTCTTCCATATGGAAAAGATACTCTTCATCTGTCCAGCTTGCAAAATCAGCAACTGTAAAATGAGTTTTCATTGTAGGATCGCCATATCTATCCTCAATAGCACACCAAGAGCCAAAACCGCAAGAGCCATATTCTCTTTCACCATTCTGCTCGGCAATCCAATTTTCTGTAATATGGTCAATCATCATATCAAAAGGAGTAATTACTTTTGCTTCTGGATCAACATATCCCTTTAAATTCAAAGGAAATAAATGCTGTTCTAACAGTTTATAATACTCTTTTGTATAAGTCATAGGATGAATAAAAAAGGTTTTCGCAAAAAAAGTTGGTACTCCTTCTGCGGTTCCGCTTCCAAAATGATGATAGACATGTCGCAATTTAGTTGTATAATCAACTGTATGACCACGCTGAGCCGTTCCATTGTGAAAGATTACTACTGGTTTTAAGCCTCGATTAAGAGCATCTTCACAAAAATGATTTGTTACAAGACCTTTTCCTTCATCTCCAAAGTTTGCTCCAATAACAATTTTACTTTCTTTCATTTTAGTCTAACCTTTCATCACAATATTTATCTATAAAAGTTTCAAAGCCCATTCTCGCACAAATTACATCAAGTTCATCTGCTGTTTCTTTAACAGAATCTTTAATAGAATAAATAATCCAATTATATTCCTGCTCAACAGTTTCATCTTCATCATTTAACCCAAAAGATTCAGCAACATTATAAGCCATTTCATAGCCATAATCATTGGCTTCTTCAATATCATTTACATCTACGACTTGACAATTATAGATTCCATGCAGCCCTTGATAAGTACCTTCAGTTGCATAAATATAAACTCTCATAAAAAACACCTTCCTTAATTTTCTATATATATTATATTATATTTTTAATAAAAAATCAAAGGAGGACTATTGTCCTCCTTTTATATTTTAAATATCCCAGCTTACTTCAGAAGAAGCTGTATCATTATCATTAATGTCAATTTTAACTGGACCAGTTTCAAAAGCTGTTCCTGTTTCACTTCCATGACTAATTACAATATCTGTAATAATCTTTGCAAGACCATTTAAACCAGATACAAAGTAATGGTCATTTCCTACGAGTTTTCTCCAAGACTCATCAAAGTCTGGGTGTCTGCTGCATAACCATTTATAAGAGCTTTCATTATCATCAATGGAGATATGGTAAACATCAAATTTTTCAAAAACTTCTTTCTGTAAATCTTCTGTTTCAACATCTCCCTGGAGAGAATCTCCAGTACATTCAGCTAATCCCCATTTTGGTAAATAAGGATTTGGCTTTTCATCTCCCATTGTAATGATAATGCCTTTCTGACCTCTGTTCCAGCAGTCAAGTTTACAATGATTTAATCCCATATACCAAGCGGCTGTATAAGACTCAAAACTATTACCACCACCGCCACCTTCAAAATACATTTTATCAAGCTGCTCCGCAATTCTAATATCAGATTCAAACTGAGACATCTGAATTGGTGCTCTGTCATAAGCAAGGTCTCCGATTCCCATTACACAGAACTCAACATCCTTAATAGAGTTGTCTGCATAAATATCGGTCATAATCTCATTCAGCTTTTTAGCAACCTGAACTGCGGCGCCGCCCATAGAACCAGTTACATCAAGTGCTAGAATAACTGGAACTGTATGTGGGTGTTCCTCAGAATCGCAACATTCACGCATTACTCCTTTTGGATTTAAAGCTGCGTCAAGTTTACGAGATGTATAAAACTCCTGTGCTGAAAAAGCCATTGTATCAAACTCGTCAAGAGAAACTCCTCTTGAACGAGATGTATAATCACTAAACGCTTTAGTTGTCCAACTTCCTCCACCCATTAGTCTTCGTCCTCCTCATCATCATCTGCGCTAATCACCGGGGCATCACCAAAATCAAAGGCTCCATCAAACATATTCTCAAACATATTTCCGCCATTTGCCATCATCATAAACATCATAGGATTCATGCCGCCCATGTTCATAGAACCGCCTGTATTATTTTCATTAAACATCTGGCTCATCATCATCATGCTCATCATGGAAGACATAGAACCATTGTCCTTAGTCATATTCATGAACGGACTGAAAATCTTGCCATAGCAGTATGTTTTTCCCATAAAGACATGATGCTCTGGAATAGTCTCCTGGATAGTAGAGTCTTTATAACTGAAAGTCTTAATAGAATTTTTTCCTACCTCAATGACTGCTCTTGGCTCGTTATTAACCAGGATAATGTCACCAACGGCAACTTTAAATGTAGGAACTACCCAAAATGCTCCATCCATATCAAAGGCAAAATTATCGCAATTTGTAAGTTTCATTGTTTTAACATTGAATGTTTTGTAACCATTCTGTACCTTAATAGCAATTTTGCCATTGGCGCCCATCTTGCAATAACCTTTTGCTACTGGTTTAAACATTCCATTAAACATATTTCCAAAATCAAACATATTTTCTTCTTTCCTTTCCTTCAGCTTTTTTCTGTATTTTTAACAATAGCCCAATGATCCATTATATCGCCTATATTTCTTAAAGCCTTATCTATAGCTTCTGAAAAGCTTGGATCATCAATATCAAAAGTATATCTATTTTTTATCATTTCTTTTACTTTATATATATATTATATTATATTTTTTTTATTTTATCAATTTACATATTACTTATCCTCATCATCATAACAGTAAAAATTTTCATTAGGATCTTTTCTTACGGCATCCATACATCCATTTGTAACTTCAAGAGCTTGAACTGGAGTTAAATCTCCATATAGAGTTTGATACCATGCTGGATGATAACATTTAAGATAAGCAGGATCGCTTACACACAATCTTTATATCCTCTTGGGCATACCAGATTGTATGCCCGAAACTGAGAATACTGAGGTACTTCTGCATATATAGGATTTTCTCTGCATTTAATGCAAAGATCTTTTGGAACTACACATTTATCACATCTTGTCATTTTATTAGTCCTCAAAAATGCTATTTGCATCAAATAATACATTTTGTTCCAAAGTATCCAAATCAATTAATGGTAAACTTCCTGTAAAGAAACATCCGCCATCAATATCAATTTTATGAGCTTTGCCAGCAGAATCTTTGCAATAGAAATATGCTCCATGAGAAGCTTTCTTTCCACTCATCTCACACATATATTCATAAGAATGATGACTTAAAAGAGGTACAGGAGTATGTCCATGAATAAGAATTACATTATCCATTCCGCCTTTTTCATCCCATTCATCATCAAAATGATCTCGATTCCAAATAAAATCATCTTCAAACTCTGGAAATCCTAAGTGTGGGCCAGGCGTAAAACCTGAATGAGATAAAATTACAACTTCTCCATTTTTATTATCATAACGATACCACTTAGGCAAGTTGTCGATAATATCAATGTATTTTCTATCACTTCCATCTGCTTTCCATTCATCAAAAGTAGATTGACCACCATTAGCACAATGAAGTCTTGTGCAATGCTTTATCCGCATAGAATCTGCAAACATCTGTTCATGGTTGCCGCAGATTAAGAAGAAATGTTCAGAATCTTCAAGAACTTCTTTTAAAATCTTGAATCCTGCTGGACCCCTATCTACACAATCACCTAAAATGTAGCAAAAACTATTGTCTGCATATACAATATTTTTTACCATTTCCCATAAATCATACTGACCATGAAGATCAGAACAACAATATACATGACTCATATTTTTACACCTCATATCTTTTATAATAATTATTTGTTGTTTACTTAAAAGGATGTTACTAAAAGTCCTTCATTCTTTAACAAAGCAACAATTTCGTCTTCTGGAATTTCATACCATCCAGGATTTTGATATTGAAGAACCTGATAAGCTAAAGACTCTAAAGCGTCTTCCAGTTCGCATCTGTCACAACCACCAAATTCAATCATTTTTATTTTTTCCTTTCTCTTTCATTTGATATATATATTATATAATATTTTTTATAAAAAATCAATGCCCTATCTTTTTGATAGGGCATTACGTTAATAATGTATTATATTTAAAATAATTTGTGCGATCCCGCCAAAAATAAAACCTATTATATAGATATGACTTGGCTCATTAAATTTAGTGCTTAAAATAGCACCTGTCACACAAGCTACGATAAATAGTAATATCTTTAATCCAATGTTTGAAAGTCAAAAGTGCCACCTCTTTCTTTCATTTCAGCCTGGTATACATTCCGATCATAAGATCCATGCGCACATGCTGCAGTCATTGCTCTTTGATGACAAATATCACATCTACAAGATCCAACAGTACCAATACTTGTTGGATAAAACATATATGTATATCCGCCACCTGAGCAACCATGATATCCATGCGGGTTTCCATGAACTTCAGTATCATGTTTCTTTTTCCAATCTCTGATAGCTACACTTTCCTTCTCAGTAATCGGAAAACCTCTCCACATATCAGCCAGCGCCGCATCTCTCTGTTTCTTCATATCCTGCATTTCTTTAGTTGCGTATGTTTCTTTTTCAAAATTATCTATCTTTTCTCTCAAAGATTCAATAGTTTTCTGCTTGTCAAGAAGGTTGACTTTAATATTGTCAAGATATTCATCAATAGTTTCTTCCCTATTTAAAATAGGGATAGAATGACTTAGAGACTTACCATTTTTAAATCTGAACATTGTTCCATCGGGACTATTAAACATATATAACCTCCTACTGGTTCAAAAGTTCAGTAAGAACTTTATTGATAAGTTTTCCATCTGCTTTGCCTTTAAGTTTAGGCATAATATTTTTCATAACCATACCCTTCATTTTTGGTCCAATAGGTTCAGTAACGACCTGAGTAAGCTCAATTAACTCTTCATTAATAAAAGATCGAATTTCATCCTCTGTCATAAGAGTTGGAGCAAATTCTTTAATTACTTCAAGTCTATACTTATAAGATTCCAAAAGGTCTATTCTTGCGGCAGGGCAGGTATCAATCATTTCCTGTACGGTTTTTTGCTCTTTTAAGATAACTGCATCAACCATGTCTTCTGGAATGTTATTTCGGCAATTTTTATCAATAGCCGCCTTTTTAATAGCATCAACAAGACTAGAAATAATATCTTTTCGAGCCTTGTCTTTAGCCTTCATTGCAGTAACCATCTCTTTCATAACTGTATCAAGTGTCATTTTAATTCTCTCCTTTATAATATTCTTTTACAAAATCTTCTACTGGTGTAAAAGCTTTATAAGTTGACGATAATGCAACTAATTCTTTTACTCCTACAATCCCTGGAATATTTAAAAGTTCTTTAATTGCTAATGTTTCATTCGGAAACTGTTGTCTTTCAATATGACATTCCAAATCGTCTTCGTTTAAATCTGGAATAAAAACATATCTCCAAGTATTAAACATATTATCTTTTGAAATACAAAGTTTTCGATATGAATTTTTATTATCTTTTGAAATATGTAATTCAAGAAACATTATTTTCCTAACCTTTCTTCAAAAGTGGTAATAAAATCTTCAACGTTTCTCTTTGGAGAAGCTGTTAAAAGAATTTCTGTAATGTTTGGATATTTTCGCAAATCTCTAATAGCATCTAATTCTGATGCAAAAGTGCATTTACAAATATGATGTTTAGTAAGATTTACATAACGATATTTATGGAGATTCTTATCAAAAAGAATCTCCACTTCCTGCGGATCTTGATCTGAATAAAAGATTTTAAAATGGAACATTAATATTTCTCCTTTCTTAAAATCCTATCCATTTTTTGTCTGCGGTTATCCGTTCTGGCTGGCTTACCACCTGGCTTCTTTTTATACGTTGGGCAAGTCTGGCAATGACCGTAGAAGTCAGCCTCTTTGCCCAAATCACATTTTCCGTTACATACATAATGAATACAAGCGATTTCTCGTGTCTTTGCCATTTCCTTTACTCCTTTTTATTTATTTCTTAAAGTCATCTATAGTCATTATTAAATTCAAAATAAAACAAACTCCCCAACATATAGCACAAAAGATTGAAGTTCCAATCTTAAAATTTGTTGTAGCGAGTACAGCTTGTACTATAAAAAGAATACAAGCTACTAAATCTAAAAGTGCTGTTATAAGATATAAAAATCTCATAGCATTTACTCCTTTCTTAGAAGTTCCATTCTTTAAGAATGGAACTTCAGTAGAAATTCATTGGAAACAGCCTTAAAGGACTGAACGCCATCCTGAGAACGGAATACAAGACCTTCACGCATCTTTCCATCTATCACAGAATCACCGGTAGCAATAGCAAGAAGTTCATCAACTGTATCTGGAAGGATAAAGTTTTCATCAACAATCGGCACCCACGGAATACCATACTCCATCATCAACTTGCTTGCCCGTTTAGAATCCCAACGACCTTCCGCAGAAGTAATGAAGTTAAATCCCATAAAGTTATGCTCTTTCAGAGAGTATTCTCTCTTCTGGATACCCTGACCATAAGTTTCACCCTGAAGTGTTACCCATTCAAGGTCTGGACGATTTCTGAGAATCTCCTGGAGAGTTGCTTCAACATTATACTTTTCAGCCATCTCAACGTAAACATTAGTATCATAAAAGCAAGACTTATCTGGTCTATCAAATACTACGTTACGAGAACAGATATAAAACTCAAATTTTTCTTTCTTCAAGAAACGAGTCTTAATTCTTTTCATTGTAAAGGTAGTAGAAGTACCATCAATTTTTTCAGTTGCAACCCATGGATTTTTATTCTCAAGAATCCAAGGCATATTCTGTACACGCTCTTCATCTGTTTTAGAAACCCATGTCGGCCATCCGGTTTTCTTATCAGAAGTTTTACCGAAGAACATGAATAAAATTTTCTTACCCCAAGTTCTACGCATTAACCATCTAAAAGGCTGATGAGAGAACAATTTTCCATGTCTCTGAGCCATCTTTTTATACTTATCCACAGAAGATGCTTTACGAGCATTATCTTCTTCAACTGCATAAGTTACTTTTAATTTCTGAGTTAAAAAGTCACCAAGTTTATAAGCGTCCTTTTCCCAACCGAAGTCTTCAAAGCTCATAAGCAGACCCTGAGAAATTACAGTGCCTTTAAAATATTTCTGAGTTTTAATTTTAAAATGTTTCGGCTCAAGGAACATAAATGGCTCTTCTGCTGGAACTTTAGAATCAATCTCAAAGTAAACAGCTAAATCGCCTGGCTTAAATTGGTCTTTACGAACCATAATATGCCAACCATTTACGATAGCTACTTCTACTCTGTCAGCTCCTTCAATAGGACGAATCTCATCAACTTTGACAACATAAGCAAGCTCTCTTTCTTTCTTTTCATTCAGCATACCTATCAATCTCCTTTATTTATTGTAAATATATTATATAAAAATTTTAAAAGTAAATCAATTAAGATCTGTTTCTTTCAAACATTCGTGATAAATCTTAATGAGATTTTTCTTATTTAAAAGTGCCTTATATCCAACATTATGCTCTTCTCTCCATGCTAAACGAGATAATACTTTATCTATAAAAATTTTAGTCGCAGGATGCATAGCAATAGGATTCTTAATCTTATTCTGCCACCACTTATATTCTTCTTGATATGTAAAATTTTTTCCCATATAAGCATGTCCCGCACCTAAATAATCACAGAGTAGCTCCAAAAGATACTTATCTGGCATTGGGAGTGCGGTGCCGCCTTTATCAATGTTATCGAACCAGTACTCGTAATGGTGTCGATTCCGACCTTTATGATGCTGCCAAGCAAAGGACATTCCATTTTCCTCTTTACAAGCATCTATCGGAGAACGAGTCCCCTGCCAATATTTGACACCTTCCCAAAATTCAACAGGAGAAAATTTGGATAAATCGTGTGTAATTCCCTGCTTATAAAGACCAATTTTAAAGCAGTATTTTCCTACCCAATATTTATGTTTACATACCGTTTTTAAGTGCCCAAAAAAGTTTTTAATTTTCATATTTTATTCCTCTAAATATTTATACTCTATTTTATGTAAAGAATCATCTTTTTTATAGTAAACATAGGTACATTTTACCTGTATCTTATCTCCTTCTTTAACCGCATTAAATATAGAAGAAGAAACGCTTACTTTTTCATTATTTACGCCATATAAATAATATGAATGATTTGTAATAGGAATAAGAACTTTCCCGCTCATTACAAAAGAATGATGTACATCATCTTCTTTATTTATAACTTCAACTGCTCTTACTTCAGTTTTTAAATAAAATTGGTCATAATACTTTATTATCCCAGTTATAATTCCAATACAAGCTGCGACAATAAGTACCACAACTACAATGTGTTTTATAATTTCTTTTAATCTTTGTCTTCTCCAATATTCCATTACTCAATTCTCCAACCAGCTTCCTTACAAACTCTTTTCATATTTTGAACTCCAACAGGATTCATACTATGAAATTTAAAAGTTGCATAAATATGCCAGCCACGCAGTCTTTGGCAACATTCAAGCCAATCAAGAATTTTAATATAATCTCCGCCTTTTTCATAATATTCACCAGCATCATGATCTAAATTAATTTCATTAACTTCAAGAATGTCTCCTTCTGGTCTTACAAGAGTAGTAAGACACATTTCTGCATCCCAAACACTCTTAATCCAAATATAAGATTCATCTGGCGCGGGCCGCATATCATCAATCCAAAGTTTAATCATTATTTCACCTCAAATTTCCAATAGTAGAAGTTGTACTGTTTCTTTGTATTATAGGATTTTTTAATCCTTTTGGCAATATTGTGGACATTTACAGTCGGATTATTTCTCATGCTCTTATCATATGATTTAACGTATTCAACTGCTTCTTTAAGATTTTCAAATTTCTTAGTTCTTTCTTCTTCAAAATTTTTAGTAGGGCAACAAAAAACATCAAAACGAGTATCTTCATATTCAATCTGGTCGGTTGTAATTTCCTTATACTCCATAAAGACATTTGCATCTACTTCAGAAGCTTTTTCATTTTTACAGCCTTCATAAACTTCTTTTAACATCTTTGCATCGTCAAGAGAATTATGAGTCTGAACAACCTCTTCTCCTCTAAAATATTCGCAAACTTTAGCGAGGTTAATCAGTTTGATTAAGCCAAAATGAACCTTAACAGCAGGAGCAAAATCTTTCATATCTGTATTCATATAACCAAGAATTGCTTTTGCTTTAAAACTATTTGTTTTGCGGAAGGTTGCTTTGATAAAATCTGTATCACAATTCCCATAACAATAAAATTCAGGAATGTCATCGCCGCAATCTTCAAAACAAAAATCAAAAAACTCATTGAATACCTCTTCTGGAGAAGGAGCTGCCTCAACCATTTCTGTAGTAATACCTGTTAAATCAGTGATAAACTTAGAAACATTCTTATTTGTATTCTCTGGGGTATGTACAAGAGAATAAAATTCTTTTCCATCTTCTCGAACACATCCAACAGAAATAATATAATTGGAAAACTGCATTGCTTCAAAGTCAATAAAATATTTCATAATGTATCAATCCTCTCTTTAGTCAAGTCTTACTTTTTTAGTATAAAGTTTCTTTTCAACAATACTTCCACAATCTGGACATCTAAAATATGAAAAAATAGAATTTCGACATTCATCTTGTGATGCAATAAATACACAATGACATTTTGAACATTTTAACCGATAACCATATTTGTTACCAGATTTAAGAATTTTAATCATTTCTTTTTATCCTTTCCTTAACTTTCTATATATATTATATTATAATTTTAATAAAAAATCAATAAAGGAAAAACTTATTCAGTTTTTCCTTTATTAAAATTAGGAGATTTTCTAAAATAAGTTGGAAGTAAATAATTTGGATCATTCCATCTTTTCCATATCTCTTCTAAATCTTCGATTGCTTTAAAATATTGTTCAACATGCGGGCGCTCCATTCTATCTGCGTGAAAGTGACCAAACAGCCAAACGCCCCAATTAATCTTATCTTTAAAAGAATCAAGCCAAACTTCCATAGAATCATCTACAGTAGACTGGTCAATCATAGATAAAAATAAGTCAGTTGGTTCCCAGCTTAATGGACAAGTATGAGTAAAAACAAAATCAAAACTTTGTCCCGCATACATTGCTTCAATAGCCTGCATTTCTGCTTCTGTTAATTGTTCGTTTGGATACCAAGTATAATGATTTTCAAGTCTATACCATTTATCCACAGAATAAGCTCCACCTATTACAAGTGTATTATGACCAAGAAAATCATAATTAGAGCCATCCATAAGATAATGGATATGAGGATAACCGGGTTCAATGAAAACATAATTCGCAACATCATCATCCCAAACCTCTTCAATGCCTTTAACATCTTCTGGACGAGCCTCATGATTCCCCCTTACCAAATAAAATGTACATCCATATTGTTCAAGTTGCATCTTAATATCATGTTGCCTTGCCGCACTTTTATAAAAATTTACACCTGCATCTCCTAAGATAATAATACCAGTCTCTTTTGGATTTTGTATTTCAAGCCATGTAAAACGATCCATACAGCCATGTGTATCTCCTGTTACAAAAAACTGTTTAATCATTTCTTTTCCTCCAATTCAAAAGCAATACTTTTCTTCATAATTTCCGCTTGGACTTCTTGCAGAAGATTTTCAGCTTCTTCATCAATGTAGTTAAATTCAGAATCTTTTGTATATGGGGCACAAATTTTATCAATATGAGTCATATGTTCATCTGCAACTTTAATAGCTTCTTCTTTTGAATAAAGACCAGTTTTAATGTCTTTTAAATATTGCGGGTTAGCTGGACACAAACATTCTTTATATGGCGCTCCAGCAATATATTTATCGAGATATTCATCAATTCTCACAAGCTGATAAAGCTGTTTTGGGTCATAATTAAACTTTTCAAAGGTTCCTTTATGAGCTTCTGTTTCTTTAGTAAGAGCATATCTTTTTCCAAGAGCAATGCCAGACATAGCTTTTACTGCGAAATAAGGATTATAATGTGCAATAACTTCATTTTCCGCAATCAATTTATTCCACTCTTTTTCATACATTGGATTGATGATTTTATAATTAGTGAACAGAATCTCAATAAAATTTAGATTCTGTTTGCGGAAAGTATCAAACATAAGCCTAATATCTTTAAAATCAATATGTTCCCCATTAGCCCTAAAATGAGTTGTAGACATAGGTTTTCGGTTATAAATTAAATCATTTAATGTTGGAGTGGTAATAAGTTTTGTATCAATATCAGAATCTTCAGTTTCAAGACCATAATTCTGACTACCTTGTAGAAAAATACCTACAATATTATTCTTAGCAAAGTATTGTTTAGATTCAAGATAATGCTCTTGAATACCACTAGCCGCTTTAGTTATTGTATTAAGATCTGCCATGCTTTCTCACCTTCCTTTAATTTTCTATATATATTATAATAAATTTTTAATAAAAAATCAAAAAAAGGAGAAAGTATTTAAACTTTCTCCTTTAATCATCGGTTGCCCATTGTCCCTTTTTAACCAATCTTACAAGTTCATAATCATGCTGGGTTGGTTCAACATAAAATTTATATTTCGCAGAAGCATATTCAGAAATATTAAAATGATGATTTGCGTCCCATACATAATCTAAACAATCAATAACAGCTTGTTGTTTATCTTTATCAGTTCCATTTGTATTTGCAGAAATATAAGCTAAAATTTCTTCTTCTTCACTTCCCCAATCATAAGATGGAAAAATTTGCATCTTTTCCGCAGATTTAGGTCGAAAAAACATATTTAAAGATGTAAATAATATACATAAAAGAATAATTAAAAACATTTTCTCTTTCCAGTTAAAAATCATACATAAATCCTTCCTTATAAGAAATAATGCAATACAGGAATATATTTATCCAGCAATTTTTCTGTAAGTGTATCAGTTAAAGTCATATGGTCTTTCATATCTGCCTGTTTAACAACAAAAGCATAGTCATCTCCTGCATCAAGAATCTTATGAATATAATCTTCATATTTTTCTTGTGCATCTTTAGTTAAAAGAACTACTGAATTATAACTCTCTATACCTAAAATAGACATTAAATCTTCTTTTGGACATTCAGTATCCTCTAACAAATCGTGCGCTAAGGCGATCATATAAGTCTTTACTGTATCAATTTTTAAAGCACTGGCTTTTGCGGTCGCATATTCAGCAACCCGCAAAGCATGAACTAATTTTTTCTTAGGATAATATTGAACTGCCAAATTAAATAATTTATTCACTTTTGTAATATCATAATTACACCCCATTAGCATTCCTCCTCACAAATACCCAAAGAAATTTCTCCTGTATATCCGCAATAATACATAGAAATACTGACTTCAAGTTCATGAATCACACCTCTTACAAAAGGCATTACTCTATCAATATCCTCTTCAGAAATGCTATATCCTCTTATCATTTATTCTTCTCCTATGTAAATTAAATCATCAACATATTTGCGGTCTTCGCCTTTTAAAATAGGCATATTCTTGTCAATAACCCAGATAGGTCTTTCTTCAATAATTGTAGTTGTAACTTTATCTTCTCCAAAAGGTTGAGGTTCTCTTTTGATATTTTCAGTTACTTTTTTTCCAATTCTAATACATGCAGTGCCTCGTTTACATGGTGTTGTAAAATCATTCCAGTTAATGCCATACTTGGTCATTAACATATCTTGAATCATATTACAAGTTTTATCTTGAAGCTCATCATGTGAAAAATGAGCTTGTCCAACCATTTGAATACTATTTCTTGTTGCATCAAGTTGCCGCCAATAAATGAGGTTAGTTACTTCTTCTTTTGGAATATTGAAACAACGTGCATCAAACATTGCACCTTTACACATCGCATCATAATAAATATCATTTAATCGTCTATCTTCATCTGTTGGATTTCCTTCATTAACCCATCTATTAAACTCTTCATATTCATACATGAAAAATCTATTAAACGCCATTGTAGCCATACTTGCTGCGATACTGCACATTTTCTGAACTTCATAATCAAACCATGCAGCAGAATTTAATTTCTTATAATCAACAAGAATCAATGTAATCTCATCAGACTGAGTATATCCCAATACACATCCTTGAATATTTTCACATAAATATTTCATTGTTTGTTGCATTGTATCCATTAGCACAAAATCAAATGGCTTTTGAAAACCTCTTGTAAAAGTATGAAACGCCTTGCCGTCCAGCCTAATTGCTACTGGAACTCTTCTCATAAGTCGAGTTTTAGGAATATTTTCATAAAAGGTTTTCATACGAGTACCTAAATCATCTCTTACCGGCATCTTGTTTACCTCTTTCTTTCCATTCTTTTAAAGTTTTTATACATTTATCATAATAATCATATTCGTTTTTTCTTATCTTACCTTTATGCCATAAAATTTGATATGGCTTTAAATGCCCGCAAGCCCAAAAATCATAAGTATATTCACCATCATGCCACATTAAATGCGGACAAAATACTTCATTTAATCTTGCTGGAATATATTTTATTTTTACTTTTATAGGATGCTTAATCTTAGCTTTAATAGCTTCGATTAAGCAATTACTATAAAAATATTCAGAAATATACGTCATAATTTTGGACACCAATCTGGAATGTCAGTATATCTTCTTAAATGCCAATCGTCTCCTGCAACTAATTTGTCATATCCATTTACATCTTTAGCAAGTTTACAATAACATCCTTCCTCATGGTCCCAAGAATCTGGAGTGTAAATAGGACGAACATCATGGTCTGGACAATCAAGGCAATTTGTAATTGTGATAGTAAAAGAATTCATATTAATTCTCCTCTAACAATTCATCAAACATATTCTGAAATTTACTGTAATTGATAGAATCATTATTGATAATCGGAATTGCGAAAATTACTTTCTTAAATTCAGTTGCATAATCTGTAACTAACAGATTGATAAAAATTTCTGCAACATCATCTGCATTCTGTCCAAACACTCCGCATCCAAAAGCCCCTAAAATGAGAGTATCAACCTGATTCTGTTTTGCTACTTCAAAAACGAATCGAATTCTTGATTCAAGAACTTTTTTATTTTCTTTTCTATCTACGTTGCAATACTTTGCAGCGGCAGTAAAATTAGGTGCGGCGCAAGTAATTACATCGCAGTATTTTTCAATGCCAGAATGCTCAAATCTGATATTTGGAGAATAAATTGCTCTATTCTCATATAAAGCACGATTCTTGTGTTTTTCATTCCAATCATAATAATTTGGAATTTGGCTTAATACGTTGTAAAGAAAAGATTCATGGCACAGACATTCTTCCTGAGCACGAGACCCATTAATAAACATTCCGCCAGGATTTTTATATGAAGCGAAATTAAGAACCGCAACTTTTCCATCTGTAGAATCGCAAGCTACAATAGCTTCAACACTTCCAACAGCATCAAGAGCAATATCTGCTTCCTCTAAATTTCTTGCGGGCGTTGTTGCTTTAAAATCTTTGCTATAAATTTTACTATTCATTACACTTTCCGCAATCTCACTAGCAAATTGCTCATTCATTTGCTTAGTATGCTCTTGTGCAATAATTGCTCTTTGAGATTTATCTGCCCAATAATAGCTAATATCTTTCATTTTTATTTATCCTCTTTCTCATTTTCTATATATATTATAATATATTTTTTATAAAAAATCAATAAAAAATAAAATAGGCTAAATAGATATAAAATATCTATTTAGCCTATTTTATTTTTTATCTCTGCTAAAGCATTATCTACTTGCTCTTTGTAAGAAGAAAATAATGCACTTAATTCAGCAATAGCAGTATTAACAAATTCAGTAGTTGCAATTTGTGTGGTATTTGTATTTGGACTTGCGGTTGGAGCAATTGGAATTCCTGTAAATTCAGGAGAATCTTTATCTGCTTTAATTGACTCAATTGCATAAACAATTTGTTCAATATTCTCAGATGAAATAAAATTATTTTCAATTTGATGCCATAATGCTAATAATCCATTTTCATCTAAAATTTTTTTAGATGCTGCCATACTTTATCCTCCTTTTACTAACTTCTTAAGATAAAAGATTTTTATTTTAGAATTATTTTCTTAAAAAATATAAGGGGGATAAAAAGGAATAATTCCTTTTTTATCCCCCTTATATAATTATATTATACCATAAAAAAAATTTTTTGTCAAGGAGTTAAGATTGAGGTTGAGATGTTTTTGCATTAGCGATAATAGCTTCAATTTCTTCATTAGTCATAGATTGAATTTTATTATCAGCATATGCTTTTGCATCTGCAAGAGCCTTATTGATAGAACCCTCTGTATTACTATCGCCATTAATGATATCGATAGCATCCTTATTAGCATCTATCTTACTTGATAATTCAGTAGAAATATTTGTTGTTAAGCTTTTTTTAATAGCTTCTACATAAGCATCAACCGTTGCATATTCAACAGCTTCTGTTTGTCCCTCTGGAATATATGTTCCGAGTTTAGTTTTTGCTTGTAAAGCTGCAATAGCTGCATTCATTGCAGAAGCATCATCAGGATGATTTTGAATCCAATTAGCGATCTCTTGCAGAGTATTAAGAGATTCTTTAGCGTCATCAGGAATTAACTGAGCAGCCAACTCCTCATTAGCAATATCACGAACAGACTTGTCAGTATCAGAGCCAATTAAAGTAGTTACTTTAGTATCAACCGCAGTCTTATGAGCTTCAATTGCAGCGGCATTATCAGCAATCATACTTACAAGAGTTTTACCTTCAGTAATATTGCCAATCTTATTCTCAAGCTCAGTCTTAGCATTAGAAATAGCAGTTTCAATTTGAGCAGTAACAAGTGTTTCTCCAACAAGTTGTTTCACCGCGTCGTTTTGAGCATCAATATATTCTTTAATTTTCGCATTATATTTTGCCAAACCAACGTTATCTAAAAATTTTTTTGCCATAATAAAAATTCCTTTCTATTTTAATATCTAATAATATCAGACTCTTCTAGCACATCTCCTATTTGCACTTCAAAAATTTTAATCCCATTTTCTCCAGCAATAAGTTTATGCTTTTGTTTTATTTCTATATTGACTATATCACCAGACTTTACCTGTTGAGTAATACCATCAATAATTACTTCTCCAGACCCTTGAACAATAGTCCATGTTTCTTTTCTATAATTATGAGATTGATAAGATATTTCTTTATAAGGCAATAGTTCTAATTCTTTAACAAGATAATTATCATCTTGTTTTAAAACTTTATATGCGCCCCATCTTTTTTCTTCATAATTAGGTCTATGAAGTGGAATTAAATTTCTGATTTTTTCAGCATCATTTCTTGAACTAATCAAAATGCCATCATCCGCAGTAGCAATAACAAAATCATCTGGGGTATCGTTTTGAAGCATTAACCACATTGCTTCAACATAATCATTTGCATATCCCCAATCTCTTAAAGAATCTAAATTCCCTAATTCTAAATGGTCTTGTGTGCCATTCATAATATGAGCTACAGATTTTGTTATCTTACGAGTTACAAATTCTTCACCACGTCTTTCAGATTCATGATTAAATAAAATACCATTTACCGCAAACATTCTATATGCTTCTCTATATTCTTTTACAATCCAATACGAATATTGTTTTGCAATTGCGTATGGAGAATAGGGATGAAATGGCGTGGTTTCGGATTGTGGAAAAGCCTCTACTTTTCCGAATAATTCAGAAGTAGAGGCTTGATAAAACTTAACTGTTTTATCTATTCCACAAATTCTGCACGCTTCTAGTAATCTTAGAGTTCCTAATGCATCAATATCAGCAGTATATTCTGGTGTTGAGAATGACACCTTAACATCTGATTGTGCGGCAAGATTATATATTTCATCAGGCTTTACATTTTGAATTATTTTTATCAAAGACAAACTATCTGATAAATCTCCATAATGTAAAGTAATTTTAGATAAAATATGTTGAATTCTATTTAAATTGTTCGTCGATGTTCTACGAATAATTCCATGAACTTCATAATTTTTCGATAAAAGTAACTCGGCAAGATATGAACCATCTTGCCCATTAATTCCAGTAATTAGTGCTTTCATATCTTGCCTCCTTTTTTATAATTCATATTTACTTTTTTCTGGGAATAATTTTTCAAATGTATTCAAGATTATACTTTTAATTTTTTCAAATGGTAAAATTTCTTTATTTATATTACCATCATTAATACAAATAACTTGATAATCTTTTATAGATTCATATAAGATATCTTCATTTTTTATATCTTGAATACTAATATAATTCACTTTTAATGTATAATCTTTATTATACTGACCCGATAAATAATGCCATGAATTGACTAATTCTTGAGTTATATTTTTAGGAGATCTAAATGTTGAACAGGATTTTTCAATTTCTTCTCTATGTCTATTAAATAATCCTTCCCAAGTAGATTTCCTCATTGGAGTTATCGTATGATTCCATTTTATTATTGTATTATCTTCTCTTATAAGATTTAAATCATTATAAGCTATAAAATTAGAATTAAGTAACATAGATTGATATGTATTAGGACGCCAGTTATCTTCCATTTGATATTTTTGCATTGAAAGAATAGGAAGTCCATCTTCGTCAAAAAAATTTGATTTATCCATTAAAGAAATAGGAAACATATCATCATTTCCATATATAAAATATTCAGATAGTTCAGGAATGTTTTTTAAATACATTTCAATAGTTCCACTATTATATGTAGGTAAAAAATCTTCTGGAATAATATCTTTGTGATATACTATTTTTACATTATCTCTATTTAACCAATTTGGCACTTGACTTTCTTGCTCAACAATTATATAAATATTTCTAATCCATGGTAGACACTTATCAATTCCTCGTAAAAGATATTTTAAAGTGCCATAGTCTCTATATCTAACATCTTCTGTATTAAATCTCATACGACGACGAGTACAACAGTTCATATATTGTTGAATCCAATTTGGATCGGAATTATCCACATATGGAAAAACAAAATCTATTGGAAGCTGATTAATAAGTCGATTATAAACTTTTATATTTTTTAGAAAATTTTGTTTAATATTTTCGTCTTCAATATATTTTAATCCATTTAATAGAATCTTAGTTTTTTCTTTTTCTTTTGCATAAACTTCTCTAGAAGATATCCCATTTATATCAAAAATAGCAATTTTTTTTAATATTCTTTTATAAGTTGCTTTTTTTATACATATTGCATTAAAAAAGAAATTTACATCTCCCATTAATTTATATGAAGTGTCGTATGGTAATTCTAATAATAATTTTTTAGAAATAAAAGCACCCTGATGAAATACTGATCGTCTTTTTGAAAAATAAATATAATCTAATTTTTCTGGAGGAATTCGAATAATATGTTTTTCTCCTTCATATTCAACGCCTCCATATACAATATCATATGTATTTAATTCTGAATAAATTTCTTCAATGATTTTATTATGATATAATACATCTCCACTATTTAAGAATAATAAATACTTTCCTATGGCGGCATTAGTACCCTTATTCATTGCATCGTAAATACCATTATCTTCTTCGGAAATCCAATAAGAAAAATAATCTTTGTATTTGTCTATTATAAAAGATGAGCTATCAGTAGATAGCCCATCTATAATAATATATTCTATTTTATCAAAATACGTTTGGTTAATGACACTTTGAATTGTTTTTTCTAATCCGATGGAATTATTTTTATTTATTGTGATTATAGATAATTTATACATAAATGTTGTATAGAGTTAAAATTAGTAAGAGGAAGAAGAACTATTTTCATACCATGATAGATTTTCAATGGGCTGAGTAGATATAACATATACTGTTTTATTATAACCATTACTACCGTCATACCATTCAATTATATTAATATAGCTACTAAGTTCATCGATACAAAAGAAGCAATACTTACCATTTGTGGTAACATCAACACTTACAGTACTATTATCATTATGAATTTCATCAGCATCGAAAATCTTTTCAATATAATAACCATCTATTCCGCCAACATTAGCTACTCCAGTTTTTAATACACCAGTAGCATCATGAAAAGTAAAACCTTTTTGAACATTATCTACGGTAGCAGTATCAGCTGTTAAATCAAGTTTGGTTTCACCATTTACAATAACTTTATTAATTGCCATAATATTTTTTCTTCCTAAAATTAAATATATAATGTTGTTCCCTTTTCGTTAGGGATTTCTTTTACATAATTACTATTAATCGTTAAAGTGTCATTAGATTCAGTAACATCAAGCGTTTCAAGATATAAAGTTGTGCCATTATCATTTGCGATTTCTTTATAATCACCTGTTACTTCTAAAACACCATTAGATTCTGTAATTGTTGAATATGCTGGTTTAGCAAGTACGCCATTTTCATAGTATTGGCCGTCCTTAATACCAGTGAAAAGCATACCATTTTCATAGTATTTATCATTATAAATACCAGTAAATAATATACTACGTACTCCATCTTTGTAATATTTATCTTCATAAATACCAGTACCTAATATTCCATCTTTGTAATATAAATCATCTTCCCAAATACCAGTACATAATATTCCATTTTTATATTTCATAGAATTATATTCATAAGTTCCTTTTGGCATATAAGGTAAATTTTCAAAAGCATGTATTTCAATATCAACAGCACTATTAGGAATAGTAATTGAAGTTAAATTTGTACAGTCACTAAAAGCATATGAACTAATTTTAGTTATATTACTAGGAATATCTATAGATATTAAATTAGAACATTTAGAAAAAGCATACTTATAAATTGTTTCAACACTATCAGCTATAACAACAGAAGTTAAGTTTGAACATCCTTCACAAACTCTCTCAGCAACATACTTTGATCCATCTGGAAAACGAATTGAAGTTAAATTTACACAATCTTTAAATGCTCCTACATAAATTTCAGAAGTACTATCTGGAATATTTATTGAAGTTAAATTCGTGCAACCAGCAAAAGCTGAACCTCCAATAATAGTTACACCATCTGGAATATTTATTGAAGTTAAATTTGCACAATTTTTAAAAGCTTCTTGTCCAATATTGGTCACACCATCTGGAATATTTATTGAAGTTAAATTTGCACAGTCTTCAAAAGTTTTTTCTCCAATACTAATTACACCATCTGGAATATTTATTGAGGTTAATTTTTTACAATTTCTAAAAGCCAACTTATCAATACTAATTACACTATCTGGAATATTTACTGATGTTAAGCTCGTACAATAATTAAAGGCGCCCTCCCCAATTCGAGTTACACTATTTGGGATATCTATTGATATTAAATTGTTACAACTATCAAAAGTTCCCCAATTAATAGAAGTTATATTATCAGAAAGATGAATTGATGTTAAATTTTTGCAACCTTGAAAAGCACCAGAATCAATTCGAGTTACACTATTTGGGATATCTATTGATATTAAATTGTTACATCCGCTAAAAGCAAAACTATCAATATTAGTTATATTATTAGGAATCTTCAATTTACCCGCTAAATTCTTATCTACTCTCTTTAAAGTACGCATTATTCAACAGTCACCAGCCCTTCTGCTACCAATTCATCCCAAGCTTTAATTAAATTATCATTTTCATCATAAAGCCCAGGCACTTTAGCATTTTCTATTTTCATCAATTTTCATTAAAGAGCTATCTACTTTAATTAAATGATTAGATAATAAATATTTTAATAAAGGCATAATTTTTATCTCCTTTTTATATTTATATCTTTTTTAAACAAAAAGAGCATCAATATCACTGTCTGATATTGGTTCGAATGCTTCTGCATTATTTATTTCAGTTTCAATACTATCAACTCGTCTAGAAACGCTAGCAATATCTGTCGTATTAGTTTGCACTGCAGTATCATTTGAAGTTTTGTAACTATTAAATGCAGTTTCAACAACTTCAATTAAATCAGAGAGTTCTGAAATTCCGCCATCTCTAGTTTTTAATTCAGCTTCAATCTTTCTCCATAAAAGAGCCAATCCTTCTTGATCTAAAAATTTCTTCATATCAGGCATATTTTATGTCCTCCTTTTTAATAAAAATTTTATTTTATAAAGAATATTATTCTTTATAGTTCCTCTTTAATTTTTCCAATAATTAGGTCTATATCCTCTTGAGTAATAGAATCTGCATAAACCTGAGATTCATATAAAGAGAAATATCCAGTAATATCATTAAAAGAGTTGTTTTTATTGTATAAATATAATTTTCCATCATCTTTACATAATGCAAAATATATATTTGGCATTATATTTTGATTGATATTTTTCATTTCTTCTTTGGTTAAAAGAATTCTAGCATCTATCGGTTCTGAGGATGATACTTTAAATCCTTGTGGTAAAATAATCATACTTAAACCTCCTCAAAACTATATACATATCTAAATGAACCAGTAGAGAGTCCATCATAATAGATAATATATTTATCAGTTTCTACAGAGTCAAAACCAATACTAAATCCACTAACTGAAATCTGATAACAAACAATTCCAAAAGATTTAGGAATAGCTAATACAACACGCTGATTATCAGTGTTGATATTCTTATAAGTATAACCAGAAGAAAGAAGAGTGTCTCTATCAATGGTAACAGGAGTTAATCCATTAATAGAATTTGGAATATCACGTGATAGTCCATAATAAATTGCTCCGTCTGTTTCAACAACAGGAATTTTTAATAAAGCTCTAATAATATCAGCAAGAGTAGTATCTTCAGAAAAAGTAGTACCAGCAGCAATACCACCAATTGTTTGATTACACGTAATAGTCTCTCCAAGAGTAGTATCTAAGTTACCAAGCTGCAAATCAATAGAGCCATTCTGATTTGCCACAGGTTCTCCATTTAATTTAATATCATTAACAAAATTTGAATCATTAGTTAATTCTGAAGTCTTAGATGGGACTGAAATCATGCCTGCAATCGCCGCATAATCGCTTTCTGTAATTTGATAACTATCGCCTTTTGGTCCAACTTCACCTTGCGGTCCTACTGGACCGGTGGCGCCAGTCTCTCCAGTTTGACCTTGCGGTCCTGCTGGACCGATCGGTCCTGTTTCTCCTTTTAGAGAAGTAATCCATTCAGCTTCAGTTCCAACAAAACCGTTATTAACTGCAAGCTGATAGGCTGATTTGCCGTCAATACCATTTTCACCTTTTAGAGCTAAAAGTTGTTCGGGAGTGAAATCATTATAGGTAAATGGGTCTCCTTTTTCACCCTTAAGAGCGCCTGCGCCCTCTAAAGATTCTTTTGTATATTTTTTTGCAAGAGCAAGAGTTACAACATCTATTGCCATTTAGATTTCCACCCACTCTCTGGAGCTATTAATCATATATACGGAACTATCTTCAATGCAGAAAGCAGTACTGCCCATAGGAACATCAACTGGAAGATCTTCTAAATCAGCTTTCCTGTCAATTACATAATCTTTCAATCCATATGCAGTATGTCCACTATTTGATGTAGTAATAATCATATATAAAGCTACTCCTTTCTTTTAAATTTCCCTGCTATAAGCACTTAAAAAAATCACGAATGTAATATAACGGCTTTGCCCAGGAAAAAAATACTAAAAGCAATTTTCATTTTGATTTTCGGTCTTTATGGTTGTGGCCGGCCGGAGTAGATTATGCGTTCTTTAAAGGCATAAAAAAATCCCTCCCGATTTCTCGGAAGGGAAAATTAGGAGCATTAACCGATAACGGCATAACGCTCAGTGTTCAACTTCTCCATCATCAGATCATATCCATCCTTACCAGACAGAATAGTTTCTACCATGTTCAATAATCTTCATTATCAAGGACTGCAATTGCTATTTCTAACGCTTCTTTAATTTTTTCTCTTTTATCTGAGTCTTCAAATGAAATATGAAGATTTTTTAATACTTCAATAGCTTCTTTAATTGTCATTATTTTACCTCATATTTAGAATCCATTAGCATTTCTAAAGCAATATTTTCTTTTTCCCAATATGGGATTCTAACTAGTGGAATATTATTATTTTTAGCCCATTCATTTTTCTTTTTATCTCGTTCTTGTCTATCTTTTAAACTATATCTGTTATCTTTATGGAAAGATATTTCTTGATAATGATGTTCTCCATCAAATTCTATTAAGCGAATTATTTTATTATTTTCTAAAATTGCAAAATCATATCTTGCATTATTTAATTCTGGAATACATAATTCAGAAATATAAGAAATTTTATTTTCTTTTAAGATTGATTCTATTTTAGCTTCACCAAAAGATTTTTTAATGCATCCACAAGATTTTGTAGAACCATCTCGAAGATTAGTTGTAAGAACTTCTGTTTCATTACCGCACACGCATTTACATAACCATACTACATTTTTATTTTGTCGTTTTCCTGTATCTTTTAATACTGTTAAGAATCCAAAATGTTGACCAGATAAATCGTTTAAATTTTTTTTACCTTGTTGTTGTCCAGCTTTTACTCTTTCACACCCACATGATTTAGTATGTCCATTTCGTAAATAGGTACCTCTTACATTTACTATTTTTCCGCAATCACATTTACATTTCCACTGTATTGGAGAGGTTCCTGGAACCCTTTCTAAAACTTGTAGATGATTAAATTTTTGACCTGTTATATCTATAAATCTCATATAGACTCTTCCTTTTCTTATATATTATATTCTTTTTTAAATAAAAGGTTGAGTCTATCTTATCCAAAAAAAACGAGCTGGAAAATTCCAGCTCGCATATTTTTACTGAATACAAGAGTATCTTTCAGAATCGAGCTTCTTCATCATGAGAGAGTAGCCATCTTCTCCAGAGAGAATTTCTTCTACCATCGTCATTGAGAATCCAGATACATATGAGAATCTTCCGCCAAGGGCTGGAATGTTATTCTGTCTTGCATCAAGATTCCAGAAGATTACTCTTGGAAGCTCATAGCCATAAGCCATCCACTTCTGAGCAATGTTCTCAAGCATAGTATTGATTTCATCAATACCACCGGTAATACGGTTTCCATAACTCCAACGATTTCTGGAAGGACGTCCAAAAGACATACAACCATTAAACTCCATATCAGAGAAGATATAAAGAGTTTTTGGCATCTCAGAAGCAGGAACTTTATTTTTAAGAGCGACATTTAACATAAGGTCAAAAGTTGCCTCAATGTTTGTGCTTCCACCCCAGTCAGCAGAACGTGCTCTCTGGAATTTATCGTAAATATCCACTCCATCAAATCTAACAAGCTGAGGATTGCTGGAGAATGTGATGAAATGGTTCTGGAAAGGACCTTTACCACGCTCTGCGATATAAGCACCCATAGATACTGCCGCATTCATTGGAGTACCACTCATAGAGCCAGATACATCGACGATTGCAATTCCGTTCTCCTCATGACCATTGTAATAGTCTTTAAGGTTTGCCCAATATTTATCCCACATCAAACGCTTAGTCTGAGTTGGAGCACCGTAGTATCCACCATAACCGAAAATCTGACTTGCGATATCTACTGGATTCAGGACTGCCGCATTAACAGTCTTAGTCTCATCCTTAGCAAAGTCCGCATAAGTCTGTGCTCCAGTTTTTGCACGCTCAATGTCGTGTCTTGCGAAAGCGTTCTTATACTTCATACCTGCTTTAGATGGAATCTTATCGAACTCAATTTCATCCCAACGATTCTCAGACATCAAACGCTCAAGAACGTTAATACGAGCACGAAGGATAGAAAGAGTCTTACGATACTGCTTTGCAGTCATTCCAAAATATTTACGAGTTACTTTTCCAAGTCTGCGAGACTCATGAGAAGAAGTATTCTCAGATTTCAGCCATTTTGCAAGCAGAGATGGAGTTTTGCACTGAACATCAAGTGCGAGCTGGTCTTTCATAATCTTCAGAGCATCTCCTTCAAGAGGTGTTCCTACGAATACATACAGATCATCCCAACGACCAAACTCAGGTACATGAATCAGGTTTCTACGTACCGCTTCTCTATCGACAGCAACCAGATCTTTGATTGCTACACGGAAAAATCTACGCTCACCCTGTCCACCACGCACGTCACGCAGGTAGAATAAACATTTCAGAGCGTAAACAGGGTTCTCTCTGAAAGCATTTCTTACAAGTGTTTTTACATCATCATCGCTTCTGTTACGATATGCTCCACCAAGTGCGAACATATCCAACAAATCGGAATTAGTTGTCTTATGTGTAATAGCACCATTTTCAGTTGTTGTGAAGTTTGTAGCTGCTTTCATTCCATTCATAAAACTATTCATAGATAAAATCTCCTTTTTCTCTTAACCTTATTACAAGGTCGTAATTGATTTTTAACAAGATACTTTTCGGTTAGGGCGTTTTAATTTTTCCCACTTAAACTACAGAATTACTTCTGGCTGGATATGAACCAACATTCCCTTTACTTTCGTTTATACCTACCACAGTATAAAAATATTTTTTTTAGCTGTAAGCACCTTTCTTTATCTTACATATATATTATATTATATTTTTATTTAAAAATCAATTAAGATTTTTAAGAGGCGGGAAGGGGACTCGAACCCCTGAATAGCGGTTTTGCAGACCGCCGCCTTAACCAACTTGGCTATCCCGCCTGAAACTCTTCTATCGGATACCCATTCTCCGCAAACCACTCTTGAATTGGCTCACGTTCTGAACAATGATTTCCAAAAGCTTCATGCACAATTAAGATTACAACTGGTTCCTCTTGGAATTTTTCTTGCTCTTTAACAGCATATCCAATAGACTCAATCCTTGAAAGAATATCTTGAAAATCTAAATGCTCTAATTGCATTTTATAGGTTTTTAAAAACATACAATCATTTGCGGCACTTGCACATCCTTTTGGACCAGAGCATAATCCTTCACATAAAGGACCTGGCGCAAATGGCTCTGCTCTTAAACCATTCCACACTCCATTTTTATCTTTAAATTGATAATCTTGACCTTGGCTTTTATGAAACCATTTAGGATCCCATTTAGCTGTACTAAGAGGAATCATATAAGGTTTAAAAAATCGAATCTGATAAAAATAAGATGTCATAATTTTCATATTCATTCTCCTTTAAAAAGTGTGCCAGGCGGGACTTGAACCCGCGGTAACCGGATTAAAAGTCCGGTGCTTTGCCAACTAAGCTACTGGCACAAAAAGAGGGGCAAAAATGCCCTTTTTTCAAGGCATAATAATCATCCTTTTTCAAAAATATGTTTTATTCTCATATAATAAAATATTTGCTTGAATTTAATCAACGATTGCTGTTTATGCCTTAATGTAAATTATAAAACCATTAAAAATTAAATAGATGCTTCTTTTTACTAATACTGCTTTATATATCAAGAGCCCAGCCTATTTAGTTTACTGAGAAGCATTGCATCATCATATTTTAATATGTATGTAATTTTATTAATAATATCCATTTAAAGATATAAATTATTTTGCAGTTTATGGCTCTTTAGAGCGGGTAACGGGATTTGAACCCGTGACACATGCTTGGAAGGCACGTATGTTGCCAACTACACCACACCCGCATATTTAGCAAATGTTTAAAACATTTGCTATTTTTAAGAGAAATTTAAAAAGAGGAAAGTTCTTTAACTTTCTATATTTATTATATCAAAAAATTTTATAAAAATCAAATCATTTCATTTTATACCATTTGTACCACTGTCTATAAGTTTTTTTTTGTCTGGATACTTACAATACTTAGATTTCTTTGCTTCAGGAAAATTCATTTTAAACCAATAATAATGTCTAATTTCACTTTCCCAATATTCTTCCCAAGTCATTTTATATCCATAATCACAAATATCCCAAGTTTCATAAATTTTTTTAAAATCGCTTTTTGAAAGTTTTACATCTGGATGCTGTTTCAGCCAAGAACGAACTGTCTGATTTGCAATCCGTTTTTTTATTTTGCCTTTTTTGTCTCCAGCCCAAGGCGTTTTTTTATAACTTCTACTCATTATCTAAATCCTCCTTTCCAAGGACTTAGAAGACTGTACCAATATGATAGAACATATATTATCCCTCCTATTGATTTTTAGTTAGTGCTGGTAGCGGGATTCGAACCCGCAAGGCTCGGAGCCAGCGGATTTTAAGTCCGCCGTGTATACCGTTCCACCATACCAGCTTAATACTCCTCACACTCCGGTGAGGAGTTTATCTTGAATAGTTCATCAAGACACTTTATTTTTCATTTGAGGGATTTGAACCCTCTAAAAATCATTCACAACACAATTTTATTATCCATTTTCTTTAATTGCTGAGAAAGTGTCTTTTTTAATTTATATATAAATTATAACATATATTTTTTTTAAAAGCAAATTTTTATTTAAAGAGCATAATGAAGATTTTTTGTTCCAGCTCTACGGAGAGAAATATAATCTACCTCTCTTTCCTGACGTTTTTTGAGAGCCGCAATCTCTTCATCATTATCATCATAGTATTTAGGCAACCAGTTAAGACTAACCTTTTTACCATCAATAATCATGCCGCCCCTATCATAATCATAGGTTATATCGCCAGATTCAAATGAAGCACAGAAATTAAAACCATTCTCATCATAACAATCCATGGTAATAGTCTCTTCTTCAAATAAATCAAGATAAACAGTTCTTTTGACATGTCCGCCATCTTTAAAATAAAGAATTGCGTTATAAGTTTCTTTTTCAATACGAATGATATTTAAGTCTTTAATTGCATCTTCGAAGGTAGAGCCAAGAGTAAGCTCAAAAGCAATTGCCCGCAAACAGTCATAATTAAGATTAACCTTGTGACTAAATGCAATTACTTTATTAATTTCACCATACATACACTCTGGAACTTGATCCTCAAGATAGGATTTTACTTCCATATCTGTTGGATACTCAAAGCGAATGTGATAATGAAAACGACCAGGTCTATTAACAAGATAATCGTTCAACCCTCTTAACTCATTGCAAGTGATTACAAAAAGTTTCTTTCCTTGATTTAATCCATCAAAAAGTGTAAGCATTTCTGTCTGCGGATCGTCGATAGAATTTGATTCATCTCTTTTACCAGAAAATGTTTTATCAAACTCATCGAAAAGAACTACAACCTCCTGCTGGATTGAAGTAAGAAAATCCGCAATTCCTGGATAGTAACAATTCACAATAATTAACGGATAGCCCTCTTCTATACCTCTTGCCGCGAGTAATTTAGCAAAAAGAGATTTTCCAATGCCCTTATCGCCAGATAAAATTACACCAAGATTTCTATTAACAAGTTTGAAAGAACCCAATACCTTTTGGACTTTCTGAAGATGAACTCCGTAAATCTTTTCAGAGATTTTAATGTCATCATACTTAGTTAAATAGAATCCTGCTTGTGGATTAAAATCTACCTGATAACACTGGGCAGGTAATTTATCTGAAGTCTGAACACTGTTATCATAAATTCTATAAATACTTCCTGTGTTTACAATTTGCATTTATTTATCATTCTCTCTTTCTTTATCTTATAAATATATTATATAATATTTTTAAAATAAAATCAATTTACCATCCATTGTTTTGGAAATCCATCTTCATGAATGATTCGCATTTGTTCTTCATTATTATACCAATCTCCAATAGGTAAATGCTTTTCATAATCAGTTGAAAAATTCTGCCATAATTCTTTCCATATATACTCATCATTAATGCGGAAATCACCATTAAAATTATCAATAATTTCCTTTCCTTTTAAGAAACTTTGAAAATCATTTTCAAAAATAATGACTCCACCATTCGCACTATGAGGAGGATGTGCGGCTGGGTAAGCACTCCCCGCAGGAAAGTCTAAGTAATGATCGCAGTTTTTAATAAAATATATATCTGAATCAACTAAGCATAATTTGATTCCTACTGGTACTTGAAAAGCATAAATTTTATTTATTGTATATTTAATCCTTTCATCTCTATCTAAATTAGGAATGTTTAAAAGATTAAAATTTGCAATAAAAACACCTTTTTCAGGAAAGATTTTTTTTATATTATCTATATTTATGTTACTGGCTAATAAAATAAAAAAATCATTTTGATAAATACTATTGACAGTTTTTAAACTATCATATAAACGTCTTGCTCCTAAAGCATAATCTTCAGTAGCTAACATTGTTCCGAACATTTTTTTCATATTTATCATCTCCTTATGTTTCTATAATAATTATATAATATTTTTTATAAAAAATCAAATTGATTTTTTAATTAAAAATGTTGTATAATTATTATATCTTGAGGAGGTTAAAAAAATAGTTTGCTGGTTAATAAAAATAATCCAGTCTTAATAATAAGACTGAATTATTTGTTTTTCTTTTCGTTCACATCTATCTCTTTCGACTTTACGCATTTCTTTTAGTCGCTTACAATTATTGCATCCATGATGGTCACAATTACAATCCCAACAGCCATCAGTATCTAACCAAAACCAATTTGGTGGTTGCGGCTTAGGCTTGCGAAAAATCTTTTTCTTGCTCATCCATACTCTTCCATCTGCGACGATCCATTCGGCGCCAATTGCGTTTTCCCGCACTATAATGTCCTTTTGGATTTGTTTTAAATTGACCAGAGCAACATTCACATGAACAAAAAACCTTATTTTTACTATAGGCATGAAGATTTCTATACCATCCATCTTCCCATCCATATACTACTTCAGCAATATATCTTTTGTGTTTTGCTTTTCTAATAGATTGTTTTCTTCTAATTCCTCTGGCATTTCTTCGCATATGAAACCTCCTATATTAAAAATATAAGGGGCATATGCCCCTTTATATTAAAGTGTTTTCTCAATAGCCGCAACATTTGCTTTTGCTACATTGTAAGCATCATTTGCGTCTAAAAGATATTCCTGCATTTTTGCAAGATGCTTCTGAGCTTCTGCAAGCTCCTGGAGAGCCTCAGAAACTTTACTTGTAGCTCTCTTAGCTCTTTTTTCTGCAATCTTTGCGTTACAACGGGCGATAGCCAGCTTAGTACCTTTTTCTATATCAAAAGTATCTCTTGGATCTGCCTTTGCATAGCCTTTTACATTTTTACCTGCATAAGTGCTTACTGCAATTACCTTTCGCTGATTCTGATCTACAAATACCCGATATTTTTCTTTACCAAAAGTAGTTTTCATCATTTTTTAAATCTCCTTTATCTCTTATCTTTAATATAAATATATTATATAATATTTTTTATATAAAATCAATATAGTAATCTTTTTGTCTAAAAAATTCTAAAACACTTTTTTGTTTTGGGTTTGCGGTTCTCTCGTTCGGGTCCGGCGCAAGCAGCCTATGCTTTTCATATGAGCTAGATTTATATAAAAAATAGCCAATAAAAATCTTTTCATGCGACCCCTTACTCTGCAAGCGTTCATTGTTCATGCTCCTTGCACTAAACCCACCTATAAAAATCCATCAAGGGTCTGGTTCACTACTTTAGTTTTTATTGACTATCTTCCCATTAATAAAGTCTTTATTCAATATGGTCAACTTAAATAGGATTGTTTAAAAGACTGTATTAAGGATACCTTTATAATTCGTGCCATATTCACTACGCATATATAAAATACCTATTATTTTTAAGAGCCTGTTTACCTCTTATGCAGCAGTTAGTCCCTGCTTGCCGAAGCCAGTTATTAAAGGGAACTGTTAGGTTGCACCCTGATGGGGAGTGATGGAGTCGAACCACCCGAGACCGAAGCCACCAGTTTTACAGACTGGCCCGCTACCCCTACGGTATAACTCCCCAAGATTTAAACGAAATCAACTTTATCAAACATTGGAGCATAACTCTTAACATGATTATGAGTTAAAACGCCCATCAAAGTTTCTTTATCATTTTCTTCTATAATATAAATATGAGCTGTATCACTTGTAATAGCTTGTCTACCTTTTGGAGCAGTTAATAATTTAGCACATTTCTCAACTCTTTGCATATCAGTTGTATTTAATTCAATGCGTCCTCGACTACCAATAACCGCAAATATAGGTTTGCCATTTTTAATTTTTGGTTTTGTATTAATAATCTTGCCGCACCAATTAATATTATATTCTTCATGCACATCTGTTACAATAAGATGAGTTTTTACTAAAACTTCTGCCATTATTCTTACCCCTTAAAAGAATTGAAAAAATTCATTATATCTTCATTTACCTGTCTTGTTTCAATGTTCTCACTCCTTGGAGCAGATTTAGAAACATGAGATGGATATTGTTTTTTCCAACAGGAAAGAAAATGCTTTGAAAGACTTTCTTCTTTTTCAAATTTTCTTTTACAAGTAGGACAAATATACATATTCAATCTCCTTTATTTATCAGCCATTCTCGTAGAATAGTGTGCTTAAAAAACAGGATAAAAAATAACCAGATACTGAAATATTCTTTCTTAGCAGGAAAGCGCCCTATATGAGCAGTATAATTGCTGTATGTATCTGTTTGTTCACTTCATTAAAAGATGACACTTTTAATAAAATTAGCTTTCGATACCATCTCTGTCAAGCCCTTAGCTTACAAGGACAGTGAAGTGTAAGCCCCTCACCAGAATCTCATGCTTCCCATTGATTTACAAGGCTATAGCACAAAGCAACCTTGGGAGACTCTCATAGGTCATCTATGGCTAAGCATCTTCCTTAACTCAGACTTTAAAATATTAAATCGTGCTACTTATTCCTAAACTATTTCGTAGCTATCTCCATCAGCACCATTTCAGATACCATACACATAAGATTTTATGATTTAATATTAAACTGGGATAACTGGATTCGAACCAGTGTATACAGGAGTCAGAGAGAATGGAGAGTCTTGAACTCACATCTTAGGTCTTACGTTTAAACGACATTCCCAAGTCCTGTGCCTTACCGCTTGGCGATACCCCATCATTTCAAGACACATTTTGAATTATTGCCTAACCGCTTGGCTATTTATGCACCCTGAGCATAAAACTGGATTCGAACCAGTGTTAATAATTTGCTATAAGCAAAATTTGCTGTGTGTGTCTTAAAAGATATTTCTTAAATTTTTAAAAGAGAGGTTTTTAATTAACAAGACTCGTAAAGTTTTAATAGTAATCCTATCAATAATTCCTATTTACTTCAACTCAAATTATTGGTCATCGGCTGGAGCCGGGTTACCGGCGTTCTTGTTTTTCCTTTTAACTATATTAAAAGAAATTTGCTGATCCGAGTCTATTATATTTTAATAATCGGGTGGATTTGCACTCGCCTTACATCTGTAGCCTACAGAACCCTCAGAAGATAAACTTCCTTAGCACCTTGCAATTATTATTTACTTTATATATTTATTATATCATTTATTTTATAAAAAATCAAATGATATAATGCCTAGCGTTTCAGGTACTTTTTAACCCTAACTTGCGGAACGCCGCAAGGTCTGATATTCACGCATGCTCCTTTAGTACCATGGGGCTTAGGTCTCGACCAAGTAGCGGTACTCATTTCATAGCCGGGGCTCTTGGAAGATGGTTTAGTTCGTTTTATACCGCCTACTCCTTAGAGCGGGAGTCCTATGGAATGGATTCGAACCATTCTAATAGTTATATATTCTCGATTGTACTTATTAAAATACTCATAATGTTTTTCCTGACTATTATCATTATTTTCTCAAAACAGTTTACTCTCTACCTTCAAACCTTTTCTTAACGATACCCAAGTGTTTTTCTAAGATATTCCAGCCAGTTGAAATAAATAGAAATCAATCGTGCATAGGATAATTATAAATACTTGGTGTGCTATTACGCCAAAGGGAGATTTGTCCTTACCAATTACGGGGTGATGCATCATAACTCTTTACATCCTATTCTTTTACTCTTTTATCTTCTATTGAAGTTTTTCATACTTTCGGATTTAAAGTCCCACTCTTTAAAAGATAGCTGCTTCTAAGCTAACTTCCCAAGTATTAATCGGAATGGCGGGATTCGAACCCACGACCTCTTGAACCCAAATCAAGCGTGCTACCAAGCTGCACCACATTCCGTTTTTAATTCTCAAGACGAAACCCTCCCGTGAGAGCAAGATACAATCAGGAGTCGAACCTGAAGGTTTTTAGTATATGCAGTATATTCTTTTAACTAAATAATATTGCAGACTTCGTCTTTCGGTCAATAAAGTCTTTTCTCTCTTTACCGCCACCTCATTCTTTAGACGGAAGAAATTTCAAAACTGATTGGAAAGAGTATCTTTATTAACTTATATATTTATTATAACATTTATTTTTATAAAAATCAATTTATTTTATTTTTTGATTTTTATAAAGATGGAAGTGGAAAGAATCGAACTTTCGTGACGGCGTTATCAGCACCGCATACTAACCGTTGTATGACACTTCCGAATCCAAAAGACCTTTGCAGGTCTTACATAATTTCTGGATTTTCGTTGAAGAATTTTAAGAACTTAGCTTCATCTTCTTTTGAAGAACAAAACAGTTCTAATTCATCTCCTCTTTCTCCAAGTAATGCTCCAATAGCAACATACTGTGTTAAGAGAGATTTCATATTGTATTTATCACCATACTGAGAAGCAAGTGTTACATCTCCTTTACAAGTGTTTACTATTGCAAGAAAATCTTCTACCTGTGAAATCTTTGTCAACTTCATAATATAAAACTCCTTTCTTATAAAAGTGGATGATTTACAGTTTGTAAATTAGAACGAACTTCTAATTTATATTCATCTTTTATCAAATAATCTACAAGAACTTCAATTAATTCTAAATCATTCATTTGCCGCCCTTCCAGTTTAAAATGATTAAAACCTAAAGGTAAATAAATTTTTTCAATATCTTGCGGGCTAATATAGTTTTTATACTTTCTTAACTCGTAATATCTTGAACCACGACTTGAACAAGTAAAATTAATATCTGTCTTTCCATATAATTCAATTTCTGCGATTGCTTGATAATGCTTTTGCCGATTAGGACAATTAGGAATGCAACAAGGGTCAGCAAGTATTTCACATTTTTCTTTATTTTGAATTTTTTCTAAAAATTCAAAATCATTATTCCAATCAAAATCCATGACTGTTAAAAAATAATTTTTAGAAATTTCTGCATCTTGTTGTTCTGCATTATCTCTTAAACATTTCGTAATAGATGAAATATATCTATAATTATCTCCATATTTTTCTCTTAAATAGGATTCTAATACAGAAGAATTACATAAAATTTCATTATTACCAGTATTAAAGATTTCAGTAATTGAATTACATTTTTCATCATTTAGATGTTGTTCTTCTAAAAGACTATTTGTAAAAGTAAATCGTACTGGAATATTGTATCTTTGAAAAGTATCTTTAATATGAATTAAATCATAATCCTTATCTAAGAGTAACCTTCCGCCATTCCAAATACAATTAGGAGAATCATAAAAAGCTCCAATCTCTATATTATCATAGAACATTTCTCTTTTAAAAGTATAAGCATATGCAAGCATTTCACATAACTTAAAATGTCCACAAAAACCTGGTAAATAGAAATAAACTTTTTTTGAATACATCTAAATCCTCCTAACACCCGATGAGGGAATCGAACCCCCGGCTTGGCGTCCGTAGCGCCACATTCTTTCCACTGTACTAATCGGGTAAGTCGATAAAGGAAAAATCATTTCCTTTATCTTATGTATATATAATACCAAATTTTTTATAAAAAATCAATTAAAAGTAAACAGCAGCTCCATCAGGAGTTGAATAATAAGCATCACTAATGATTACACCAGTATCGCTATTTGAAGCATGAACTACAGAACCATCTCCAAGAGAAATAGCTACATGACCTAATCCATGATAAAAGATTAATGCACCTGGTGTTGAAACCGCAGTAGAAACATCAATCTGTGTTCCACCGTAATACTGGTCTGCTGCAGTTCTTGGAACAGAAATTCCATAAGAACTAAATACATATGATACTAAACCACTACAATCGAAACTATCTGGTCCAGTAGCGCCCCAAACATAAGAACAACCTACATAATTACTTGCGGTTGTGGCAATGGAAGCTCCGGTTGAAGAATCTGAAACAGTTGGCTCTTCATAAGAAGGCTCTTCCGCAGTATCTGTATCTTCTTCATCAGAAGATTCTTCATTTACTTCTTCTTCTTCTTCATAAATTGGTTCTTCATTTACTTCTTCTTCTTCATAAATTGGTTCTTCATTTACTTCTTCTTCATAAGGGGGTTCTTCCTCTTCTGGAACTTCTTCTTCGTAATATTCTTCATCTTCATATGAAGTTTCTTCTTGATATACTTCCTCAACATTTTCAGTTTCTACTTCTGGCTCATAAGAGTAATCTTCAGTAGGTTCTGCTTGAGTTTCATAATCATAAGTTTCTTCTGGCTCAACATAAGTTGGAGTCATTTCTACAACATCATTAGTATTACTTACTTCCTCTGTCGTATTTTCTGTTGTTGTAGCTTGCTCGTTGCTAACTACATCGCTAATTTTTGTTGCTGTTGGATAATAAGTATTCAGAGTAACATAATCGGCACTAACATATCCATATTTATTATCATCTGTTACTACACTTACCCAGGCGGATTGATCATAATCCTCTGTAACTTCGATTGAAGCATTTTGATCAATAATATCTAAAATATTGGAATTTTCATCTTTTGTCTGTCTTACTTTCAAGCCGTTTGAATTAACGGTAACCTTTGTATAACCTTTCGCAAAAGGTTCATCGCCGCAATACTGACTTGCAACATACCCAATCACGCCCCCAGATTGAATTTTATACCAACCGTATTCATCCTCTTCCAATAGTACGCCTTGTGCGTTATAAGGGAAATTTCCAATTACTTCTCCATCTGGAGCAGACCTTACATTTACATTAGCTCCTGCATAAATATAACTACCAGGCTCTGCCGCAAATGCAGTTATTGGATTTGCACCTAATAAAGCACTACTTAATATAACAGCTCTAATCACATTTTTCTTCATTTTTTCTCCTTAATACTATATTGCAAGTTTTTCGGTTACGAAATTATTACAAAAATGTTACAGAAGTATTAACTAAAAAGGCTTAACTAATAGAATTTTTTCCTTATCTTCATAAACATAATATTCTTTGTAATCTTCATCTAAGTAAAAATACTTAGTACAAAGAAAGGCATTTGCTTCATATAACTGAAATATATTTTCATAAAACCAAATTGGAATCATAAGTTTATATCCATTAATTGAAATCCAATATTCAATCAAATTTTTATGATGCTCTTCAAGTAGTTTTACATTGTCTCCAACAGGAACAACAACACAAGGTATTCGTTTATAAAATCCTTTTGGAATTTCTTTAATTATTTCTTGCATTTTAGTTTTCCTTTCTTTGTTAATAGAATATGTGCGATTCGAACGCCGCCCCAAGCTCCCAAAGCCCGTGTGCTACCATTACACCACATACTCTTTATTATAGTAGACTATTGCGAACTTGCCGTCTACCATGACGCCTCATTTAATTTCTCCTTTTCGGATGTGTCACAGTGACATAACTGTGAATTGTGGGTGCGGTCTTGCCTAGGTCCAAGCCTTTATCCCGGCGGAGCCAGTACATGTACCTTTTCCGCTGTGCCCTACACTCTGTTATTGTGTATGCCGTTCACCGCATTTAATAAAGGATTTGCGAGCCGGTAGAGGGACTCGAACCTCCGACCTATTGATTACAAGTCAATCGCACTACCAACTGTGCTATACCGGCATTTAAAAAGGCAAGTTTCCTCGCCTTAATAATTTTTTATTAGGCTGAGATTATTGACCTATTATAATTAGCTTTGCTTACCGTTGGAAGTAAGTAATCACACGAACGATTAATCCGTAGCTAATAGCGACACCAGTTTCAGTGGCTCCTGGCAAACTCTTACTACATAGTATCATAAATTTCCTTTCAGCACATTCTTCCTTGCGGGATTAGGAGATTGCAGTCTCTTAGAGTTGCACCTAATTGTACTTTTTCATATCTTACCTTGCGGGCTTAATATGTGTCCATATTACAGAACAATAAGTCGCTTTTCTCTATGTAGTCATGTACACTTTTGCTGTATAAGTAAATGTTTTATTTTCTCATCTAATATATTGGAAAACCAAATCAGGCTATTTCTGATTAAATATCCAATGCAATCATGTACATATATTATGGATTACGAGGTACACATTTGAGCATCTATACCTTTTGAGTACAGCCCACTCATCGCAACCCTGCTCGTCTTGCTATCGACTTACTTTAGGCTATTCCAACTATCTTTCGATTTAAGTCAGAAATGACTAATTAATACAGCACTTATTCTTGCGGAATTTGCACCATATAACAACCTTACCGTCCACCCATTTCTGAGTTTATTTATAGCACCTTTCCCATGATGCCCGACCAACCATTGTCCTCAGCGGACGCCCCAAGACTTTAGATTGGAACGTTAGTAAGTATTGGTTTTCTGTCACCCCTCTTTAGAAGGAGGCACTCTCGTGCTTTATACATGTTACCATGCTTATTTAACGACCCGAAACCAGCCGATTAGTTTTTTTAAACGTGTTCACCGAAGTTAGTGCGTTATTGGACAACTAATAGTCCGAGCTGGGGTAGCTGGATTTGAACCAGCGAATACAGGAGTCAAAGTCCTGTGCCTTACCGCTTGGCGATACCCCACTGTTCGAGACGCATACTCACCTTGAGATTTGATTTACAGTCAAATTTTTGAAATTGCTTTTAGCGTCTCTTCATCTTTATCATATATATATTATATAATAAATTTTTATAAAAATCAATTTTTGGTTTTGTTAATCAAGCGACTCCGACGGGACTTGAACCCGTGCTATTCCACTGTGACAGAGTGGTGCCATAACCAGTTAGGCGACGGAGCCAAAACAAGATGGATTTGTTTGCAATTTAATATCCCCAATATTACGCATTATTTATATTGCTGTATCCATCTTAATGGGGGAGGTAGGACTCGAACCTACGATGTTTCTTTGTGGCTGATTTACAGTCAGCTGCCCTCGCCGCTGGACTACTCCCCCGCATCATTATTAAGTTGGACAGCTATCCTTTAGAAGAATCGGTATCTTCTGGAGCCTTAATAACACCCCAAGTAGTTTACCATCTCTACAAACTACCAAAGATTACGAGCAAGTTTATCGTTTTGCTTAGTAACGCTAAGCTTTTCCGCTACGAGGTACTTAGAATCTACCTTTTTGTTACAATTCATTTATCGGAAGGATTTATGCCCTTCACAAATAAATATAGCCTGTGTACTTTAGGCTGCCGTTTACTTTACTTTCTAAACGGTCAAAACGTAACTGAGGCTACTGGAGCGACCAGCGTATGTCAGTTAATACCAATAGATGGACTCGAACCATCACTCTATCCCGTATGAAGGGATTGCTTTACCAACTAAGCTATACTGGCTTATTTCAAGACATTGCATTAAAAGATTTATTCTATATCGAATGTTTTTTTCTTTATTTTAATTTGCTGATTATGTCTTTTTTAACTTTCTATAATTATTATATAATAATTTTTATTAAAAATCAATAATCAAGTTATGACCCTCACTATAAAAGGCATTGTTCCTTTTTTGTTAAAATATTTATTAGACTTAGGATACCAAAAAACTATTCGGTATGTTCTATCTGGATGAACATTTGACCATCTCTTTACCATAAAATCATATTCACGCTTATGAGATGATTCATGCTCCGCCTGATAAGCAAACCAATCAAGAATATCTTTTCCAGATATAGGAGTTATGTAACTTAAAATATTTTTCATATTAAACAATCTCCTTAATAAATAAACATTTCAAGACATCCGCCAGGTTTTGTCTTTACGGATACCAAACCTCAGCACCAAATCTACCGTCATCCAATATTATTCCCCAATATTGTTCTTTTTCTTGTTAGTATATCCTACTTACAATGTTTGCAGATAAAATATCTTATGATATGCTCCCAGTCTAAAAAACCTGAGGTTTCTTAGGAAGGATTTTCACCTTCGAGTTCCCAGCATTGTGGGCGGTAACTGTTCATATCTTTTTTATTTATCATTTATTATGTATATATTATATAATAATTTTTTATAAAAATCAAATTTCAGTTCTTTGATTGCTAATCAGGTTACAACCCTGGAAGTTTTTGCTCTACCTCTTGGCATATAAAACCATACTCATCTTTTTCCCATTTTTGTGTTTTATACTCTTCCAAACCAAGCCAGGAGTCACTTGTTTTATAGAAAAACATTACATTTTTCCAACCATTCTAACAAAGTCACTAACGCTATTTTAAACTCTCGATTAGAAATATCATCTAATATATTCAAGACTGGCATATAATCTTGAAATGCGGGATCTGGGATTCGAACCCAGGACACACGGCTTATAAGACCGCTGCTCTAACCATGACTGAGCTAATCCCGCAAAACCCACCCCTATACCCATAATTTTCCAATTTAAGTGGCGAGACTAAGAATCGAACTTAGATGTCATAATGACCACGGATTTAAAGTCCGCTTGCCGCCATACTCTTTTTCAAGACTAATATGGTTCCGCTGCGTAACCAATTTCGCCTTCTCGCCATAGAGCCTTATGTCGGACTCGAACCAACGACCTACTGATCAGTTGCGCTACCAACTGCGCTAATAAGGCATAAAAATAAGATTTTTTTAGAAGAAAACCTTAAAAAACTTTTTAAATCGCTCTATAAAACTAAGAGGTCTGTCTGCTGGAGTATAAAATACACATCCACCTAAATACATTCCTGAAGTACAAGAGCTGTAATATGGACAGTCCGTACAGCTTTTTGGATAACTCATATGTTTTTTAACCTCCTTTCATTGTATTAAGGGTGGATAGGGGGAATCGAACCCTCACCCTCAGAGCCACAATCTGACATACTAACCATTATACTATATCCACCATAGCGGCGGGGGTGGGATTCGAACCCACGGACCGCTCATCACGGTCGGAGGTTTTCAAGACCTCTGCACTAAACCAGGCTATGCGACCCCGCCATAACGATTGGGAGAGGATTCGAACCTCCGGACCGAGTTACCCCGGTCAACAGATTAGCAATCTGCCGCATTCAACCGGCTCTGCCACCCAACCAAAAGAATTATAAAAAAGTAGTAGCAAGAAAAACAAACCATAAGGCTTAGATGTAAAAGAATCTACTACGCTTATTCTTTTGTTTCTAATACATTCCAGATATATTAGAAAAAGATGGCATCCTCCAGCCGTACATACCAACCACACAGAAAGGAAAAAAGAAACACAAAAAACAAAATGTACGGATCTCTTGTTGGAGTTCTTTTGATAGCGGGACTGGGGTTCGAACCCAGGACCTCCAGCCTATGAAACTGGCGAGCTTCCACTGCTACTACCCCGCAATATTAAAATCTTCCGAGAAAATTTCCAAATTCATCAAAATCAAAAGCTGCTGGTTCTCTTTCATAACCATCTGCAATCATAAAAGAAACCCTTGAAGCAGGTAATGAAGAATACTGCTTTTTTAATTGAGTAAAATCTTCATCCTTAAAATCCTCTACAACAAAAGCGGTATTATGACAAGCAGATTGAATTAATTTAATTCCATCAAGTAACTTTTCTTTATCAGTCATAAAAATTTTCTCCTTTTTTTACAAGACAGGTTATTTTAGGTTTGTAAGAATTAAAAGTTCTTTCCTTGAAATAATATAATTATTTGCTGTTTCTGTCTTAAATGACCCCGGCGGGACTTGAACCCAGCATTTTTGCCGTGAAAGGGCAAAGTCACTAACCATTAGACCACGGGGCCGCAATACTTGTACTGGGACTCGAACCCAGGCTCTCGGAATTAAGAGTTCCTTGCTTTACCAACTAAGCTATACAAGTTCAAAATCCGTCTGACAGGATTCGAACCTGCGATATATCGGTTAAAAGCCGATTGCCATTCCGCTTGGCTACAGACGGTTATTCTGTTTTCGATATTTCTGTTTTCGTTTCTTCATTTTTATTCTCCTTTTCTTCGTCTGCTGGATCTTCTAATTCAATATCTACAAAAGAATTTTCAGAAGCCATCTTTAATAAATCTTCAGAAGTAAATACTTGTTTCATATTTCACTTTCCTTTATTATTATAATATAATTTTTTTAAAAAATCAATTAAGTTAAAGACTTGGCGGAATACATTTTTCAGAATCACTTTAAATGCGAAGGCTTTTACAGCTTATCGCAAACCAACCTCACTTTCCTCACATACCAAGTCGGGCGATTGGACCTGACCCGTTTCAACTTAACTGTAATTGCGGTGGGCAGGATTCGAACCTGCGTCTCCAGCCTATGAAACTGGTAAGGAACCTCTCCTCTACCCCGCTATAATGTAGGGATTTTTACGAGATACTTCTCTGTAATGCTACCGTTACACCATACGTCCCCTAAAACGCAGTGGGATTCGAACCCAACACCTTTTTCCATACCCTAAAAATAAGAAGAAAAAATTGCTGTATGTATCTCAAACATCCCATATAGGATTCGAACCTATGAATGCGAGATTAGAAATCTCGTGCCTTTTCCACTTGGCGAATGGGATAGAAAAGAATCTGTTGCCGCAGATTCTCCAAAACTTATTTAGCATTCTATTGGAAACTCGGCAAAGCTCCTCCATTCAGCTAAAATGATTTCTTCAAATCAGACCATCACCGGCATCCTCAGCGCCAGCCAGAGAATCGAACTCTGTAATTCTTCAATCTAAGTTTTTTGTAGTATAACCTGTCACTACCAAACACTGCACACTCATATTTTATTAGGAACGTGCCCAAACCTAATCCTACTACAATGATACCTACTTAAAAACTTTTTTCAGTATCACCGCAGATAGATGACTCTAAGAGGAATCGAACCTCTGTCTACAGATTGAGAGTCTGTCGTCTTAGACCGCTTGACTATAGAGCCGAAAAACTTATTACTCTTCTTCTGGTCCCTCATTCATAATGAATTCCCAGTATTCAGCATCATCATAAAATTCTTCACACTGTGGACCTAAATCAAAATCATCAAACATAAATATCATTTCCTTTCTTTATCTTATATAAATATTATATAATATTTTTATTAAAAAATCAATTAAGATTTTTTACTCAAGACAAAATATACATAATATTCTATCCACTGAACTACCGCCCCATAGAGGCGGGTTGGATTCGAACCAACGTCTTAACCTTGGAAGGGTCAAATTGTATTTAAAGTTTTTGCAGAATTTGTCTTTTTAATTTTAATAAGATAATCAAAACATATTTTGAAGTTGCCTGGTGCTCTCCCAGCTGAGCTACCTAAAAGTCTTCCACTAATAGGGTGAGGCTCGAACTCACGACATCCGGGTTTGTTATCAAAAATGAATTGCTGATAATGTTTTTCCTTTATCTTATAAATATATTATATAATAATTTTTATTTAAAATCAATAAGGAAAAAATTAAGGGGTGTTATAATTCTTTTTGTATAGCACCCCCCTTGAAGTCTCAGGGTTGCAGCTTAGTATTTATCCACTGATTGCTAATCCCAGCTACATGACTCGACAGGGATAGTCCATACCCTATACTTTAAGTTTTGGTTCCATTTCGTCTATACCTACAATCTTACCTTTCACGCCATGTAATTTTATTTGTCCCTGTTAATTTTATTTTCTTTAGACTTCTAATACAGCCTAGCTCTGTATACGCCATATTTTTTGAGGTTTTTATTGAGCCGCCGAAGCACTCAACGCAAGCAGGTATTTACCTCTAACTTGGACTCTAGTTAATTAAAGGTTCGCTCTTTTTTATAAGTGGCGAAGCACTTTAATACTCAAAATGGGATTCGAACCCATACCCTTTCGGAGCAGTGTTTGAGACCGCCGTGTCTACCTATTCCACCATTCGAGCATATTTATTGGCTTTCCACAGCAACATAAGCCATTAAAAGTTGCTATGAGTTGAGTTTAGTGCTAAAACTCAGTTCTCCTCTGAAAAAGCACATGGCGAGACGTTAGTCTTTAAATGAGTCCATCCGTGGACTCGGAGTGAGGTTCACCATGCTACACAATCTCTCCCTAAACGGCATAACACCAGTACGCTATGCGATACTCATACATCTCAATCACACTATTTTCTTTCTAAGTGCAAGAAAGTGTGTCAATAAACCGTATGACAGCTTATTGATAATGCCCAATGAGAGATTCGAACTCTCACGCCTAAGCCGCAGCTTCTAAGACTGCTATGTCTGCCAGTTCCATCAATCGGGCAAATGAACGGGGAGAGTTCATCTCTCCCCTAAAAGAGAGGTAATATGGGATATTGTCCCAAGCTCCCCCAGCAGGACTCGAACCTGCGACACGCTGGTTAATCAGAAGTTGAGATTTGAACTCAAATGCTCGGCATTACTTATGCTACTTCCGCACAGCCAGCCGCTCTACCAACTGAGCTATAAGGGATTAATAGTGAACGCCCCGCCCTTTTCACTTTGATTGTCGCCCTCAACCGTTTACTCGACGCTGTAACAATCCCTTTAATTTAATCAAGACAGCTGGAACCTTTTCGACTTTTTATTAGGTACGAAATTAGCTACCACTAAACATATACTAAAAAATTCTTAATCACAAAAGAATTTTTTCTTTATCGTCTATTAACCAAAAAGGTTATTTGCTGATTAACTGTCTTTATATATATTATAACATTTTTTTATTTAAAAATCAATTTTCTTTGTTTTCCTTCGATTTAGAGCGGTTTTTAGCCTGCTGCTCTTTATCTTTCTCATTCTGAATCTTTCTAAGAGTTCCTCTGAGTTTTCCTACTGGCTTACAAGTAATTCCCATAATCTTTTTATTTCCTTTCTTTATCTTATATATATATTATATAATATTTTTTTTATAAAATCAATTTACTTATCTTTAAACTGAAGAAAATAACTTTCCATTACCTCAACAGTTTCGACCTTTCCATTTTTGTCTAGTTCAGTCGCAAATGTAACTGAATAAGGAGTCTCTTTTACATAATGATATTTCTTATGTTTCTTCAAAAACCATGCTACATTCTCATAATCCATAGAATAAACCTCATTTTATATCTTCAAGTGATAGGAGCGGGCTCATGCGTCTCCACCCCCACCACAAGAAATCTTATCTATCATCAAACATTAAAAATAATGTTCTTAAAGCCAACGCTGCAATAAACCAACATGCTATTGGCGTTGCTAAAATTATAAATATAATTCCGCCTACTGTTTCATAACTCAAGCCATATACTCCTTTAAAATATTGGCACGACTCGGATGACGCAGCTTTCTTAAAGCCTTTGCTTCAATCTGACGAATACGCTCTCTTGTAAGACCATATTCTTTACCAACTTCCTCAAGAGTCATAGCTTTTTTACCGCCAATACCAAATCTCAAACGAAGAATATTAGCTTCACGGTCACTTAATGTATCAAGAACCGCATTTACTACATCTCCATTAGATTCTTTGATATATGCGCTTTCCGGATTAACAAAATGAGTATCTTCGATAAATGAACCAATAGTAGTATCATCATCGTCACCCACCTGAATATCCAAGCTAGTAGGCTCTACAATATAAGATTGAATCTCTTTAGCCTGTTTTTCAGAAATGCCCATTGCATCAGCAATTTCTTTTATTTTTGGCTCTCTATTTAACTGGCTAAGAAGCTCTCTTTCAGTCTTTTTGAACTTATTAATATTCTCAGTCATATGAACAGGAATACGAATAGTTCTGGACTGGTCCGCAATAGCTCTTGAAAGAGCCTGTTTAATCCACCAAGAGGCATAAGTTGAAAAACGGAAACCTTTTGATACATCAAACTTTTCTGCGGCTTTGATAAGACCAATATTTCCCTCCTGGATAAGATCCTGATAAGATAAACCACAGCCCTGATAATGGCGGGCGAGGGAAACAACAAGACGTAAATTAGCTTCAACTAATTCATTCTTTGCGGACTGATCTCCTTCAGCGATTCTATTAGCCAGCTTAATTTCTTCATCTGCTGACAGCATAGAAAATTGTCCCATTTCACGCATATAAATCTTAATAGAATTATCTACAACTGCTTCTGGAGTCGCTACTTTTACATTATCCATTAAGAAAACACCTCTCTTTTATTTATTATAAATATATTATAATATTTTTTTATTAAAAAATCAATTAAGATTTTTTAAGTAGCAGGCCGGTGAGGAGTCGGACCCCGAGCCACAAGATTTGGAGTCTTGCCCTCATCCGATGAGGTTTAAGGTTACCGACCTATATATAGATACTTTTTTATTTTTTCTTCTTTCTTAACTTTCTATATATATTATATAAAAAATTTTTTAAAAAATCAATTAAGTATCTATTTATGTAATTTTAATAAAAAATCCTCGGGCAAAATTTTTGTAGAGTGCCCGAGGATATTTAATAATATTCTGTCTTACAGACCAAACCGCTTAATCATATCAGCGATTTTATCCTGTTCTTCCTGAGTAATCTCTACTTTTGGTTTTATTACATCGGTTCTCTGTCCTTTAATTGGAGTGGTAGGAGTATCTTCACTCCAATCCCATGCAGTATGAGCTGCTTCATTCTCTGCCGCAATAGGTGTTTTTGGACATGTCATAGCGATAGCGATTTGAACACGTTCTCCACCATCATCTGCCCACACATAAATCTTCTTATCCTGTTCTCCAATATAATCGGCTCCAAAAGCCATCGCAATTTTATTCTGTACGTTTATTTTTGCTGTACTACCCTTAGCGATAAGTCATCCCTCCTTAGTCTTGTTTTTCTGCGTCTGTAATACTAAAAGATGCAGAAAGGTCTCTGTTCATATGTTCTGTGTTCCACATTGATACGCCAAAATTTAAAATTGTTAAAATCTGATTAATATCCCAATTTGGATGTCCATTTCTCAAATAGTCATAGTTACGCTCTATTTCTTTTACTTTTGAGTATAAAGAGTCCTCTTTAAAATCCTTCGTCTCTATCATTATTTCTTTCTCCTATTCTGCAATCTATATAACAATCTTTGCAATAATATAATCCAGTAGTATGATCAAATTGCATATCAGTCTTATAATATAAACCACCACAATTTGCACATTCAGCAGTTTCCATATCTGCGCAAGATGGACAAATTACTTCATCAACTTCTTCTACATAATATCCATCATCAAATACAAACCTCTGTCCGCAACATGGACAAGTTCCAAATATATCGCTATCGCCTTGTCCATATTCAATTTCACATTCATTACACATCATGGACTCAGTTAATTCAATATTTCTATTACCACAACACAAGCATTTAACTTCGCCTCCAACTCTAATTTTAGGCATATTACTAATGTATTTTATTATTTTTTCTTTCTTTGGAGGTTGACCTTCTGACCCTAAAGAAAGAAAATATGAAGCCCAAGGTGATTCTACCATCTTATAACAATACATCGGCTCATAACAGCTTGATTGTAATAAATCATTAAATTGTAATGAATTTTTACGATTCATTACAATTTCATCAATTGGAGCTATATTATCACCATATGGTATATAAGCATGTCGAAAAGAAAACTCATTTACTCCATTATCATATGATTTTATCTTTTTATCTGTCCATGCACTCCAATTTCCGAGTCCTGCTTGCGGTAAAAGGTTATCTTTAACAAAATTAATGCCTACATCAGTTCTGAAAGGATACTGCCTACCCGCAAACATCATATCCCAATTCTCAGATAGATAAAGTAAAACTCTCCACTTCTTAGAATTCCACTTTACATCTTCTGGAAAATTAGGTAATTTTTCATCTTTATCAGATTTGAGATAACACATAATCGTACAACTATCTGTCATATATGACAAATTTCCTGCTCGATATTCACCATCTAATGCATGACATGAACGCCAATTATGGTTATTTTCACTGGCTGAAAGGAAGTCAAGCGGATGCACAGAAAGACATAATGTTCCCTCAACTTTATCCTCTTGGATAATCATACTCGCCGCAGCCTGCAAAGCTTCCAATGTTTCTTTATTACTTTCAAAAAACTTAAATGCTTTTAAAAGTTTCATATCTTTTGGAATTTTGTCACCATTATCTGTGACAGTAGAATTGATAACTCGATTTGTAAAAAAGCCTTCTCTTTGAGAGCTAATAAAATCAGCTAAACCAGGGTTAGAATAATTTTGTTCAACTAAATTCGCAAAATCATCGACTTTAATCTCTTTATCATGCTTATTTAATTCAAAAAATACTTTTTTTGGAAATTCATAGATTAATTTTCCGCCCATTGCTTCTATGAAATCACGTTTTCCTTCTAACCACTTTTCAAATAAATCATCTACTACAGGATTTTCTATTCCTTGTGAATAGGAAATAACTTTTTTAAACTGTTCCTTAATCTCGTCAATCTCTTTTACGCTCAATCTTCTGACCTCTCGCTACCACATTTAGGACATGCAGACATTTTTTTCTTCTCATAAGCTGTCCCGCAATCTAAACACCAAGTTACATTATCAACACAACAATCTGGACAATAATACACAATCTTCTTATTCTTATTTCTGGTTGGAATCACTTCATACTCACAAAATGACTTTCCACAACTTTTACATCTATAATGAGGTGTATAATCATACCAATCCTTATATTTTTCATCATAACCCCATTTTGTTCCATTGTAAGAATAAGAGTATTCAATATACTCAAAATCCGGGATATCCTTCTCTTTAAGCATACGTTTTACTTTTTCGATAGTAGCCATCCAAGGTTTCAAATGTAAAGTTTCATATCTTGTATGCTCATTCTCATAACCTATGGATAAATTAACTCCAACAACATCCCATGCTGGACATAACTCTGCAATATCTGAAAAAGTTCCAAAAGCTTCAATGAAACCAAATGACTCTACATATGTAATAAAATCTTCATTATAGCAATCATAAAACACACAATCATTTGTCCCACGTCTATCCAATTGAATTAAATATTTTAAATTTGGAATTGGACATTCAGGAAAATCTTTTACAAGCTGTGCGGCACCAAGACCGCCGACTTCTTCATTTGTGGTAAAAATTATTGTCGGACGAAGCCCAGACTGAATAATTTTAAGTATAGCAAATACACCTGCACGATCATCTGCTCCAAGACCTTGCGGACTCCACATTACACCTTTTTCTCTATCGTAATATATATCTTCTGGCGGTTCTGGAAAAACTGTATCTACATGAGCCACCAACCCAATCGGAATATCTCCAATAGCATACAAATAATCTCCTGTATAAGTGAGATTACTGTATCTGCCACAGAGAATCCGATTTAACATCCTCATCAGTTTTTCTGGGGAAGCTTTAAGTAAATTCTTAAATAATTTTAAATCATTAGGACTTAATACCTGCACATTAATCTCCTCTCTTTTTCTTTTTATAAATATATTATATTATATTTTAATTAAAAAATCAATTAGCAGAAAGTTCGTCCCGATATTGTTCAATAGATTCTTGGTCTGCGGCAGAGAGAACATGATAACATAAACGGCAATGTCCACCTTCTTCACATCTTTGGCGGCAAGTCATTCTTCTTTCTGATAATACTGGATTAATAACACGATTTAAAGCACTGAAATTTAAACCAGTAATAAGCATATTAAGATTACCTGGCCAATGCTTTTGTTCAGCATAAATACGAAACATCGCACGTTCTTTTTGATAATATTTTTCCCTATCTTCAGTAAAGTCTTCAAATTCTACTGCGGTAATATAGCCTTCATACATCTCTAAGTCCTCTGGACGAATCCAGGTACCTACAATACCATTATCCCTTGGTAATCCGTCTTTTAAAGCCAAATTAGGCACTGCCCGCACAGGAACATCAATAGATTTAACTAAATCCATATTAAAGAATAATGGAGCATCAATTAAAGCATAACAAACTCCTAAGTCCTTTAATGCTCTTAATTCATATGCGGTTTTGACTCCGGCATTATGATAGAATGGAATGTTTTGAGCCTTTGCCGCAATACAATCATCAATAGTATCTACGCATATAATAAATCTTTCTTGAGATAATATATTATAATTACTTATCTCATTCCAATTAATTTCATCATCAAAATTTGAATGAACTAATATAATTGTTGCTGTTGGATATTTCTCAAAAAAATCTGGAATTGCTTTTCTATCTCTATAATAAAACTTAATTTCATCTGCCTTATGCAGATAATCAGTTTGTTGTCTACTGGATAAACAAAATTTCATAAGTATACACTCCTCCTTTATAAATATATAATATCATAAAAATATAGCCTTGTCAATTAAAAAATAGTAAAGCCATTTTTTGTTTTAGGTTTACGAAATGTGCGCCCAGCGCCGACCGGCTTTGTTTTACCGAACTTTATGGAGCTGAAAAAAAAGAGAGTTGCTATATAGCAACTCTCTTAGTTTAATTACTCCTCAACTGAATCAGTTGGTTCCTCATCAATATCTTCGTCTACCGGCTCACCTGCCAGCTTATATCCTTTTACAGTTCTCTTTTTACCTTCAGCTCCAGTCACTTTTATATCTGTCTTTTCAGCAATACCAGCCTCAACAAGGGCATTCAGTCTGTAAACACATTTAGCAACTGTAGCATCTTCATCCTCAACCTTTGCCGCAATATCTGCGATAGTCTCAAACTCATCTGTCAGAACTGCCTGAATAGCTTCCTGTAACTTATCAGATGTAGCTCTCTTTTTCTTCGCATTCTCTTTTGCTTTATTCAGCTTCTTATCCAGAAGGACGATCTCATTCTCTGCGAAAGCTTTCAGCTCTTCACTTGTTACTGTTGGATCATCAACGCCCTCTTCTTTTGCTGGATAAGACATAACACCAGTCTCTGCGAAGCGAATAAGTGCCTGATACATTTCTCTCTTTGTAATTTTTTCCATAATCTATACCTTTTAACCTTTCTTCATCTTTGATAAATATATTATATAATAAATTTTATTTAAAAGCAAGTCTCTCTTTTAAAGAGCCATTGCAACATCTCCGATACGAGTCCATGCTGCAAGGAAATCTCCTCTATCCAGAAGATGTCTGGCATTATAAAATTTATGCCAATCATGAGGAGTATCAATGACTACTTCATCATCAACATTTTGGTACTCTTCTTTGACATCCTGCATCCAAGTTGTATCTTCAAAATCTTCACTGTCTCTTTTAAGACCAAAGAGAGCAAGACCTTCATCAGTACAATCTGCTGGATATACATAGTAATATGGGTCTGCATAAAATCTATTTAAGGCTTCTCTTTTACGAATAATCTTAAAGTGTTTTGCGGTACAGCTTTCTTCTAAATCGTAAACAAAGATAGTCTCTACAATTTTAGTTTCATCCTTATCAGAGAGAAGTCTGATAGGAGTTAAGTTGCGGGTAAGATGATTTTCACCGGTAATTGCATCCTGAGCTACATTATCATCAAAACAGTCTGGACAAAGAAGTCTTCCATCTACATAAGTCAGCTCATCTTCATCTCTGTAAGATTCTCCACATATAGAGCAGAATACCACTGTATCACAGCATTCGCCCATCAGATGTCCTTCATTATCATAGAAGACAGCTTCCCGTCCGCATCCCATACATTCAGATTTACCAGAATAATTAAAATAAATTCTTATATAGCCATCATCGTCTGTATTTGCACAACAGTATAAATCTTTATTGAAATATGCTGCGTTCATGTAAGGATCATTTAAAAAATCATTATACATTGCATTAGATGATGGATAAATTATCAGTTTATAATCATCTACATAGACATATTCATTCGGCTCATACTTTCTTAATGTTTCATCGAAGTTCCACTCAGGCAGATTCTTTGCGGCAAGCTCTCTTAACAGGCTTAAAGCTGCTTTAGTCAGATTAGAGTTAAAGTAAGGATAAGACTTTATGTTTGTAATAAGGTCTTTATTAACAATCATCAGCTCTCTCCACTTCTTATTGTTCCACTCCAGCCCGCAAACATCCATCGGCTCAGAAGCTGTAAGATATGCAACAATAACCATCGGAGAGTTCATCATCTCAACAGTTCCCTGTCTGTAACATCCATTATCCATCCAGGACATACAAGAACTCCAATCAGAATTATTATCGCTCATTGTTACATAATCCAAAGGATGAATTGAAAGGCAAAGATTACCCTTTAACACCTTCTGATTCAGAATCTGAGAAACTTTAATACGGAAGTCCTCAAAATTGCTCATATTCAGTCCATAAGCAGATGCAATCTTTCCAAGAGCCTTCATAGTTTTACAACCATACTGGATTTTAATTTCTTTTCCTTCTGGAGTAGGAACCATGAAGGTATCACCTGTGTAAACATTGTCAATCAATTCAGAGTTGCTGCAAATAGTACAGATATTATCATAAAGATTTCTTTTTTCATCCTCATAAGCTGAATTACACTGAATGTAATCCATCCAAAACTTATTCTGGATTTTATCAATGAACTCTCTTATAAAGAGGTGCTCATCCATCAGGTCGTTCATCTCTCTACGCATCTGACCAGATTCTTTTTCAAAAGTAACAGTCTTAGAAATGATAAGTTTATTGCCAAAGAGTTTATACAGATACTGTGCCTTGGCGTCAGCCCAGAAATGAAGAAGCTCTCTGCCGCTTACAGTTCTCTTGCCATAATACTCACTTGCATAGTCATCAACATATTTCTCAAAAGCAGTCATCTCAGCATCTGTAATCATATCTCTTAAATCGAATACTTTTTCCATATCTTTAATTACCTCTCTCTTTAACTTTCTATAATTATTATATTATATTTTTTATAAAAAATCAATCAAGCTTCATTATATCTAAGAAAGCATCTTTGTTACTTTATCCTCTACATAAGCCAAATCTGAAGGTGATAACTCAAATGATGCCTGTGCAGTGAATGTCGTATTTCCTTTACGATATTCATTAACAATCTGCTGAGCAAGGTTATCAAGATCTTTCTGATGAACCATAAAACCTAAGAATAAATTAGATTCTCCAAACATTAAATATCATCTCCTTTTCTTTATCTTATGTATATATTATATAATAATTTTTATAAAAAATCAATAGCTGTCTTTTTGACTACCAAATATCTCTTGGAGATGCTACATATATATCTGATGGCATATCCGGCGTTCGCACAAGCACCTTCCGCAGAATATTAGATTCGTGCTCAGGCTTATTCATAACTTTAAAGTCTGAGAAAGTAAACATCAAGTTAGCCACTACTCTTTCTCCATCCATATAAAGCTCTCTCCAAACATCTCCAATCTCTTCTCCCCATCCATCAAGAATAAAAAGAGTTTCTGGAAATACTTTACTTAATTTAATCATGTCCTCTACATGGTCATACCACTTAATAGGCTCCTCAAAGAATTCCTCCAGGAGAGGACTTTCATCCTCTCCGACTTCAAAATCATAAGGATTGATACTATTAAGGGCATTTACAATATCTGCTTCTTTTGGCATTTCAGTTTTTCCAAAATGAATGAAACTAATTTTATAATTTGTTACATATCCCATAAATTATTTCTCCTTATTCGCTTTAGTGCATCTGGTTAATACCGTCTGTTTTACATTCTTATAAACTTTGTGGTCTTTAATAGTACCACGAATCCAGTATGATTCGCCTTCGTCGAATCTTACTCTGGTAGAAGATGTAATCCAAACAAATACATTACCTGCGGCGTCTTCCATTGTGTAGCAAGTGCTCGGTCCATAATAGCCATTAATTTTCAGTGCTTTGGTAACAATAACTTCAATTTCAATTCTGTTACCGATTTCTCCAACATAATTAGAATGGCTTTCTTCATAGAGCAGAGCATTAACTGCTGCTTCTACAATGCTATTATTTTTAAGAGATTCACCTTCGCCAACATCTTCCCAGTTAAGTCGAATAGCTTCGACTCCTTCTGGAAGCTCTTCTGGTAGTTCTACTTCAGAAGATAAAGACCAACCCCACCATTTTCTATACTGACAACCGTTTTCTTTAAACCACTCTTTGTGCGGATAAGTATCACCTTTGAAGATTGTAATATATCCATTTTTAAAACCAAGAATCTCTTTCTGAGATTTCCAATATGGATCGTTGGAATGATCTTTTGCGGCATTTGCGGCAAGGTCTGGATAATATTTCTTATATTCAGCATTGCTATAAGCACGTACCTGTTTCAGATTTCCATTCGCCATCTTTACTTTGATATACATTTTAGTTCCTACTAAGTAAGGTTCTCCAACCTGTTCCAATCCAACATAAGATCTTGCTACTAATGCCATATCTTGAACACCTCTCTCTTTCTTTCTTTATCTTATAAATATATTATATTATATTTTTTATAAAAAATCAATGGCGGTTTATTAGTTGCCTTATGAGATGAATTTAATTCCTGATTTTTCCATACCCATATGAACTAAATAATTTTCCCACTTCTTTGGATTGTCTTTACTACCAACCAATGCGTTAAGCATCTCAGGCGTGTAGCTGTTTAAATCTCCAGGCGGATTCGTACTAAGAATCCTGGCTGCTTCTTTTACAGCTTCTTGAAGAATTCTAATTCTTTTTAAGTCTTTATTATAATTTTCAAGAAGTCGTTCAAGATTATGTTTTTCCATTAATTTTTACTCCTTTATTTATTTTCTATATATATTATAATAAAATTTATAAAAAAAATCAAAGGAGACTTTTTTAGTCTCCTTTGATTTTCTTAATTTTATTTATCATCATCATCATCTTCAGTGATTTGGTCGGCTACATCAATGATATAATCTACCAGCTCCTGCGTTCCATCTTTCACAACTTCAATATTATCTGGAGTAATAAGGGATGCTGTGAGCATCTTATAACAGGTATTCTCAGAAGGTACAAAAATTCCAATAGTACCGACAATTAAACCAATCATAATTGGTTTCTTAAAAAGCTTTAGTATCTCTTCTACATCACAATCAACACAGCATATAAAACATACAAAAACGCAAATTACTACAACTCCAAAACCGCCAATTAGCAGTAAGAAACGAAGAATATCTGTTACAGAAATAAAATAAAAAAATAATGGATTAATAATTGGATTCATATTATAAATACTCCTTATCTTCATCATCTAAGTTTTCATCTTCATCTTCTGGTACAGCCCAGTAGTCGATCCATGAATTAATCTCTTCATTAAGGACATCATCTACATCTTCTTCATCCCAATCTTCATCAAGACCGAAATCTTCTGGATTGTCATAAATGTCGCCTCGATCTGTAACACCATACATTCCAGAATAAGAGTCATACTCTTCTATTGCATACTCTCTTGCCAAGGCATAAGCATCTTCCGAAGATTTGCAATCTATAGTACCAATATAATTAGCACCACCAAAACCGCCACCTAAGCCCGCATAAATATTATACATCATAATCAACAATCCTCCGCTGATTTATCTTTATCAAATTTAGCCATATACATATCTTGGATTGTTTCAGGCTGAATATTGCCATGCTTTATCATGTCAAATAAAAATTTTGTCATGTTTGCGGCAATGACCGCATTTGTCTTTATTTTAGTCTGATCCGCAGGAATAAATTCAGTTGCATAATAACATGTATTTGCAATATCCCTGACTTCATCATAACTTAACTGTACAGTTAAGTAAGAATCATTCTTATTTCCGCAATTTAATTTTTTAATAACCATCTTATCACTACTCCTTTAATTCATATTCTCCTGGATAAATGTCTACGCTTATGATTCCATATTCTGGGTATCCATCATTACTAGATAAATTATATCCATATTGATTTGCCCAATGAGCTGCATCAGCTCTTGTGGGGAAAATTTTAAACAATGTTCCTTTTACTACTGGATGACTGTCTCCCCATCCGCCATATTCAATTTTTGCGATTGCATAACCCTTAAATAAATGTTCCATAATTTTTTCCTCTTTTTATTTTGTAAATATATTATAAAATATTTTTTACAAAAAATCAAAAAAGAGAAGTTTTTAACTTCTCTTTTTGTTGATTGTACTAATGGTATTTTCACTTCTAAAATACTTACCGATCCATCCAAGAGCACCTGCCATAAGAGGGATTTTCTCCGGTGTAAAAAATGATACATTAAATAAAGTATTCAATGCATGACAAAGAGTTGGACCGAATGTAATTTTACATAACCAACCTCCAAAGTAGCATAAAACAAATGATAACAGAGGCGTAAAAATAATAAAAATTACAGCCATTACAATTACACCTAAGCATCCCATTCTTTCAACAAAATCATCATTATCAAACATATTATTTCCTCTCCTTTAAAATAACTTTTCCTTCCATTACACCATAATTAGATTTCTCCTGAAATGTCCAAGTTTCAGCTTCTTCTCCTTCTCGCATAGGACGAGTAAGATACCAAACGTTATTGTCTTTCCAAGTGACTTCAGCTAATTTTTCTCCAATAGGCAAATCAATATTTATAGTGCCGCCATAAGTTTTTGCAACCATATTACCGCATCCGCTGCATCCCAGTAATACGAACGCAGCAGCTGCCAAAACCGCAATTTTCTTTTTCATAAATTCTCCTTTCATTTCAAATCAACATTGTAATCCATCTTTATAGTGCCTTCTGGAACATAGATATTATATTTGTCATTATAAAAGATTGGTGAACCAAATATAAGATTAACTGTTCGGTTAATAAAGATTGGCTTATAAGCATCTACATGCGGGACAACATCATCTTTGAGGTAGATTTGTGCGTACCTGCCATCAATAGTTTCATTTTTATAATTTTCTTCACCAGTCTCATCGACATTTTTATACAGATAGGTAATTTTTAAATAGCCGTCTGCATTTCTAAAACAAGTAGTGTAAATATTATCTTGTAGTGCTACAAGCTCATGAGACTCTACTGGATCTGGAATATATTTTACTGAATTTGTTGCTTTAGATATGCCGCTAATTGCGGCTCCAGTAAGTATAAAAGCTAAAAACCATCCTACAACTGCACAAAAAATACCCCCACAAATTGTGCTACACCAGCCCAAGCCTTCATCATGAATAGCTTTGCCCATAAATATTCCGAAGATACAAGCTAGTACAATCCATATCATAAAGTTGACTCCTTTCTAAAAAAATGCTATAATATTATTATATAAGAATTAGTCTGACACGTTAGGGAGTGTAAACATGTTCCTCATATTTTCCGCATACATTTACTTCACGGTTGCACATTTGCTGTTCATCGTTCCAACAGCTACAAACTTTCATACAAGTTTCTTTAATACGCTCAGGATTTTTAATAGGAAATACCTGAACTACTGGACCACGCTGAACTTGTTGCTGAACCAGTTTTTCAATCTTAATTGGATTTGTTTCAAAATCACACTGGCAAGATGCTTTACAAGTCTTGCATGTTTTAAGACGATGTTCGTAACAAGTTTTACAAAAAGTGCGGACCTGTCCCTCTATAACCTCTACGATAGCTCGTGAAATCGAAGGAATAATCGGCTCGCCGCAAACCGCACAAATTGGCGCATTATCAGTGTTGTTAAAGTATCCTTTTGAGCAGAAATCTCTCTCTGGATCGCAAATAATTGAAGTTAATTTGCAGTAGTATTGACCTTGTTGTGAATGTACCATGTGTATACACTGTTTACATGTTTTCTCGTTTGACAATTTTCTTTCCCTCCTTTGGATTTGAAAATTCAATAACGTTATCTTCTTCAAGACTTTCGAGATGAATATCAACTAATTCATCCCCATAATAATTTTCGATTGCGGTCATAGCTTCGGTATATGAGTCCGCAAAAGTGCAACCAGAAAATTTTTCAAGCTCGTAGTTATCCTCTCTAACTCGAGTTCCCCAGAAAATGAATGGATACATAACATCACTCCTCTTGATTTAATGCTTTGAGAATATTGTTTTTAGTTTCATCGTATTCATCTATTGTTGCAAAGAGGTCGTTTCTATTCCTTTTATAATAAGGAATGTTAAAAAAGATTGCTTCAGCTCCAGTAGTAGCAATAGTAATTTTTCGCTCAAAGTCATTAAATTTGACATATGCAATTTTGTCTACTGGAAAGACAAATTTCTCATGCATATCACGGTTAATTGTGATTATTTTATTCATTTAGATTCTCTCCTGCATTGTGAGTCCATAACAACCATAAAAATCTCTTTTTAAGATTGGTTTTACCATTGTGTTATATGCTGATATGATACGAGACTGGTCGGCTTTGTCAGCTTTAAAAATATTAAGCGGACCTTCGACTGGTTCCTCTCCTGGATAGATGTATTCGATGATTTTACCGAAGATATAGCCATCATAACCAAGAATTTCAAACATATAGTTTTCACGAAGATAGGAATAATCATTTAAAGATAATGCTTTCCATAAGAGGTCAATTTCTTTACGAGAAATTTTCATTCCCCAATAAAATACACCCTGCATATTTTTTATCATTTCCTTTCTTTATCTTATGTATATATAATAACAAAATTTTAATAAAAAATCAATTAGCTACAAATGAGTTGTAGGACAAAATATGACAAAATTATAAAAAGGAATTGTATTATCTCTTGGAAAGGAGGTTTTATCATGGCAAGAAGAGACGATATGACTAAAGTTTCTTTTCGTGTTAGTATTGATGAAAAGAATAAATTAACAAAGTTTGCAGAAGAGAATGACTTGACCATTTCTCAGATTATTCGTCGTTCTGTAAAGATGTTTTTAGATAGCCAAGAGGCAAAAGACGAAGAATAATTGAGAGGGGATTTAAAATGTCAAAACAAAATTTTAAGATTATTTACTCTTTGAGAATACATCTTAAGTTACAAGAGATGGGGTTTAAGTATCTTACAGAGATGAAGAACCCACAGAATATGCGGTTTAATTGCTGGGTTTATGAGGCTACACCGCAATTATTGGAGGCGTTTGATAATATCTTACGAGAAGTGGAGGATGTATAATGGCACAAGATGTAACTTTTATCGTCCACAGAGAATGGTTAGATAGTATTAAAAATCTTCCAATAGAACAGCAAGATAAAATTATTGCAGAATTTGTGCGGTACGGGACTGATTTGGGGTTAAAGCACCCAGATGATGCGTTGACGCAATCTTTTGTAAATATTTTAAAAAGTCGTATAGACTTTAGCAAAAATAAATATGAGAAGAAAGTTCAAGCCGGAAAAAGTGCGGGAAGAAAGAAGAAAGTCGATGATGACGAAATTTTACGCTTAGCTCTCGGAGGAATGAAATCTGCGGAAATTGCAGAAAAGCTTGGAGTTAGTAAAAGTACAATAGACCATTCCGATGGATGGAAGAAGAGAAATTTGTAATTTTTGCAAAAATTAAATTGCAAAAGTAGATTTTTTTCTATGCTTTTTTTGCAGAATTTTTTGCAACTTGCAAAAGGATCTTCGAGGCAATTTTAACAAAATTGCAATTTACCAATTTTCTGTTTTTGCAAATTGCAAAAATGGACATTGGAAAAATCAGGATTTCAACTTGATTTTGTTAAAATGTTTGCAATTTGCAAAAATCGAATTGTTGCAAAAGTAGATTTTTTGTTAAGTTTGCAAATAGCTATCTTATATCTTACAATTTCTGCAAAATTACAAATTCTGCAAAAATTGTTGGTTTGCAACGATAACACTTCGTGTTATCTTATGCAAACGGCGCTCGGTTTTTGCCTGGCGGGGGATAAAAGGGCGAATTGGATTTTTAATTAAATTTTTGATATAATATATTTAAGATAAGGGAGAGAAGAAGATTATGAATATTTCTATATTAATTGTAACAAATGATTTTGAAAAATGGATTGAAAACTTTAAAGAAAGTTTTCATAATGAAAAAACTATTATTCAAAAGCATGGAGAAAGTTATTATTATTTATCAGCAGGAAAAGAAATTGAAATTAGATTTTATATTACTGATAAAGTTACAGAAAATATTATAAGAGGAAGGAAGATTAATCATGTAGTATTAGATAAGAAGATTGATGAAGAGGAAAGTAGCTTGATACAGATTAGTTTAATTGGTAATGAAGTAAGAAAAACTGATAATTGGTTTGACGAGGTGTATAATGAATCTAAATTATGAATCTGGTAAAGTAGGGGGATATAAAGGTACTCCAGTTTATGTTATTGAAGAAATTAAATTTGATCCGAAAAGGGCAAATAGAGATTTCATTTATGCTTTAGGGCATCAAGGAACGTCTGAAAGTTTGAATTTAATTTTTTGGGATGGAAGTGTTTGGAGACAGTTAGGAACAGTTAATGCAGCAGGTAGTGGTCTTAAAGAGAATAGACCTGATTCAAGACCAGTTTATTCCTTTGGGAAGACAGCAGTAGAAATAGAAACTAAGGGAGAAGAGGACTGGCGGGTTGAAATGAAGAAAGCTTCTCAGGCAAGGATTAAAAAAGAGAAGAGGTCAAAATCAGTAGTGGTAAACTCTGACGAGTTTACCAAAGTGATAAAAGTAGAAGAGATTGAAGATTTAACTACTTTATCTGCGGGGATTGATGATTATATTCAGAAACAGTTGAATAGAGATTGGTTGGGTCAAAGCTAACGCTTTGACCCCAAAATATGAGCCAAGACTATTGTGGTCTTGGCTTTTTTAGTAGGAAGAGAGAGAGTATTAAAATGGAAAGATAGAATTAAGGAGAATTTTTATTAAGCTTAATACATTTTTATATAATTATATAGAATTTTATAAAATTTGGTGGAGTTTCATATAATTTCATGGAAGATACCTGCCCCCGGCACGCCTGGAACCACTTCTCATTTTTCTCCCTCCCCCTTACCGTTTTATATGAGTCTATCTCACTTCTAACTCAATCTAACCCAATAAAAAAAGCTCCCATGAAAACTTGTTCATGGGGGCTTTGTTCGTGGCAATTTTTATTACAGACCCATATCTTTAAGAAACTCAGCAATCGGGTCTTTCTTATCACTGATAGTCTGCGGTTTGCGTGATTTTGTTTTTAATACCCCGCCATCAAGGTCACCCAGCATCTTCAGAAGTTTAAGCTGTGGCGCCAGCTGAACTTTTACATCTTCAAAAGCAGTTATAAAGAACTTTGCTGCTTCATCCAGATCTGCATCTGTTACATCACCAAGCTCCATTTCCGGAATATATGTCTGAATATATTTTACAAGCGGCACTACCACTGCCTTTGCATCTGCAATCTTAGCACGAGCCTCTGCCTCGGCTTTAGCCTTAGCTTCAGCATCTGCCTTAACCCGGGCATTAGCCTCATTCAGTGCCTTTGCGTACTCTGCTGCCAGGTCATCTGCGCTCTGTCCATTCTGAATTGCCGCCATTAAATCTTCTACTCTAACCATAATTTCTTTTCTCCTTTTTTAAATGAATTGTTTATCTTTCTTTATCTTATGTATATATTATATAATAATTTTTATAAAAAATCAATTGGAAGAATATTGCGGGCCTGCTGCCGTTCGCATGTCCTAAGCCATATGATAAGATTAAACTGGGCAGCAGGATACTTTGATGCGGCCGGGCCGCGTCTATATTCTTTCCTTTTGGATTTAATATTATTATATCAAAATTTAAAACATAAATCAATTTGCCTCGCAGAATTTGAAATGGACAAACTTTTGCAAGAGGTAAACTTTGCTCTACTGGACTCGTTCTATCTCTGCTATTGGACTAATTTTTTCAGAGGAGAGAGAAGAAAAATTTTGGTTGGCAGCAGGCCAAGTTTGTAGCAATGTTGCGGCCATATGGGAAAATTAACGCGACGCGCCGGTCGCCCAATGGGTAAAAAAATTTTTGAGGGGCCAACTTTCTGCCGGCGCGGCGGGCATATGCGCCCGGGCCCGGGCTGCCAAGCAAAAGGGGTCGCATATGTGGGTTGCATCAGGTGGCGCAGCCCTGAGGGCAGTCAGGGTTGTGCAGGTTGCACAAAAAAAAAGAGATTTCGGGAAAAAAGATTGTGCAATTTGACGATGCGATTTTATTTGACTTTTTTTGAAAGATGTGGTATAATGCGAATTCCGGCTGCGCCGGCCGCCTAAGGGCGGGTCTAAAATGATTATAGCACACTTATGGGGTTTTGTCAAGTGGTAATTATAAACAAAAAAGAGGGCTTCTGCCCTCTTAATTTTTGTGAAATATTTTTTTCCACCACGGAATTTTTTTATTCAAATCAAAATCAATTTGTAACAACTTTGCAATATTTCTTGCGTCTTTTTCACTGAGCCGACCCGCCCGCACATGACTTTCTAATGAACCTCTATAGACCATTTGTTCGCCCCCTTAACAATGTTCAAATGTGAGTAATGCGTTATCATAGCCATCCTCATTTAAAACAACAACCGCTTTGCAGTAAATATCACAGCCAGGAGAATCGAACACGTGGTCTGAGTCGATTGAATATTCAAAACCCATGCTTTCCGCAATCTGACCAAACACAGTATCAAAATCATCATCATTTTCATTCGTGTCGTAAATATCACCATAGCTATCTACGAAACCTCTTTTAATCATTTCATCAAGAATTTTATTAATCATTTTTAATACCTCTCTTTTATTTTATAAATAAATTATACCATAGCTTTTTTATTTTGTCAATAACTTTTTTGTAAAACGTGGATTTTAATTATTCCACGTTTTACAATCAATTTCAGGGTTCATAGTAAGACACGCTTTAAAAATTTCTTTCTCAATCATCACATCTTCTAAACCTGTATGACTTTCAACAAAATCTACATTGTTTGTCAAGTATCTGTAAAGGATTTCTGCTGTTAAGCGTGGGCGGTTGCCACTCATTACAAAATCATTTTCAATACAAAAGTTTTTGTAATTTTCATCTTTTGCGAAAGTCTGTCTTGCCATTTTCAAAGAATCCCAGATTTCACAGCCAAAAGGAAAGAAGTATCTATATTTTGATTTAGTTAGCCATCTTTGCGTTTTCTGACAACTTTTATAATCAAAACGTGCATTGTGTGCGATAATTGCACCCACTTCAAAATTTTTACAATCATCATGCAACTGTTTTCTAATGTTTCTGAATGTTTTCAATTCTCTAACGCCATTTTTAATATCTTCCCAGTATTGCGGAATTTTATCAGCAAAATAAGCGTTTGCCATCATTTCTTTGTCAAGAAAAACATCAGCCACAACAAAAGACCTTGTTTCAATGACCTCAAAAGATTCATTTAATACAGCATAGCCCACATCATAGCAAAAAGGATCATCAAAGCCGTTTGTAGTTTCAGTATCAAGTACGATGTAATTCATTTTTATTTACCTCTCTTTTCTTTTCTCTCTTAACTTATGTACTTATTATAGCAGATGTTTTCTTGTTTGTCAACAACTTTTTT